TTTTTTTCTTTTTTTTTTTGCCTTTTTCATCCTATAGCCGCCGATGCTGCGATCTGAACTCTTCCAAGTCATTCATTTGTCGTTGTAGTACCAGTCGTGTCTTGACGATACCATAACGGTGTGTTTTCTTGTTGCTCATCCACAGCTTCATGCACTCATCTAAAAGCTGGCCTTCCAATATACCAAGGCCTTTTTCTAGTGCCAGTCTCCTGCAGCACTTCTCCGCCGCAGCCTTCTCCGCCGCAGCCTTCTCCGCCGCAGCCTTATCTTCGAACACCTTCATCTCGATCTCCTTACCGCGCTTTGGTGCCTCGCAGGCCACCCCAATAAATTCGGGAGGCCTGTATACAGGGCTCAAAAGGCGCGACCCAATGCTGATTACATCCCCGAAAAACGGGATCCATTCTATCACCTCCATGTGCGTCACCCCCTCGCGAATACTTATTGTACCTGTTTCGCGTGTGACACGTGGGCCGAGCTCGTTGTAAGCTCTAGGTAATAGAAAAAAAATATAAAAATTTCAAATTATTTGTAATAACTTTAAAAAAATAAATACATATATTAAAGACATTTAGATAAATAAGGATACCATTTATGGCGCACTCTACAGTTGTTTTTTTTAAATTTATGTTGTAAATCACACTTATTTATAGCACAATTAATTGTACCTGGTAATAAATTATCATGATACATTTTTTTATAATTATTAATATAATAGTCATAGTTTTCACTACCTTCAATTAATGAACCTTTAGACTGATTACCACAAAATAATCCCAAAATAAACGCAAAAATTATAATTATTTGATCTTTCATATATATATATTTATATTATAGATATTTATTTATTTTTTTTTATTATATATATTATATAAATAAAATGCCAAGAGCAGCAGAACCAGAGGATCCACCCCTGAAACTTGATGTTAGTTTAGGATCTGAAAGTAATGTACAAGAAGAGGAAAGTGATAACATTATAGAACGAAGCTGGAAGTACATAAGTGACCCTGATAATAGAAAATCTTTATATAAAAAAATTCCATATATAATAAATGGTATAATGGTAGTTTATGTTTTAGGTTCATGTGTATATATGATTAATACTAATCGTGAGTATGATTCTGATAAAGAATTTTTGACCAGAAAAGATCTAACTGAATCAGAACAGAATATGTCTAACGCATCATTGGTTGAGGATATGGACAAAAGAATTAATAATATTAAGATAAATGCAGGTCAAAGATTTAAAACTTTATTTAAACAATTATTCATATGTTCTTTAGTATATTTATTAATATGTAAGATAATCTTTGGTCCGATTCTTACTGGAGAAAAAGATCAATTATTTGCTATTTTGATAATGTTTATACTTGGTGGTACTGGAAAAATGATTGAAGGATATGGATTAAGAGGTTGTCTAAATATTCCAGGAATAAAGACGAATAATCCATCTCAAGTATTAATATTTGATATGTTTTTCACAAATACATTTGCTTATCTTATGGATTTTGTATTTGCATTTGCCATAACTATTATAGGTTTAAAATCATCTGATGAAGACAGGCTCAAAATAATGAATAATAATTTAGAATTATCTTTGGAAAATGTGTGTAGATATTTAGCATATTTGTTTACTGTATTGTCATTTGTTTTGTTAAGTGGTATTATTAGACCAAAGGTTGGTTTAGCATTATATAGAATTATAGGAGTACCGATAGTAGACGCAAAAGACCTACGAAAAGATAAAAATGGTAGTCTCATATTACCGACTGATGTTTCTAAATATATTCAGGATATTAGAAAGGAAGACGAATCAAAAGACAAACCAAAATATGATGAAAACACATCAGATGAAACAATACTTGAAGATAATCCTGTTCTTTCTATGATGGGAGATACTAGTGTAAAATATTCAGATGCACTGAAGGGGATATTTGGTAAAAAGGTGGATGACCCACTATTATATTATAATACTGCATACAAAGGTATGGGTATTATTATGGCAGGTGTTGTAGAACTAATTGTATTTATATGCATATTATTCCCTGCTAGAAAATTTTTGTTATATAATTTTAAAACAAATTCACAAAATACTAACAATGAAGATTACATTGAAGGAAAGTCTATGTTAATTTTTAAAAATGTAATTGTATTCGTTATTCTAGCTACATTATTTTTTCTTGGGAGATATTTAACGTATGGTGAATGGCTCTATGTAGAACGAGAAGATAATGATCAAAAAATAATTATACCTAAATCTAATTCGGATTCGAGTTCATGTGATGGTCCTTGGCCACTAACAATTAACTTTAACTATGTTCTTCTCATAATATCATCGGTTTTATTATGTTTAACATCTATTTACATCTTATGGGGTAGTACTAATATGATGCTGTATGTAGGGATTCTAGTACCATTCATTTTTTCATACGGCTTTGTGGCTTTCATAACTAACTTTCTAATTCCTAAAGAAAATGAATTGGATAATAAAGAACCACATAGTAAAGACTGGAGAAGCAGTTATATGAATATATTTAATCCGGAGAGAGATGAATCGGGTAGAGGATTCAGTTTTGGAATTTCATTTGTAATCGCACTGGCTATGACATTAATGATGTGGTTTGTATCTGGTCGAAGGAGACCCGATGGGTGGGGGCTAACTAAAGATAAACCAGATATTACGGCTAATTGGTCGGTAAAAGGTCCAGAAGCCTTCAGAACAACCGGTATATTGAAACAATCAGAAACGTCAACTGGTGGTTCTGGTGTAAAATCAAGAAAGGGTAAAAAGAGTTCCGCTAAAAAAAGCAAAGGCAAAGCTAAAGGTAAAAAAAAGTAAATAGATATTTAAAAAAATATGTAAATATAGCAAACTAGTTGAGCCCATATAGCATTGTTTCCACAAAACTGAACTCACCATTAACATATACATTTCCAAAAATATCGAATGTACGACCAGTGTCTGCCATAAACATCATTTGAAATATAGACAGGACAATCAGGATAAGTACACACATTGGATGTAGTGGCTCATCTGATTCGTCCATCATATTTTTCTTTACTTAAAAATAATTTAAAAAAATATATTTCAAATTATTTTTATAATATTATAAAAAAACAAAAGTGCGCGACGTGCGCACCCTTGCCGCGGATATGTCCCATCCGCTCGCAGAGGCGCTTTTAGCGCCCCCACTTAGACCCAGACCGGGTTAGCCACGTGGCTCACCCAACTTCGTTACTCCGAGTATCAGTCGGGTTGCCTCAGCCGCCTTCTTCAGCTCCTTTTCCGCAGCCCGGGTCTTTCTCAACCTGCTACGATTTATGCTGTCTTGCGCCTTTGGTGGCATCCTCGCCTGCTTCACCTTGCTAATACCAGTGGTCTTGGCAGTGGTCTTGGGCATCGTCTCTTGCTATCGAGTTGTTGTGTACTTTCTTTTCCTCTGTCGTACTCGTTAGCAGTTGTAAAAGAAAAAAAATATAAAAATTTCAAATTATTTTTAATATCTTCAAAAACAAGATATAATATTAATAAAAAACCCACAGGTTATGTAGGTAAAACTCCGCGACAAGTGCGATCGTTATTTTCGCCCTAAATATAGAGCCATTTATTTTTTTTTTTCTTATCATGAAGTTACATCTACCAATCCTCAACAACATGCGAGGGCAAGGCAGTAGTGACAAATGTCACAATTTCCATTCACTTCATCCTTCCTTTGATACATTGTACGGGTGTTGAAATACTTCATGATCCTCGCCTTTTTTTGTGGCCTATCGTCATAATAACCCCAATGGCAGTAACCATACTGAAGCATCGACATCAGAACACACGTGGGTTCATCGCAAAATTTCGAAGAGGCCTTCTCACTGTCAAGGAGTTTGTATTCTCCCGCACCAATCCTCAGTGTTTCATCCTCAACATCCTGTGTCAGTGTTATGCTGTCTAGATTTGCCCACCCAGCCGCATTCATTTCGTCTTGCCAATCCATCCTTGAACAGAGCTCTTCATCCAGTCTGTATATGTCCTGATCAGTAAGAGTCTTCAGTTTTTTCTGACTATCAGCATCATGCACATCATAGTTTCTCATGATGATGCGTCCTGCCAATTCGCGACCTGAAAGTTCGACTCCCGTGATAGCCTCGATTGTCGGTAACCGACCATCTGGCATTTCCTCCTTATATATCTTGCCCTCCTCCTGGGCCCATCCCTCATTATCATATTTTTGAATGAGGTGAAGTACATCCGCCGCAGCCTGCGCCGCAGCCTTCTCCGCCACAGCCTTCTCCGCCTTAGCCTTCTCCGCCTCAGCCTTCTCCGCCTCAGCCTTCTCCGCCTCAGCCTTCTCCGCCTCAGCCTTCTCCGCCGCAACCTTCTCCGCCTCAGCCATGCACTTATTGTAATAACGTTTGTGCTGCCTACTCTGGCGGTCGTGTAGCCTTCTCTGGCGGTCGTGCTGCCTTCTCTGGCGGTCGATCTGCTTTTTCGTGGATGCCATCGTAGATTTCTCCTGTTGGTCCCACTACTTTCTCCTATGTGCCACCCTCGCGAATACTTCCTTTGTACCTGTTTCGCGTGTGACACGTGGGCCGAGCTCGTTGTAGCTCTGGTAATAGAAAAAAAATATAAATAATTCAAATTATTTGTACAACTTTATAAATCGTATAAAAGTTTATATTATAATGTATTTTATATATATATGTTATGATTGATGATTCACGAAGTATAGAAAAATTTAAAAAAGAAACATTTTGTGGATATAAAAAAACAGATGTTACTAAAGCATTATTTAAGTCAATAGATTCAAAAAAATATGAAGAATCCTGTAATTGGTTAGTAGAATGTATAATATCAGGATATACTATAGATATATGGGAAAAACTATGTATATATTCATCAAAAAGAATACATATAAATAATCATGATTTACCAATTTATATTTATAAAAAAAATAAATTATTTAATAATATTGTTAAAAAATATAACTGTAATAAAAATAAAGAGAATATATTATTGTTAAGAAATAATGAAACAATTAAGAATTTAATGTCATCATTAATATATATACTCATATCATCTGAAAAAGATATAATAGTTAAATCAACAAAATTAAAAAATTCATATTTTAATATATCAATAATACAAAAAAAATTAAAATCAACTCATACATTATTACCAGATAATTTTATTCATATGAATGAACCAGATGAACTTAGAATGATAATGAATGAAATATATTTTCATCTTCAAAATTTTAAATATGGTTATGATCAAGTTATCTTTTGGATAGATTGGTTACTTAAATGGGAAAAACTTAACAAGAATATGCCATGGAATATTGATGAAAGAAATGAACTAGTAGATAAAAAATATAGATCAGATATTATATGGATTATTTGGGATATAGTTCATATACAAAAGAATAAAAAAAGTAAATCAATTATAAATAATATAAATTCATTGTATCATATGTACATATTCAATTATAGTAAAAATAAAAAATCAATTAGATTACCATATCTATATAATGCTGTAGCTTTATTAACATATGAATGCAAATCAACCATATTAGTTAAAGATATGTTGGGGTATATACAAATTCAAATAAATATTTATCAAATATTTAAACTAAAAAACATACATTCAATAGTGGATAAGAATAATGTTGTGAATAAAATAAAAGAAGATATTCAGAATAAGGAGAAAGAAAAAAGTAAAAAAAAGAAAAAAGAAGATCCAAAATTAGAAAAGATCAATAATCAATTAGATATTTTTAATGAATTAAATTCAAAAATATTCGATATTTAAAATAATTTATAATTATATAATGGAAGATAAAAAAAAAAAATCAAAAAAATATAAAATAAATAGAAATAAAATTAAAACTAAAAAAAAAATGAATCAAGATAAATATAAAAAATTTATAAAAAACCCAATTAAATTTTCTGATTTACTTAAATTATAATAGATTTAGTAGACCTATTGATTCTCTATAAATAATTAAAATTATTCTTTTTTAACATGAACAATATCTTCATCTAAATATTTTGCTCCCCAATAACTAGCCGATAACATATTTGATAATGGTTCAGCCTCTGGCTCTACCACAGGCTCTGGCTCAGGCTCTGGTTCTATCTCTGGCTCTACCACAGGCTCTGGCTCAGGCTCTACCGCAGGCTCTGGCTCAGGCTCTACCACAGGCTCTGGCTCAGGCTCTACCGCAGGCTCTACCTCAGGCTCTACCTCAGGCTCTGGATCACAATCACAATCAATATCAATATTTAAATTTTCACATTTAGCATAAATGAATGATGTATTATATAATTTCAGAGGATTTACTAAATAGTTATATTCATTAATGAATGAGTATATAGGATATGTAATAATAGAAAATGCTTTATTAAAACAAGAATAACTTGATTTATATATATCAATTAATTCTTCCATATTATTTAGTATATTTAATAAATCATCATTTTCATATAATGAATTATTTACATATACATTATATATATTATCTATGGATGAATTAATTTTAAATTCTAATTTTCTTTTTAATTTATTATCATAAATAGACATGTTATTTAAATAAATCATCGATTCGTTAAATGTATAGTAAATTATTTTATTTAAATCATCATCATTACATGAGTTGAGTTTATATTTATCATTATTATATAATTCAAACTTATTAAAATATAAATTGGAAAAATCTTTTAAATTTTCTAAAATATTAAGATTTTTATAAAAAATATGTTCATTCATTTGGTCTCTAATCATTGATATATATATAATTATAATTATATATTTAAATAAAAATATTATTATTAATTTGAGAATTTATCTAATCATACCCACAGTTTCCTTCACATTGATCTCTACTATCGAAAAAACCACCATCAACATATTTACAACCACCTGTTCCATCTTTCTTACACTCCCATCCCTTTACTGGGGGCGTAGGAGCGGGAATGATAGGACGAGTGACAATAGCGGGGATTAATTTTTCTAAATCCATTAGACCAGTTTTAACATAACTATCTAATGACATCTTAACGACAAATAATAATGATAAGAATATTGCAGTATTCATTAAATGGGGAAAGATATATAGTCTTCCTACAATTGGTATAGATTTAAAAATTTTTTCAGAGGCAGATCTAAAACTTTTATGAGATAAAATAAAATACAAAACACCAGTATATATCATAAATCTTAAATCTCGATGATTAATTATATCTATAAGTGTGCGATCTGTAACACCTATAACATCATTAGAAAGAATTCGCGGGTCATGAACGACCTTCTTAGTATAATCTACAACATTCTCTCCGACATTATAAACATCACTACCAGTTTTTTTTATACTTCTACCCATTTTTTTGAAATCCGATCCAATCATCGATGGGTGTAATACACGTTCTTTAGTAAAATCAAATGCATCTTCACTAGCTCGTTTTATATCTCTTCCAAGATCTTTTCCAAAATTTTCAGCTTTATCAATAAATCCCGACATTTGTTATATTAATACAAATAAAAAAAAATATTATAAATATAAATTAATGTTACCGGATATATTTAATACAGGCTTAAATTCTAATATTTGGGGTCCAGGTGCTTGGATATTTTTACATTCCATAAGTTTAACTTATCCAAATAATCCAACAGAAAACGACAAAAAAATGTATAAAATATTTTTTGATTCATTGGGATATTTATTACCATGTAACGAATGTTCAAATCATTATAATGATTATTTATTAAAAAATCCTTTAACTTATGAAGTTTTACATAATAAAGAAACATTAACATACTGGTTATATAATCTTCATAATAATGTTAATCATTTATTGAATAAAGAAAAAATAGAATTTAATACATTTATAGAAAATTATAAAGATATGTATTTAAAAAAAAATATATATGATCAATATATAAATATAATATTATTAGGATTGATATTAATAATAATTGGAATATTTATTTACAAATATAAGTGTTAATAGAAAGTATATTTATATTTCTTTTTTCCATTAACAATATTCATTTCTCTATATCCAATCTTATTACCTTTCTTATTATTATCCATAATTGAATATATGTATTGTGGTGATTCATTTTTTACAATAAAGTAAGAATTTTTTTTATGTTTTACTTTTATCCACACTTCATCATCATCATCTGATAAATCTTGTTTAGAATTATTAGATATTTCTTTATTATCATTATCGATTACTGTTTCAGAAATGATATTATTACTTACAGTTACTATAGATAATTTATTTTTATCATTAATAATATCATTTAAATCTTCATCAGATTTATCATCAGATTTATCATCATATTTATCATCAGATTTATCATTTAAATCTTCATTTGTATCATCATGTTTATCATCAGATTTATCATCAGATTTATCATCAGATTTATCATTTAAATCTTCATTTGTATCATCATGTTTAAGTGAATCAGTTGCTAGTTTATCGGCCATTCTATTCCCAATTGATAATTCATCTGTATTATTTGTATGAGCTTTAACATATTCCAGTGTAACATTTTTATATTTTTTAAATAATTCATATGCTGTTTTAATGTATATCAACTTATCTTCGCCCATATCAGACTTCCATTCTAAATTATTATATTTTTCACCACTAGAAGAACACCACCGAATTGATACCATTGAGTCAGTATATATAGTTATTTTTTTATTTGAATCAATTAAACTTTTACAAATATCAAAAACTTTAATAATGGCTCTTAATTCAGCTATATTATTCGTTTGACTACCATCAATTCTTTCTGAAACATTTCTAATATCATTTTCACCAAAATATACTCCAATACCAGCCATAGCATTTTCATTTCCATTATTAGAACATGCTCCATCAGTAAAAATTTTAATAGAATCATCATATTTAACTTTATCCAAATATTTTGATAATTTATTTTGGAGTTGTTCAATAACTCTATCTTTTTCTTCTAATTGATTGGCTTGATTTACAAGTATAGAATGTTTATTTTCTGATTCTTTTTCATTTAATAATAATTCTATTTTATCATTTAATCCATTAATAATATTTTCATATTCAACTTTATCGCGATTTAATTTAGAAATAATAGAATCTTTTTCATCAAGACTATTATTTAAATTATGTAGTACAATATTATTTTGATCTTGAATATTTCCTAAATCTTTTTTTGCTTTATTATATTGAATATCTAATTCGACATATGAGGTTACAATATTATTTAAGTTATTAACAATAGTATCTTTATTATTAATAATATCCATATTATATTTATTAATTTTATATATGTATAGTTTTATATTATTTCAAATTTTAAATGTAATAATTATTAAATATGTATAATAAAGATTCATGTTCACCAATATCAAAAAAACATTCTGATAACATATACTCGTGCTTAAATATAAAATTAATAAATAAATTAGCTAAAATATTAAATATAAAAAAAAATAAAAATATCAAAATACTATATGATAATATAAGTAAAAAAATAAAAAATATTACGAATTGTAAACAAGAAGCATGTTGGATAACTATTAATAATATTATTAGAAATTTAAGTAAAAAAGAGTTAGAAGAATTTAAAGATATGTTTAAACCAATGATGCCAAAATCCTGGTATAAAAATAAAAATGAATGGTTGAATACATTAGATATAGAAAATGTATTAAATCAATATCAAAAAACAGACAACAAATTATATTTTTACGGAGCCATGCCGTCTGATTATTATAATAAGAATGTATGTAATATATATAAATTATGTAAAATTAATATAGATGAATTAATTAGAAATGGAATAGAAAAAATAGCAATTGTATTTAATACAGATGAAAGTGATAAACCCGGAAAACATTGGGTTTCTATATATATCGATTTAAAAGGAAGAAATAGTGGTTATCCATCTATATATTATTTTGATTCAGTTGGAGATAAACCCAATAAAAATATTAATATGTTTATTTCTAAGGTAAGAAAACAAAAGAAGATGAATTATTATTATAATGATATGAAACACCAAATAAAAAACACAGAATGTGGAATATACTCATTACATTTTATAGTATATATGATTAATAATGGTAATTTTATGAAATATATAAAAAATATAAAAAATGATGATTATATTCAAAAATTTAGAAACTTTTTTTATAATAAATTATAATAATAATATTACTATTAATATATATGTATAAAATTCCTAAAGATAAGATACCCCGTCCTCCAGAAAAACCATTTGTTCAAAAAATGCCTGTACCACAAATCCCAAACGATAGAATAATTAATTCTAATAATGATTATGATTATGAGAGTATAATACTAATCATATTAATTATATTATCATCAGCATACTGTGTTTATACATTTATTAATAAGGATAATTATATAAATAATTTAAATACTGAATTAGAAAATGTTAAAAGATCAAAAGATAATAAAATAAATGATTTAAGATGTAATTGTCCATCTATACCGGAATGTCCTAAATGTCCAGACCCACCCCAATGCCCAACTACAATATGCCCAACCTGCCCAAGTTCGCATGAAATAGTAGAAAGTTTATTTCCAGGTAGATCTTTATTACCATCAGATTTTTATAATTTTGGTAATCAAGGAAATAAAGAAATGGAAATACTAGACACGGATAATGATAAATATAAAAATTATATTGTTTCTCAATCACTTGATGTAGAAAAAAATTATAAAGAAGTAATTGATAATATAAAAAATGTATTGGGAGATAAAATATTATTGGATCAAAAAGTATCAGAATAACTAAATACTATTATATTTTGTAAATTAATATTTATAAATTCATTTTCATCGCTATTAATTATTTTTTTATTAAATGATATAATATTATTATTAATACTTTTAACAATATATTTATTATTTTTATTAGATATTAAAATATCTCCAACGAATGTGTCATCAATATTATTTGAAGTATATTCATTTATTTCTGTATCATCATTTTTTTCAGTATCTATTTTAATAATATCACTATATTCATCATTACCCATAACACTCATTATTGATACATTAATTTTATCCCCATTCTTAAATACATCACTATTTTCAGGAATAAAAGTACCATAATCATGATTTTTCACTTTATTTATAGAATGGCAATAACATAATGTATTAACTCCTAATTCTGGTATTAATAATTTAATTGTATTATTAACAAAAATATCATTGTTCTCTATAGGTAATATTATTTTTTTAATTTTTTTAATATTATATTTATTTTCAATTACATATGAAAATCTATTACCACTTATTTTTTTGTTAGATGAAATATAACCATCATTTAATATAATTTTTTTAGAATCTTCATTTTTATAATTTACCATATTTTCATCTTCACTTTTTAGTTGAGTAACACTGTAATAATTACATATATTTTCAAATAATTCTTTATTTAAATCTAATAAATTGTCAACTTTAGTATTATCAAATGTTTTTATAAATATCTCATCAAATACATTATTATTTAATTTATATTCTGTTATATTATATAGTAATTTATACATATGTTCATTATTTTTTTTTGAAAAATATAAATCATACAAAGACATTTATATATTTAAATTAAAATATTTATAATATCTTAACATGTTTATGATTTCATAACTTTTAGTTTGTAACTTGTTACAATTTCTCTATTATTAACAATTTCATTTATTGCGCTATCTAATATTATTTCATCATTTATATATTTTGATAAATTAGTTCTAATATTAGTTTTATTGAATCCTTTTTTTGTATTTCTTTCTGCGCACTTAATTTTGCCGTTATTAGTATTAAGATCCGTTATATTATTTTTTGTCATAAATTCAGTTATTACAGGTTCTAATTCTTTATTTCTTTTTTTTTTTAAATCTCTAATTCTTTTTTCATGTTCTTTAATGATATTATCTAATTCTAGCCATTCTTTTACGTTTTTTTTAAATGTATCTAGATCATCTTTATTGAATTCATTCACGGTATTCATAAACATTTTTATATTATAATGTTTATATTATTTATTTAAAAATTTGAAAATAGATTAAATATAATATATTTATAAATTCAATGAGTGATTATTATAATAATATTAAAGAGTATATTGATACAAATTTAATTGATACTATTAGTTTATATATAGATGATATAAACTATTTAAATGTTGTAAAGAATCAGACATATAATAATATTATAGATATTTATAAAAACATACATAATTCTAATAATTATTTGGTAAATAAGTCACATGAATATTGTATTAAAAGTAATGTTGATAAATATTTTGATTCTATAATAGTTAAAATTAAAAATTATAATAATAGAACAAATAAATTAAAAAATTTATTAGAATTAAAATTACCAGAACAAAGATCTCAAGAATGGTATGCTATTAGAAAAACAGTAATTACTGCTAGTAGTCTAGCATCTGTATTAGGTGAGTGTCATTACAAATCTAGAGATGAATTATTATTAGAAAAAATAGAAGATATACAAAAACCACTAGAATTCAATCCTATAACTGAATGGGGTGTAAAATATGAAGAAATTGCTACAAAATTTTATGAATCTATGAATAATATTAAAGTTAAAGAATTTGGAATGATTCCTCATCCAAAGTTTCCAATATTTGGAGCATCTCCAGATGGAATATGTGATTTTGGTTCAATTGATTTGACAGGTAGAATGCTAGAAATTAAATGTCCACCAAAAAGAAAATTTACAAAAACTGTTCCAAAACATTATTGGATTCAGATGCAGGGACAACTTGAGTGCTGTGATCTAGATGAATGTGATTTTCTTCAAGTTAAAATAAATGAATATGATACTTATGAAGATTATTGTAATGATACAAATGAATTACCCGGACAAACGGAAAATAATTTTCCAAAAGGAATTACAGTAACTTATAAAGAATTATTTACAGATAAGTTAAGTTATATATATCCAGATTTATATATGTCAAATAATGATTATTGTAATTGGCTTGAAGAAAAGAAAGAATGGATCGAAAATAATAATTTAATATTTGTTGAAGCTAAGTGGTGGTATATTGAACGGTATGAATGTACGTTAGTTACTAGAGATAGTCAGTGGTGGAATGAAGCTATGTGTAAATTAATTGATTTTTGGAAAGATATTGATTATTATAAAGAAAATGGATATGATGATTTAATACAAAAATGTGAACAAAAAAAGTATAAGCATAAAAAAGTTACTTTAATTAAACCATCAGATAATAGTAATTGTATGATTTAAAATAAAGAATTACTAATAATTTGAAATTTGTTGTTTGTTTTTTTGTACACAACAAAATAGCAATCGTTAAGTGAAGTAGCATTCAGAAGTTTTAACGCGATGAACCCATGTGCGGTGGTATTTGTACCACACAAGTTGAATCCTTGTGCGGTGGAGTTTCGTCCACAAGCACAAGAGATGGAGGTGATTATCCCGAATCGCATCGATTGGAAGCGATTTAACACTCCCAATCTCATCGATTGGAAGAGGTTTAACACACCCGCCCGTGCGATGACCGTGATATACAACGCGATTGTAAACGGACCCGAATACAGCCACTTGAATAGAACTACTATTATTCCATTTGAGAACGGCTCAAATCGGATTCGTTCGTCCATTCGAGACTGTGATGCAGTGCGTTCAAAGAAGATGATTGGGCGGGTTTATTGGGTCCGTAACTTTACGGTAGGTCTGAGTAAGCACCATACCAAGTGCGGAGAGTACGAGATTGTGTACAAGAGTGTGATGCGGTACCGAGTGAAGCAGCTCGGCAACTACATCTACAAGAACAAGATCATTACGATCAAGAACGAGTTCGAGAACATTCGCGAAGTGTTGGAGGATATCCGACGTCACGTTGTTACGCCAACGAGCTATATGAAGGAGCGGAAGGCGATATACGTGAAGAATGTGATTCGTGTTCAGTCCATTTACAGGGGAGAACTTGTTCGCAGGAAGAACAAGCGGCGGGTTCACAACCGGAGTATGTTTAGGCGCGCGGTTTGCGCTATTGGGATTATTAAGTGGTGGTATACTGTCAAGAAGACTAGGCCATCCATTCCCGAATGTCCAATCTGCTTGGCTGATGCTTGTCCTGAGGGAGAGCGTGATGTCATCAAGACGCCATGTGGTCATGTATTTTGCACGGAATGCTTACAAAGCCATGTGATGAACACAATTGGGAATCGAGGATGTCCCATGTGTCGTGCGGAGTTGACTTGGGAAACGATTCTTGGAGAGGAAGTTAATCCAAGGGAAGAATATTTGGGTATATCACAGACGGTTCAGGGTCATTCGATAGTTACTGTACATACAGTATCATGGACCCCGCGCCCAAATCATAGGCAAGTAGTGATTCGATTCCGCAATTGTAGTGATTACAGGTTGTGTATTCATTACATTTGGAATGGCCGATCTAGCGATGAATGCTATGGCATAAGTCCGGAAATGGTTAGTCGTGGAATAATTACTTACGAGGATACGATCTTTGTAATTACCTACTTGAATTCTAATCAGAATACGACTAGGAGGTGGCGAATTTGTACCAGCGACGGATATGATCAAATTTTGTATATTTACTAAACAAAAAAAGTAAAAAAAACAAAAAAAAAGAGGAACAATTATACAAGACAAAACGTAAAAAAAAGTTTCTTTTTTAATTATTATATGTAATTTGAAATTTTAATAATTTTTTTCTTTTGTCGGCGACTGTTTGTGAACGGTGCTATTCGGGTTTGACAGCCATGGGTGGTAGGGATCATCAGCACGACAAAACATCGAAACTGCGTCACGAGTGTTCTGGAAAGGCATTTGTGGTCGAACTCTGCGATGTTATGGGTTATAAAGTTAAAAGCTTTAGTATAGGTCTATGTATACGCTACCCCAAGAGGCAATCCCTCTAAAGTCATTTACTCAAAAGGTACTTGATAGGTGTAAAATAGCAATCCGAAAGGCATGGTTTAACGAGCCGAAATGCGCCACCGCGAGGTGGAGGTCACAAATCCGTTCCAAAACAAGAAACAACAGTAGTTGAGCGTTTCAAGTGGGAACGCTGCAGGTGCGGGAGGAATTGTCCTGCTTCGAAGGATATTGGCTGTCGTCGTATTCGGGTTTATTCGAATATAGTAAAGGTTACAGTCACGGAGAGTCGAAGAAGACAAAAGTACAAGCGACTTAAGCAAGTACTACAAGGTGAATTGAACAACCTTGTAGATGAGTTGTTTGCCCTTAAAGTTGAGAAAGCATTAGGCAAGATCACTGAAGAGGGTAAGTTGCGCATCATGATACTGGAGTTCAGAACAGAGTCTTTGAAAAAAGAACTTCGAGCAATCGAACGAAAACTGGATTGAATGGTATCATTATAAACAAAAAAATTTTTTATCTAAAGAATTAGATATATATATATATATTATAATGGGTATACCTGTATACTTTAAAACAATAATAGAAAATAACAAACAATGTATAAATAAACCACAAATAGTAGATAATTTATTATTTGATTTAAATTGTTTAATACATCCATGTTGTGCTAATGAAACAGATGAAGAAGTCATGTTAAATAATATATATGAAAAAATAAATGATATAATAGATTTAGTTAAACCAAAAAAAATATATATAGCGATAGATGGTCCATGTCCTATGCCGAAAATAAAACAACAGAGACAAAGAAGATTTCAATCAGTTAAACAAAATAAAAAATGGGATACAAATGCTATAACACCTGGAACAAAATTTATGAATAAATTAGATAAATTTATAACTAAACATTTTACAAAAAATAATATAGAGTTGAATTTATCAACTATACCCGGTGAAGGTGAACAAAAAATATTTCATCATATAAAAAATAATTCACTTAATAATAATGTAATATATGGATTAGACGCAGATTTAATTATGTTATCATTAATAAATAAATATAAGATATCTTTATTAAGAGAAAGAACAGAATATAATATTGAATGTGTAGAAGATGAATATATATATTTAGATATAGGTATTCTTAAAAAATCAATTAAGATATCTCCTGAAGATTATGTATTTATTTGTTTTTTTATTGGTAATGATTTTATAAAAAATACACCATCTATTAATATAAGATATAATGGATTAGATATACTTTTAGAAGCATATAATAAATTAAAAAATAAATATGGAAATATGTTTTATATAATAAATAGATATGAGAAGAATTATATTAATTTAAGATACTTTAAAGAATTTATAAATGAACTATGTATCAAAGAGGATGAAAGATTAGAAAAGATTATGAAAATAAGAGATGTACAACAAAAAAAGATATTAAACTATGTGTTAACATATTCTGAGAAAGAATTAAATGAGCCAATTATTAATAGGGATATAGAAATAGAGATATTTAAGAATATATCTAATTGGAAAAATAAATACTATAGTTATTTTGAAATTAATAATGAAAAAATGATAAATAATATGTGTAAAAATTACTTAGAGTCATATATTTGGACAGCTAATTATTATTTTAATGATTGTATTAATTGGACATGGTCATATAATTATCCTGTTGGTCCTAGTCTTATAGATCTATATAATTATATGGAAAAAATCAATGATTTAGAAATAGAAAAAAATATTGAAAAAATTACACCATATAAACAATTACAATTAGTACTACCAGAATCTAGTTTTCATTTAACTAAAAGAAAAATTAAAAAATTAAAAAAATTAAATTATCCGGATGAATTTAATAAATGTCATATATTGAAAAGGTATAATTGGGAATCTTATATATTGAATATTTAAATAATATAATAAATTTGATATTATTGAAATTATAATTAATTATAATAATGGATAAATTAACAAAAATAATTAATATTCAAAATAAAAATTTATTAAATATGATAGCAGAAGATAAATTTGATAATGAAAATGATAAAAAAACTTTTATTGAAAAATATCATAAATATAATTATCATGTTTTGAAAGTTTCTAGAAATGATGATATATTAAAATATTCATATAATAGAATTATAAATATTCAAAATACGTTTAATTTATAATATTAAAATATAATTTAGGTTGTGTATACAACCATAATCGTATAAAAAAATGTTAAATAATATATAATATGTTTATATTTAGTTATAAATTAATATCTAAATAGTAATAAATATTTCCATTATATATATCTAAATAAAGAACATATTTATTTTTTTTATAAGTTAAATATATGAACTATCAACATATTGTTTATTGTATAGTAATAATACTCTTATTACTATATTTATTATGTAGAAACAGATCTAGGGAAAATAAAAAAGAAAATACTTATATATATAATCCATTTGTGATAACTAAAAATCAGACAAGAAAAATAACAGAGGTGATGAATAAAAAAATGGAAGAGAATATGGATGATAATGAATGGATTAGCGATGATATACAATTAAAAAAATGTTATAATTTATGTCAGGCAAATTATATTGATGATTATATAGAATGTATTAATAATTGTAAACAATATAATACATTTAATATTAGAAACAAATATATTATTTAAAAATGTTATAAATATCGTATATAGCCAGTATCATTAAAATTAAATATTCTATATTTGGACATTTATTATTATTAGTCTTCCAATGAATCAATGTAATAATTAAAAATAAAATCTCACCTATTATTGAATTACAATTTGATGTTGATATATCTATAAAATATTGTAAAAGTAAAAATAATATTAAATATTTCTTTTATAAATAATACAATTATTTTATTTAGTTAATGAATCAGTCGATATAACATAGTTATCTTTATTATCATCTTCTATTATAGCATTATTTTTGTTTATATCTATAACATTACCACTAATTTTAATGTTTGATTTATTCAACCAAGATACTCTATCTCCAATATTAATAACATCATTCCTTGTCATATTTTCATATTCACTATCAGATATTATTTCTAAATTATCTTTTTTTAATACATATTGTTTGTCATTTGAGTTTACAACAAATTTATTTTTTATTATATGTTCTACAATACCATACATTGTTTTATTATTTTTAGTCCATTTTACTTTTAATTTTATAGCACTAGTTCGTTTTGATTTATTTGTATTATTCTTATTAATAATTGGTTTATCTACTATTAATATATCAGAAATATTATTTATAATATCAAGAATTTCTCTATATAAAACATTAATTTCTTTCATATTTTTAACATAAGATTTGGGATCACTTGTATCTAATTCAGAATATAATCTTTTTCTTTTACGAATAATATCATTATATAATTCATTTTTATCTATTATATTATTGTTTTTATCATAAAGTTTATTTATTTTATTAATATAATCAATCTCATCAGAATTATCTTCAATTGGAACATCAATATAGTTAGATAAAACAGTATAATTTATTTTTTCATTAATTAATTTTTTCATAACATTTACATCATTTATATTTACATATTCTGGAATATCAATATCTAATTGAATTCCACAAAGTTTTGAATCATTTTCACCACAACTGAATATAATTTTATTATTTGATTCTGTAAAAATTTTATCATTTTTACAAGATTTACATTTTTTATTTGAATGTTTTTCATTAAAATAATTATATATTGACTGAAGATATTCTTGATTCATATATTATATTATATATAATTTTCACTAGATAATAAACAACATGAGTAAAAAATAAAAGAAAATACAATTATAACTAACCAGAATGGATAAATAGTTTCTTTTTTAGTTAACCCAAATTTTTTAAAATTGTAATTATCATCAAACATAATATTAGATTTCGTACAATATATTGTATATGAAATAAATATACAAAACATAATTGTTTTTAATATCCTATCATTTAATCGCATTGTATATATTAATATAACTATATTAAAAAAAAAATAAAAAATCTAAAATTAAAAAATATAAATTACTTAATACCCCACTCATTTAATTTATATCCTAATGAAACTTTAGGATTATCTATAATAGATGATCTAATACCATCTTCGGTAAATGTGTAAATTTTATTATTATAATTATATTTATTTATAATTTTAGTACATCTGTGGCAACAATATGCGGGCTTTACTTCTCCTTGTGAATTGAATCTCCATATATATATTTTATAATTATTTCTCTTATCATTAATTCTACAGTAATTGACAGCAATTTCTTCTACATGAATTGATCTCTGACAATGATTTCTTCCACATGGTCTACTAGAACCATACTTAAGTATTAATTTTTTCTTTGGGTTGTAAAACGCAATACTGAACCCCCACTTTAGCGGTATGATAATCAAACAACCTGTCCAAGTTTGGATTATTCAAGTACTTCAATGGGATACACATTATATTTAAAATAGTTAAAAAAATTTAATTTCAAATTAAAATTAATATAGATATTATGTGGTTTATATAATGTTAATTGTTTTTATACAACTTGTTCTTCAAGATAAGGATCATCATATAAAGATCTGGGGGATTGTGATAATTCTTTTTTTTTATAATAAGATTGATAAGCAATATATGAACCTAAACAAACTAAACAAAATAGAATAAAACCAATTATATAAGATGTATTATCCTCTGTTTTAGTAGATGGGACAGTTGTATCATCTGGTTTAGTAGGTGGGACAGTTGTATTGGATGGAACAGTTGTGATATTGGTTTGTTTTGGACTTGGAGTTAGATTAGTGCTATTGGAGGATGAAAGAAACGATGCATTTCCCGCATTATTATTTAAATCTGTTATTTTTTGATTACAATCAATACTTGTATTAGCATTAATAGTACCATCACCAAATTGTGATATTCGTTGAGAACATATTTGTATATATTGATCGTTATCTTTTTTAGCGCAATCATCATAGTTTTTTATAGTCGCATTACTACATGGAGAAACAAGAGATTGACATATTTCATGATTACTTCTTTTTTTAACATCATTATCTTTAAAAGCATTTATACATTTTCCTATATTTACATCGTCAACACCATATGATTTACAAATGAATGAATAATAATCATCATACATTATCTTATAATAATCTGAATTATCATAAGCACAGGAACATAAATTTGAATATTGACGATTATAACCTTTAGTTGTAAAAAAATCCAGTGTGTATTTTTCAATTGAAGAAATATCATCATTGTCGCATTTATAAGAATTAAAATTATCTTTAGTACATCCTGTATATTCTAAACATTCATTAACTAGTGAAGCACTAACTACTCTTTTACTCATAGTACAAGAACCATTATCATATCTACATTTTACATATTTAGTAAAAGAAGGATAATATGGTATATTTTTAGATGGATCAACATTTAAATCACTAAACTTATCTGTTGTCCATTCTAAATATTTATTTTCACAATCTGATGAGTTAGTTTCAATTTCATTATTATTTATAGAACCATCTGAATTTATTTTATACATACATAAGTCAGAACCATTTTCTACATCTGAACCATTGAAATTTATTTCATTCATCTCATTTATATTACATAAAGATGCTGATAATGAATTATTTTTCCAATATCTATATGGTTGTGTAGAACACATTTCTTCTAAATTATGTTCTACATTATTTAAATTATGTTTTACAAAATAATCTAGTTTATAATTACTGTCACTATATATTTTATCTATATTTTTTAAATTATCACTACTATGACTACTAACATGATAATTTTTATTATTTCCATCGGATGATAGTTGTTCATTTGTACTATGAAGAGCATAAAATACACTATTAAATTTTATAGGATAACCCCAATTTTTAGCTAAATTATAATTTTCTATATAATCACTTAAGTATCTATCATATCCATAGTTGTTTTCTCCAGTTAATAGATTACTATGATCTGACTTATATGATGTTATATAAGCATCATTAAATAAAGATGAACAATTAGTACCATATTCATAATTATTATTTGTAAATTCTAATGAATAATTACCAGATAAATTTTCACATCCATCCTGCTTATTACTATTTAAACAACAATCAAAAAATGAGGCAGGCATTACCTATATATATTATATGATAATAAAATAATAATGACCGACATAATTAATTGTTCATCAGTTAATTTAAAACTATTCATACAATTTAAAATTTTACCACCACCAGCGAGTCCAGGCGTACCCCGCGTACCGTACGCTGGATTCTCATCCGATTCTACCACTTGTGTATTTCCAGATCGTCGTCTAAAAAAGAAAATTACTGCAACAACTATACAAATAATAATAGCTACCACCCCATAAATCCATGTTCGACCTGTATCTACAACATTATTAGCAACACTTCCTATAGTATTTACTGTATTATCTACTGTATCACCTACTCTATCTACAATGGCATTTGTATCAACATTATGATGTTCTACATCTGCTTTATTATCAGTGTCGGTTGTTACTCCTATTGAATTAATTGATTCCATCGCTGCTTTACTTCCAGCAGATGTCATTAATCTAATATTTTGATTAGATACAGTATTTAGATTAATTTTAGCTGGTGGTGCGCATGAATCATTTATTTTATGTAATACACCAATACTATCCGTTTTTAGTTCTACCTTTTGTTCATTATCAATACTGGTATCCATTAAAATTTTATTAATTATTGATGCATTCTGTTCATTTATATTTTGTCCTTCTAAGTCAATATTAGACATTTGCTGTAAATTTTTAATACCTTCAGAATTACCGAATGTACTTTGATCTAAAAATTGTGTTGAATTACTTACAACGGAAGCAATATTAGTATTATCAGATGCTGCTGCCTCCGGACTATACTCAGTTAAATCGGTCATCTGAACTTTTTGTGATGAATCTATATTAGCAGTAATATTAACATCATCACAAAAAGCTGGTGTTCTACATTCATTATATTTTCCCCCAGCTACTCCTATTTGTGCCGCAACAGGTGCCCATATTTTATCTGATTCTATATATCTATCTGAATTTTTAAATTCACTATCATCGGGACAACTAATTGTAATATCTTGTACATTTTTTTCCTTTATAGTTAAATCTCTATCATTATTTACAAAAAAAGAATTAGAGGTTCTATTAACATGTTTATCTAATACTTTTGATAAAGGTGTTTCACATGCTTTATCGCAACCAGTTCTTGATTGATCACTTCCCATTAATAATATATATATATATATATTATTGAATATTTTTATTTAGAATATTTTTAATTATAATAGAATTTCTATTTATTATACTATAAAATTCATTTACAAATGCTATATACTCATTGTCCATATTATTTTTATAATACGCAAACTTATTATTGTTTTTATTTTTATTATTTTTATTACCACCCGTTAATCTAACTTGTAATTTTTTCTGAAGTCTTTTATTAAACACATCTTTATATTTTTTTATAGGTTCAATCTCTTCATCAAATTTATTGAATGTATATAAATCATTTATTTTTAGTAATTCTACTTTATCAATTATTAGATAACAAAGAGTATAACTACATATTAAATGTAATAATTCATATCCAATTATATTTCCAATTCTAAAATTATTTAAAACCTCTGTTAATTTATTTGCTCTTTTAATCATCATTAATTTAACTGATTTACATGTATCATTTAAAAAATTATCAACATTACCCCGTTTAACAATAGTGTCTAATAATACAACATTATTGTTATATATACATTTTATATTATTATATTCTCCATCATCTTTAATAAGATAATTATTATTACTTTTATTATCAGTGTATGATAGATTATATTTATCATCGGCATACTTTTTCCCAAGATATGTTGTATATATTAAATAATCCATATCTTTTTGATTCTTTTCACTATATTGAATATCAATTTTTATTTTATTATTTTCATAATATAGATTTGGTGTAAAAAAACTTATATTTTTTCTATTATTTTGAAATAATTGAATACAATATTCTGATATAATTATATTATTATTATATATATTTTCTTTAACAACCACCTTATTACTATATAGATTATTAATTGGAATATACCAGTCATCATTTATTATACCGGTATATAATAGCATATCTGTTAAATTAAGTAAGTTATTACATTTAATATCTAAAAAAGATTTTTTAAAATTATTAAGTTCATTATCAGAATAGTAACTATTGTTAATTTTAATGGGGCCATTATTCAAAGTAGTTGGAATAGTCAATGTAGCATAACAGACACACTTATTTTTATTATTACCATCACTTGTTTTTATATATTTATATGATGGTGATATATCATATAAAAATTTTTCAATTGGTGGATATGAAAATAATAATTCTTTATCTTCAATAATCAATAAATAATTATTATCACAATTATTAAACTTTAAATCAATGCGTTTTCTATCAGATATTAAATCTAATAATTCATCTTGTTTTCTATCATCTTGTTTTTTATCATCTTGTTTTATATCATCTTGTTTTATATTATCTTGTTTTATATTATCTTGTTTTCTATCATCTTGTTTTCTATTATCTTGTTTTATATTATCTTGTTTTATATTATCTTGTTTTTTATCATCTTGTTTTATATCATCTTGTTTTATATTATCTTGTTTTATATTATCTTGTTTTATATTATCTTGTTTTATATTATCTTGTTTTTTATCACCTTGTTTTCTATCACCTTTATTTATTGCGAAGAGTTTATCATAATTATCAATATCTTTTTTTATAATTTCAATAAAATCATTAATTATTTTATAATTATTAACCTGTGTATTTAGATCGAATAACATAATTACTATATACAATATACAAGAAAATTAAAAATATATTGACACTTAAAATATAGTATATATAAATATATATAAATATGGAAAAACAACACATATTATTAGAATATGATCATTACGTAAAAAAATATAAAAAAAAATATGGTGATAATACTGTAATATTAATGCAATTAGGATCTTTTTATGAACTATGTTATGTTGATGATAAGATATCTTATGGTGAACCGAATATACATTATTTGTGTAATACAGTTCTTAATATGGCAGTTGCTAAGAAAAAATACAAAGATAAAGATAATTACAAAGATTATTATCAGGGAGGATTTCCTATAATATCATATGATAAATATGTACCATTATTATTAAATAAGAATTATACGATAGTATTTGTAGATCAAATAACAGAAAAACCATTTATAAAGAGAGAAGTAACAAATATACTATCACCTGGTACGAATATTAAACATCAAGAGGATTCTAATTACATGTTATCTATATATATTGAAAAATATACAAGATGTAATAAGGAATTTCACATAGTTGGAGTATCATCAATAGATATATCAACGGGTGAGAATTATATACATTATATACATAATAATGAGGAAAAATACTGGATGGATGAAATAACAAGACTAATTCATTTTTATAATCCTAGTGAATTAATTTTTCACACAGAAAATTATAATTTAACAGATGAAATAGTAATGAATCAATGGGATATATCAGATATTACAATTAGAATAAATCATTATGATGACAATATATATAAATCAATATCATATCAAAATGAATTATTAGATAAAATATTTAAATTAAACATAATGATAGAACCAATTGATTATTTTGATTTATCATATAAGAAAGAATTATTAAATTCATATATTTATTTATTAGAATACATTAAAGATCATCAGCCTGATATATTAAAAAATATTAATCATCCGATAGAATATATTCCAAAAAACTATTTAGTACTTAATTCGAATTCAATAAGACAGCTTAATATTATTAATAATTATTCATACTATCATGGAAAAAATGAATCTTTATTAGAAATTTGTAATAAATGTGTAACTTCAATGGGATCTAGGATTATGAAAAATAGATTACTTTATCCATCAGTTGATAATAATATTATACAAGAAAGATATGATATGATACAATCATTAATAGAGAATAAACATTATGACAATATAAGAGAATATTTAAGATATATATCAGATATAGAGAAAACATTACGTTTAATGAGTATAAATAAATTAACACCAAATGAATTATATTCTAGTTATTTATCATATGAATTTGTGAATAAATCAATCGGATATATATTAGAAAAAAAATTATTAAATATTAATACGGAGTTGTATGATAAGTATAAAGAATATTATAATAAATTAGATAAATCATTTGACTTTTCAAATATAGTAAATACATCAAAATCATTAGAAAAATCTATATTTAAAAATGGGTATGATAAAAAATTAGATGAAATAAGTATTAAAAATGATGAATATATAGTATTAATAGAAAGATTATGTTATAGATTTTCTAATATTATAGAACATAATTCTAATAGTTTTGTAAAATATAGTACAGATAAAGATAATTCATTATATATATATTTAACAAATACAAGATGTTCAAAATTAAAACAGAAAATTAAAAATATGGGGAATACGAATATACATATAAGAGATAGTAATAATAATGTACTAGCTAAAATTAATACACAAGATATTATATTTAAGAAAAAAGATAATAGCAATATGATGATTGAGACGCCAATTATAAAAAAGATATCATCAGAATTAATAGAATTACAAGATAACTTATTAAAACGAATAGAATATTTATATAATGAATTTATTGAGACGAATTATAGAATATATAAGGAATCACTTAAATATATAAATAGTTATATTGCGAATATTGATTTTTTAACAACAGGAGCAAAGATATCGATAGACAATAAATATGTTAAACCGGAATTAATAGAAGATGTGAGTCATATTGATGTTAAAGGTATTAGACACCCAATAGTTGAAAAGATTAATAAAGAAACAGAATATGTAAAAAATGATCTATATATAGGGAAAAGTAAATCAGGGATGCTATTATATGGGACAAATGCGTGTGGTAAATCTACATTAATGAAATCGATAGGATTGAATTTAATTATGGCTCAAGCTGGATTATATGTTGCTGCTGACAGTTTTAAATATTCAATATATACACAAATATTTACAAGAATATTAAATAATGATAATATATTTAGATCTCAATCATCATTTGCTATAGAAATGGAGGAATTAAGAACGATTGAAAAGAGATCAGATAACAAATCATTAGTATTAGGAGATGAATTATGTTCAGGAACAGAAACAATATCAGCATTATCAATAGTTTCTGCAGGATTAAATATGTTATCAAAAAAAAATGTATCATATATGATTACAACACATTTACATCAATTAAATGATATTGATATAGTAAATAATATTGAAAATTTATCAATATATCATTTAAAAATTAAAAATATTGGAGGAAAAATAATATACGATAGAAAGTTATCTTCTGGATCTGGTCCATCTATATATGGACTAAATGTATGTGAAGCAATGGGAATATCTAAAGAATTTATAGATATTGCATATTCAGTTCAAAAAAAATTACAAGATAAGTATGTTAAAAAATCAAATTACAATAATGATATAATAATGGATGAATGTAAAATATGTGGTAAACCAGCAAAAGAAACACATCATATAAAAGAACAACAATCTGCAAATGATAATAATATGATTGATCATTTTCATAAAAATAATAAACATAATTTAGTTCAATTATGTAAAAAATGTCACGATTCAATAACATATGGTAAATTAAATATTACGGGATATGTTCAAACATCCTATGGTGTTCAGTTACAATATGAAACATCAGAATCTAAAAAAACAAAAAAAAAATACGATGACAATAAAGTAAATATAATTAAAACATATAAAAATCATTATGATTTAAATATTGGTGATTGTATTAAAAAATTAAAAATGGATCATGATATAATAATTAGTAGACCAATATTAAAAAAAATAATGAATAATGAATATTAAAAAAAATACACGTGGAAGGTGTACCTTTTAGCTTATGTTTATCGTGTTTGCTTATTCACGTTGTGGGATTTAAGGATCAAGTAGATCATGGTAAGTCTTTCACCATTAGATAGATCATGAGATTACCATCGGAACAGCGGTCGGGTCTTATCACTGGCTTACTAAGCCACTTATCTATTCCAAGATTCGACGCCCTCTCTTTCCACGTCTCAAATTCTACCCCATTCGCCGTAGCTATAGCACGCTCAGCATGCCACTGATTCTTCGCCGTCTTTTTTCGCTCCTTACACTCCGCAATTTCACGTAATCGTTGCTCGTGATGTATTCTGTTTGCCTTCACGATTTGTTCGCGCGTCGAGTCCATACTAAGTCCCAAGCGGTCCCGATGATAATCTAGGTCCTTTTGTTCCGCCGCCTCTTTGCGACGGAATTTCTGGAGCCTATTGTTCTCTTTCTGGAGTTTCTCGTTCTCCTCCTGGAGTTTCGCGTTCTCCTCCTGGAGTTTCTTGTTCTCGTCCTCGAGTTCCGTGTTTTTATCCAGTTTCAGATCCCTCAACATTCTTTCCGTAAGACTATCTTGTAGCTTCATGTAGAACATCATCTTCTTCCTGAGATCCCCGAGATCTTCCGGGATCTTAAACATGATCTGCCATGCCTGCTCCTGTATCATCATCGCTTCCTCTGGAAAGTCATCGTACCCATCAAGTGGTTCATTACAGAGATCACTCATCTCCTCTCTGGAACTTATAATCCTCGTCCCGTGGCTCTCTTCTCGCAATCTCCTAAGCGTCTCTGAGAACCTACCCGTGTTTTTTTACGCAACCAACCTTGCTAATTAGCGAAGTGTTACGAGTCAAAGCAAACGGGTATGCTGTAAAATAAAAAAAATATAAAAAATTCAAATTATTAGTATAAAATTTAAAAAATAAGTTATCTTAAAATCTATTCATATAATATAAATGAATAATGAATACTAAAAAATATAGGTAATTTTTTAGTCTATTATAATATATTAAAATATATTATAATATAATATATTATAATATGGATGATACATATAATAAGAATATATCAATTGATGATCTTTTTTTAATATATTTTAGGACGAATGATATTATAGGACATGTTATAGATATTAATGATATAGAAAAAAAGATAACAATAGAAGATGACAATGATAATAAAAAAATAACATTAGAGATAGATGATAATAATAAGATTATTCTAAAAACAAAGAAATATGAGATATTAGATATTGAGAAAATTATAGAATTTGATACATCAGAATTTGATGAGGTAACAAATAGTGTTTTAAAACAAGATATATATCCAGAGATTGAATTAGAAACGGATGATGCATCATATAAAAATTATGAATATACGGAGACGGAAAAACGAGAAATTATATTGAGTGAACTAATATTATCATATAATACAGATAATCCAACACATTTAAAAGAATTATTATCAGATGTAAATGTACTATTAAATATTATAAATAAAACTAAATATGATTATAAAACAAAGAATATAATAAATAAAAATGAATTATCAAACTGGATGATACCTGTTTTTGACATAAAACCAAAAATATATACAGATGAAGAATTATATAAAGATTTAACAGATATAGAACGTTTAACAGAAGGTGTGAATTATAAAAAATTTTTAAGCATAATAATGAATGATAATTATGAAGCATATAAAAGTGAAGAAACAAATAATTCGGGATATGTTATAAATCATAGTGGTCGTTATTTTACAGATTGTATGAATGAAGGATGTATTGGAAATAATGGATTATATTATATAGATGATAGAAAAACAATAAATCCAATTGATATGTCTACGAATGTAGATAAACAAAGAATAATGATGAATATTATACCAAAGAGATCAATGAATATGATTTCATTTATTACATTACCATTAAAAGTAGCAAACTATTATGACAATATAAAAATGAACAATAGATCATTATCATTGAAAGAAAAAATTATATATAATAAAACAAGATATACAAATTTACCATTTGGGAAATATATATCAGATAATTATGAGAATATAATATTTAAAAATATGGAAAATCAAGATTTCGATCTAAATAATATAAATGTATATAATTTAACAAATAAAATATATAATAAAGAGTTATTTGTAGATAGTTTAGAAAAATTACCAAGTATAAAAGATATATTAGAAACAATTAATATACCAATCTATAATTATAATGATATAGAAAGATTATTATTTATATATGATATTAAGATAGAAGATTTTACAGTTGAGGATATTAAATATATAAATAATTTAATTAAATATTCTATTCAAGATATAAATAAATCTGCGAATAAGTTCATACCAATAAAATATGAAATTAAAAAAATAGATATAGATGAAAGATTATTACTTATAAAAGAATATATATTTAAACAAACAGATATTAACATAAGGAATTATTATTTGAATCAATATATAGAGAAATTCACTAAAAGTAAAATAAATGATAATTGGTTATATACCAAACATAATAATGAAAGAGATATATGTAAACATCATGTTTTATCTAGTCGAATGCATTATGATAAAGATATTTATAGTTCACTAATAAATTTATATGGAACGGAACCAACAGATGGAATAATATATTGTAAAAATTGTGGTGAATATATAAGTGAGGAAAAATTTTCAGTTGTAAATGAATTTGATGATGTAGGTATTATAGTTAATGAAGAAATAGAAAACGATGAATTAGATATATTAGATAAATTATCAAATGTTGAATTAGAAATAGTAGAGAGAATAAAACAAATATCTAGATCATTAAGTGTTGAATTAAATGATAAAGATATATATGAGATATTTTCAAATTATCAATTAATTAAAAATGATGAATTTGCTAATAAGAGATATAATAATGATTTAGTGAGCACAACAAATCATCCTATAATAGTCGAAGCAAATAAACAAAATTTAACAAAAACTAAATTAAAATCAATTATATTAAACACACAAAAATATCTTATATATTCTAATCAGTTAATATATTTATATATTGTAACGATTATATATATACAAACGAGTATACCAGAATATACAATTAATGAAAAGGACATTAAATTAATAGATTTTACAAATAAATCATATGAGAAATTAAATACATCAGATGATGATTCATCTATTAATATGTCTATGATTAATAATATAATAAAAATTATAAAAGATTATTGTAAGATATATAGTTATGAAGATTTTTGGAAATACGCATCATTATTTATAAAAGAATATGAAAATACAAAATCTACAAAACCAGAGATACAAATAATAAATGCTATTAAATACATAATATCTCCATATTATTATAAAATAATTGAAAGAATTAATAAATACAATAAACATAAAGATACTAGTTCTATTGGAATTATAAAAAAATATTGGACAACATATAATCCTAATCCCAATAATAAGGATATTAATAAAATAAATGATAAAGTTAAAAATAATAAAAATGATAAACAATATTTAATAAGAAAAAATATATCGGGTTATGCTATTGAAAATATTATTGATATTACATCTATTGATAAATTAAAAATAAAATATATTCAGTATTCAATCAATAATTTTTATTTATTATATAACAAATCATTTAGAATACTATCAAGATATATAGTTAATCTACATGGTGTTCAAGAAAAAAATGAATATATAAATTTATTAATACATAAATTTAAAAAAGATACTAATACAACTAATATTAATACTATATTAAAAAAGTATGGTTATGACAATCTTAATATTAATAAGAAAGTAAAATTCAACAATATAAAAAAGATGTTATATGATATTAATAAATTACATAAGAATGATGTATTAGATATATATAATCATATTATATTTAATAATTTACAATATACATACCTTGTTACTAAACCAAAAAGACATTATAAATATATATTTACAAATTTATATTCAGATGAATTAGTTACTGATGAAACTAAAAAAAAATTAAAGAATAAATTCTGTTATAATAAATATGGAAGAATAATATATAATGATAAACATATAATTACTAGTAGATTTATATCATTTGATAATAATATACATTTAAGTAATTATCATAAATCATTAAATGTGGATAATATATATTCAACCATTCGCGAAATTCATATACAAACAAAATTACCTATAAATAATAGTTTTAAAATAAATCAAGTGGAGAATAGAATTAAATCATTTATAGAAAGCAATAATATTGATAAAATGAATAATAATTTAGAAAAAATAAAAGAATTAACAACTGAATTATTAAATCCAGAAGGTAAGAAAAAAAATTATGAAACATTATATCGTGGTTATTATAGTAGTATAATAAAAGAAACAAATGATAAATTAAAAGATATAATAGAATTTATAGAAAAATCATCACAAATAAATAAATATTTAAAATCAATAAAATTGGAAGATATCTTTAAAAAAATATTAGATGATCATGATGATTTCATTAAAAAATCCATATATGACACACAAATGATGACAATATTAATAAGTAAAAATATTGATGAAAAGACGAAAATACCGAAATATTGGATGAGAAATCAATATAATTCAGATCTAATGAGTACATTTTTGAAAACAAAAAGATATTCAATGCACAATGATATATTTATAAAATCCGGTGACCGAGTATTTAAAAAGTATTTTGAAAAAGCAGATTATTTTATTAATTTAACAAATTATATATCAAATATTACAAAAAATATGGATTTATTAATTGGAATTGATGATTCACATTTTACTAAAAAATATGCGAAATATATAATGAAATATATATTTGTAAATTATTTTTATTCATATGTCGATTACATAAAGAATATGTCATCATTAAACACTGATATTCCAAATATAGATAATGTTTTATATGAATTATTAGAAAATAATAATAAAGATAGACTAGAAGATTCAATTACTACAATTACATCATATTTTATAGATATTATAACAAATATGATACAAGAATATTTAGATCCACAATGGATAAATAATAAAGAGTCTACATTATCTGAAAAACTTAGTATACAGAAAGAAAGAGAAAAACAATCATTGATAAAAAAATTAGATATTATGACACCCGAAGAAAGATTATTAGCAGTACAAAAACAAAATTATGGAATATCTAATTGGTATCAGGCAGCTGCTCAAGAAAATCAAGATTATATTGATAGTAATGAATATAAAGAAGCAACTGAACAAGAAAGGTTGGAGATTATTAATGAGATTCAACAATCGAATTCAGTTGAAACCGATGTTTTAGGAGAATATGGATTAAATAAACCAGATGTTAGATTACATAAACCAAAAAAAACGGATGATGCGGATTATGATGAATATAGTTTCAATGATGGAGATGTTGAAGGCAATAATGATTTAGATGGTTTTGATAGAAATACAATAGATGATTAATTAAATATTAATATTATATATATTATGGAAGAACGAATATTCACTTCAGAATATTCCAAATTATTATATAAAGTAAATCATACAAATGAGATACCTAATCCAGAAAAAGAATTATTAAGAAAAAAAGCAATAAATAATATTAATGATAAATATGATATTAAAATTGGAGATATATTTTTATATGGATATATATATATAATTTAAATACAGATGATCCAGTATTATGTTCTAAAATTTATAAAGTTGATATAAACGATGATAAAAAAAGAGAATCAATTATAAAAGATATAAAAATTTATATAAAAGAAATTAAAAATATTGAAGATAATAATTTCTATATTGTTAAAAAAAAAATGAAAAATGATATAAAATTACAATACAAAAATCATTCACAAATTATAAAAAAGAAAACATATAATAGATTATTAAAACAAAATATAATTAAATCTAATTATGATATAGATTTAATTATATGGTGTTTATTATTTAGATATAAATCATTAGGATATTGGGGAGGAATATTTGGGAGTATACAACCAAAATACTATAATTATTTTAAAAAAGAAAATAATATGGAAGTTGAGGGATTTGCCTCATTTTTAAATCATACATTAGATTATTATTTTGGATTATTTTATGATCTAGAAAAATATTTTGGATGTTTAGGAAACTTTTATAATGCTATATTTATAAAAGGTATTTATTTAATAAATCCACCATATATAATTAAACATATAAATAAAGCAATTGATAATAGTGTTGATAATATTGATAAAGAAAAAGTATCTTTTCTTTTTAGTTTGCCTGTATGGGATGTTGGGACAAGAAAAAATTTAAATTATATTTGTGATGGCAAAAAAAAGATAACTGATTTTAAAACTGAAATAAAAATAAGTAAATTAAAAAACAATAAATATTTAAAATTTAGTAATATTTATTGTAAGAGTGATTTTAAATATTATGATTATTTAAATGAAATATTTATAAATTATGCGAATACAAATATATTATTTTTATCAAATGAATCAAAAAAATATAATTTTAATATATTACCTAAACCATCTATTTAGATTGATAGAACAATTTTATAAATTATCTAAAAATTGAATTAAATTTGATGGTGTTCGTTTATCTGTAAAATCAATTAATTTATTATTTTTTTGAGCGACGATATATGGTACAGTATTCGTTTGTATATGAGAAGGCATATTTTCTATATTGATTTTTTTCATAATATGTTTATCTGAATAATCTTTTTCTAATTCATCCCATGTGGGATTGAAATCTAAACAATGTCCACATGTATCTGAATGAATATAATAAATTATACATTTACTATTTGACCCTCCTTTTTTTTTTAATGTTTTTGTAGATTTAGATTTAGATTTAGACTTAGACTTAGACTTAGATTTATATTTATATTTAGATTTATTAGATTCACTAGGATCATATTTTAAAAACCATAATTCATATTCTTTTGAATCTTTCTTATCTTTTAATTTTTTAAACATTTCAGATTTTTCATCCATTATAATTTCTAATGTTCTCATTTCTCCATAGCAATTAATTGGAATCGATTTAAATATTCCTTTACCGAAATTTTTTTCATTAATATCATATATAATACTGGCTATACACATTAATCTATTTGTATTATATATTGTACATTTATCGACATACATAAACATAAAATACATACTAAGTAAAGTAAAAATTGATGCAATTTTATAAACTTTATTTTTATATTTTATTGATATATATGAGTAACATGCGATAGGTTCATATATAATAGCTACAACATCAGAATTGATTTTTAAAATGTAATGTGGAGGAAATATTTCATGAATACCATTATCTTTTATATAATTAATTTCTGGAATTAGTTTTTTAAGTTTAGTAATACAATTCATGGGATTTTCATGAAAAACATCTATAATAGATCTTGAATTATTAAGTTTATCATCATATTTAGAATATATATTTAATGCTTTACCTCCAAAAAATACACATTTATTAGAATTAAAACATTTAACAATTGTATCAAAATATTTTAAATTATCTACATTTCTAATTAAACAATCTGTGTGTTTAATTGGATAATTTTTATTTAGTAATTCTAAACGACTATATACTTTTTCCCATCTTGAGACATCGCCTTTCGGTCTTGATAACTCTAAATACATATTCATCCTTAAAAAATCTGGAGTACAATAATATATTCCTTTACGAATAAAGGCAACTTCAGATATATTTTTATACAATAATGAATCTAGTTGTGTAATGTCAGCAACTGGTAAATAATTTACGAATACTTTATATGTACCAAAATGAACACCACTTTTAGCAAGTACATTAATAAATCCATGTTCATGATAAATATTAGCTAGTTTTTTAGCATCATTAACTGCATCATTACTATAAAAATCATAATCAGGGAATTCATCACCTGTGTAGAATTGATCTTTTTTTGGTAATATATTATTAATGGCAGTACCACCATAACATATTAATTTATTTGTTTTTAAAAAATCTTCAACAATTTTAATTATTTTTTTAATTTCGGGAGAATTTAAATCCATTGTATATTTACTTTCTGCCATTTTAGCAGCTGTTGAGATTAATTCTAAACCACTCATTATAATATAATTAATATAAAAAAATAATATAAGGTTATTTATTATATTATATATTAATATGAATGATTTAAATGATATAATAAAATATAAACGGAAAAGCAATAATTTATATAATAAATATGATCCGTTATTAAATACATCATTACTTTTAGGCAAATTAGATAAAGAATCTGAAACATTTATGTCAGAAAAACCTAATTGGAATAAATTATTAAATGGGTATAAAAAAATGTATATATTTAAATATTTAAATGAAAATAATGAAATGGACGATGAAACAAAAAAAGATATAATAAGAAATATTTATAATTCACAATTAAATAAACATTACAATATAGAATATGACAGTGAAAATAATAAGATAATAGACATTACAATTATTAAAAATAATTAAAACTCCTCATCTAAAGTAAATACTTGTTCTGATTCACCAGATGGGTTCGCAATATTTGAATATTCCCCGACTCTTTTTTCAAAAAAATTAGTTTTACCTTGAATCGAAATTAGATTCATAAAATCAAATGGATTACTTGAATTATATACTTTATCAATATTTAACATTTGAAGTAATCTATCAGCAACATATTCTATATATTGTGACATTAAATTAGAATTCATTCCAATTAATGAGCACGGTAACGATTCAGTTATAAATTCTTTTTCAATTTTAACAGCATCCATTATTATATCTTTTACTATATCATCACATGGTTTATTTTTCAAATGTTTATTATAAAGTAGTACTGCGAATTCGGTGTGCATTCCTTCATCTCTTGATATTAATTCATTGCTTTGACACAATCCCGGCATTAATCCTCTCTTTTTTAGCCAAAATATACAACAAAAGGCACCAGAGAAAAATATACCTTCAACCGCAGCAAATGCTATACATCTTTCTCCAAATGATCTTTTATCATTAATCCATTTTAAAGCCCAATCAGCTTTTTTCTTTATACTTGGAATTGTATGTATCGCATTTATTAATTTCTCTTTCTTTTTAATATTATCATTTTTAATATATGTATCGATTAATAGTGAATATGTCTCACTATGAATATTCTCTATAGCTATTTGGAATCCATAGAAACATTTTGCTTCTAAATATTGAACCTCATTTGAAAATTTTTCTAATAAATTTTCATTAACAATACCATCAGATGCCGCAAAGAATGCTAATACATTTTCTATAAAATATTTTTCATCTTCAGTTAATGAATTATAATCTTTTAAATCTTTAGATAGATCTATCTCCTCAGGAGTCCAAAAATTAGCCATGGCTTTCTTATACATATCCCATATATCTGAATGTTGAATTGGAAATAATACATATCTATTTTCCTCTGGAGATAATATAGGTTCATTATTATAATCTGCCATATATATATTATATATATATATTTATAACCATCTATTTAAATATATGTATATATTAAATGATCCATATATTTGATTTAGATGATACATTATTAATGTCAAATAGTTATCAAAATTATGATGATATTAAACCTAATAATTTATTAAATAAATTATTAAAAGATATTAAATATAAATTTATATTTACTAATGGAACATTTGGTCATGCTTATGACGCATTATTACATATGAATACACCTACATTTAATTATATATTCGCAAGAGATAATTTATATAAAAATCAAAGAATTAAGCCATATCTTGATCCATATTTATTTATATTAAAAGCATTATTTCCAAATGGATGTGCATTTATAGATATAATATTTTATGACGATTTATTAATAAATTTAAAAACGGCTAAAAAGTTTAATTGGATAACTGTATGGATTAATCCATCATATAAAGAAAAACCACATTACGTTGATTACAAGTTTGACACAATAATAGACGCTTTATTATTTTTTAATTATTCTATTATATAATTTGATTTATTATAAAGAATAATATTATAAACGCATAATAAATGGCCAATATTAATATATCTGATATTTTGGAAGATATAGAAAGATTCAATTTTAATTATATCGTAAGTGATCAACGTGTTATTACTGATGAGGGTAGGGGCAATGCTTATCTAGAAGATGAAGAAATGTCAACTATTCAATATTTATACGTTGATTCAAAAGAGAGTGGAAACAGGTCTCCTTTAGAAATAAGAAAATTAAAAATGATTAATGAGTTATTAGACATCGTCTTTAACGTATATTTATATGGGAATCAATTAGATCCAAATTATTATCCTAGACTTATGGGTTATGATCCGAGGGAACAATATGAAGAGGAAGCTATATTGAATGATGGTCCACCAGATGGTCATGAAGTTGATGGAGATTCTTGTGTAGACTCAGAAATGACAGTAGATATAGATGTTGAAGATTTAGCAGATCATATGAATGACGTTGAACTATAAGTGTTTAAACATAAAAAAATATTTATTTATATATATATTTTTTTATGTCACTTGAAATAATATGTGGATGTATGTTTTCTGGTAAAACAACTGAGATTTTAAAAATTTATAAAAAATTAACTTCAATAAATAAAAGTGTATTAAAGATAAATTCTCGCTTAGATAATAGATATTCTAATAATAATATTTCTACTCATGATGAAAATAAAATCGAATGTATATCATTAAAAAATTTAATAGATGTTCCTAAAGAAATTTATAATAATAGTGAATATATAATTATAGATGAGTGCCAATTTTTTGATGATTTATATAATTTTGTAACGAATGCTGTTGATAATAACAATAAACATGTTATTATAATTGGACTTAATGGTGATAGTAATAGAAATAATTTCGGAGAATTATATAGATTATACCCACATGCTGATAATATTAAAATGTTAAAAGCATATTGTTCTATATGTAAAGATGGAACAGATGCTATTTTTTCTAAAAAATTAAATAAAAATGACCAAATAATTGACATTGGTGAAAAAGATAAGTATATACCAGTTTGTAGAAAATGTTATAATAAATTATAATTTTGAAAATGAAAAATTAATTTTAAATTTATATTATAATATTATTATGGGCAATCCAGAACTGGTCTGGGTAGTTCCGAAAGGGGTGAGACTTTCAATCCACCGGCGTAAGTCCAACTATGCGAGTTCAACTCCCGCATTGTCCATTTTTTATTTTTTTAATTAATAATCACGAACAATCATTTTTCTACTAGTAGAGTTACCCCATAAACTATTACATGATACACAATTTGTATTCATTTTAGGTAAATAGTAAGCATTAATATCTTTAGATAATTCTGATCTTATGTTTTGGAATTGTGGGCCATTATTATTACCCCACATAGCATCTGTATTAGTACATTGATTATAACTATATAAGAATTTAAATTCATCATTACTATCATCAGCTACACGATTTATATCATTTGATATTTTAGTGAATATTGACATATATATATAATTATATATATAAAAAGATATTAATAATTATACATATTATAAATGAGTGATTTATATAATTAATATTATCTATATTATATTATTAAATAATATAATTTGAAATTGTTTTTTTTTAAATTATATTATATAAATAATAATAAATAAATAAAAATAAATATGCCAGATAACAAACAAAACAATGTTGACAATTCGGTGCGTGCCAAACGCAGGCGCAGTAGCAGAAAAGTATCCTTTTGGTTAACAACCGGTCAACTAAAGTCGACCTATCAAGGATATTGTAAGTTGTAGAAGAATTAGGCTTTATTTAATTTGATTTAATTTTTTTAAATTATTATTAAAAACAGATAAAATGAATCAACAACAAAAAAAATCAGATTATGATGTGTATCGCTTATGTAGAGAGATGCGTGCAATGAATTCTAGATATACAAATAGTGTTAAATTCACGAATGGGGTTATTGTTGGAAAATCATTACTAAATATTGATGAGAATATGAAGGATACGACAGATAATTATATTCTATCATTTGTAGTTGATTCTAATAATCTAAAAAATAAATAATAAGTATGTATTTAGTTTTTTTATTATAACAACAAAAAAAATATATAAATGTAAATTATTATTCTTTTTTTACCACACACCACCCTGTTGAATCCACATATTACGCATTCGAATAATGTTATTATGCGTTATGTCGACAGATCGAATGACATGTGTAGCCGATTGATCCTTTACTCGTGTTTTCACACGATTTTTGGGTTGTTTCGGCTGGTTGCGTCGTCCATTTTGTCGTCCACACTGACGTGGCTGCTTAGATGTGTATGTGTGCATTTTATTTTCTTGTTCTTTACACTTATTTATCTGTTTATATGATAAAATAAAAAAAAACAATTTCAAATTATTTTTTTAAGAAATTATATATAATATATAAATAAAAATATATAATAATTTATATAAATAATGAGTGATGAACAATTATTTGATCACCAGGACTGGAAACAGATAATAATTAATAAGAAACCAAAACAAAAAAAAGAAAAAATAAATAATAAAAATCAAGAATATAATAAGATAAAAAAGATAGAAGAAAAAGCTGACACAGATAAATTACAACATAAGAAATATACAACAGAATTTAGACAACAGATAATACATAAGAGAACAAATGAAATGAAAATAACTCAGAAACAATTGGCAAATATATTAAATTTACCAGAAAAATGTATAAAAGATATAGAAAGTGGGAAAGCAATATATAATAATAATCATTGTACTAGGATTATGAGACTATTAAAAATATAATATAATAATATAATGAATGCATCCAAATCCAATAAAAATGAAGAATATGATCCTTGGACATCACAAGAGGAGATACTAATGGCTGAATGGGCAGATAAAGCCACCTGTTATAAATGGTTACATAGTAGATCAGAGAAACTATATAGGCGAATGAATTACATATTTACAATACCAGTAATTATATTATCAACATTAACCGGGACAGCTAATTTTGCTATGGATAGTTTTGTACCAGATGAACATAAACAATTAGCGATGGCTGGAGTAGGTTCTATTAATATATTTGCGGGTATATTATCAACATTACAAAATTTCTTAAGATATGCTGAATTAATGGAATCTCATCGATTAAGTGAAGTTCAGTGGTCAAAGTTTGGTAGAAATATAGCAGTTGAATTGGCCATGGCTCCAAAAAAAAGAAAACCAGTAAAAGAATTTTTAAAAATTTGTAGATTAGAATATGACAGATTAATAGAACAATCACCAACAATTGACGATTCTATTATAAAACAATTTAAATCTAATTTTTCAAATGCTTCTTTAAAAAAGCCTGACATATGTAATGGATTAGATGAATGTGAAATATATAAACCTACAAAAGAAGAAAAAGCAGCTGAATTAATGTCAAATATAGGAATTAAAATGAAAGAAAAAAAACAAAATAATAATAAATCAAAAAAATGGAGTAATGTTTCAGAGAACATTAATAAAATAAATAAATCATCAGATACTATAACACATAAAAAAAATGATGCTTCTAAAGAAATTGAACAATTAACAAGTATAGGGAGAGTATCTAATCTAAAAAAATCCATGGGAGAATCTAACGCAGAAAATCATGTGGAACAGATAAATGAGATATCAGATTTTTTGAATGGAATAAAAGAATATGATGATCAATTAGAAGATGAATTACCTAATGTTGATTATGATAAAAAAAAAGATATCTTACCTAATCTTGAACCTGATTATGATAAAAAAAAAGATATCTTACCTAATCTTGAACCTGATTATGATAAAAAAGAAGATATCTTACCTAATCTTGAATCTGAAGATGATATTGAAAAAGGAAATAAAATTGATTAATATTATATCATATTTATTATAATTTGATAACAATATATATAAATAAATATATATAATATTTATTATAATGACAACTGATTTAATAAATGAGCAATTATTATCAGATGATATATATATAGATAGTAGTGAACTTAAATCTGGTATAGATGACATATTATTAGTTAAATTAAAAGATAAATTTGAAGGGAAAACAATAACATCTGGATATATAATAAAGGATACAATTGTAATAGTTGGTCGCTCTAAATATGGTAAATGTATTGGTAATAATAAGATATCATACAATGTTAATTATAAAACAGTATTAGTATCACCTGTAATAGGTCTTAATATTGATTGTTATATAAATAATATAACAAAGGCAGGAGTGGTAGCATATATTAAATTAAATGATTATGGTAAATATGAGGGTAGTACATTTGAAGATAGTCCATTATTAATTTTAATACCACTATCTAGATTTGAAGATAAAAACATTAATATAAATGATAAAATTAAAATAGAAATAACTGCTGTTAGAACGAAATATAATAATAAAACAATTCAAATAATTGGTCGTCCGAAATAAAAAAAAAATATATAGTTATAAATAATGAATATTAATTTATTTTATAAAATGATAATTGATATGGATAATAAGACAGATTATATAATATATGATTATATTAAATCTAATAAAATTAATTATATAAAAAATAATAATGGTATATTTTTTAATTTAAATAATTTAAATAAAGAACAAATAAATGAATTATATTTAATAATAAATGATTATACAAATAATATTAAATCATACAATGATAAAGTAGATAAAATGAAACATATAATAAATAAGAGTAAAAAAAATAGTAGTATAATAGAAAAAAAACAAATATATAAAAAAATTAATATTAATAAATTTACAAAAAAAGAAATTGATATTATTAATTTTTCAAAAAAAATATAATTATATATATATATATAGATAATGATATTTCAAAATAGTATTTTAAAATTTGTTGATAAGAATTTTAAAGATAAATGTAAATCAAATATAGAAAGAAATATGGGAATATTGATGATGATTGCTACTTGTTTATATATAATTTCTATAGGAATTGCGTTCGTAATGAATTTAGTAACGATATTTTTATTATTTATGAGTGGTGATGAATGTTATGGATTAAAAATGTGGTTGGTTATAGAATCATTTATTGATTTAATTGTTACTATGTTCGCATTTACATTTTTACGTACAATGGCTTATAGATGTCGTGGATTTGTTGGCTATCTAATTATATTCTTAAGTATGATAGTATATAATTCTATAATGTATTATATTAGTAAAATTATTAAAGACATGTATATAGACGATCCCGGATGTTATTTTTAACTATAAGCATAGCTAGTTAGTGGTTTAGTCAGTGGATTATTTCTAAAAGGATCTAATAAGTCAGGTGAGATTCTATCAGATAATTTTTTATTATCTAGTACAACTTTATCTCTAGTATTTTTAGTATCACTAGAAATAGGAGTATATTCAAAGATATTAGTTAAACCGGTTTGATATTGTGTCATATAATCATCATCTAATTTTTTAGTTTCTGTTGTAAATCGATCAACGCCTCCCATTAATTTTACATTTGATAAGGTTGGTTCTCTACCAGTTGATATAATTTCTTTTGTGGGGTCTGTTTGATAAGTACATAAATTATCTCTTGAGATTTCATTATTAACATATGTTTTTGGATTTAATAATTCGGACTGATTAATTATTTGCTTGGCCTGTGGTTTATCTAAATATTTTGGTCCAGATGAATCATAACCTAATGTAGATTTTTTAATATAAGTAGTAGCATTATTTCTTTCAATATTTTCAGTTATTGTTTCTCTTTCATTTGGATATACAGTGTATCCCAAATTATTATAATCATAAAAATTTTGAGATGTATTATTAGCAATTACATTTCTATTATCATTAGAGAATAATTGTTGGCGATTAGATAGTTGCATAGCGGGTACGTTTTCAGGATCTGAAATATATGTTTTAACATTAGTCATAAAATTATTATTAAAAATTGATCTGTTTGTAAATTTCATAATATTTTCTGATCTTATTTCAGGTTTGCTAATAGTATTAGATATGAAATATTTATCAGGGGAATTTTGATAATCTCTATAAACTTTATTTTTATTAACTGTGGCTTGTAATCCACGGGAGTCGTTAATAGATTTTCCTGATATTATTCTACCCTTATAATTATCTTTTTTATTAACTTCACTACGTATGTTATCTATATGATTTCTATTCGCGATCATTTTTCCAATTGTAACATTATCGGAAGATTTTTCATCAATAGGAGCAATATATTGTCTCTCTGTAGATTTTTCAAAATTTCTATACATACCTAGATCATATCTATCTTTATCAATGTAATCACTATCTACCTTTTTACCATATACATTTCCACCGTACATGGATGGATTAAATAAAGATTTTACTTCTTTTTTTTTTGAATATGTTTCACCATAATCAAAATTATAATTAGCTGGATTTAAACTATCGAATTTATTATAATTAAGACCATCTGATGAAGCAAATTTTTGAGGACTAATACCCATATCATTTTCTAAATTAATGGGATTATTTGTTATTGAACTAATATTAAAATTTTGTTCTTGAATTTCACTCATAATATAAAATATCTAATAAAAAAATAAAGATTTAATTACATAAATCTTTGTATAATTGTGTAGTATTCATACCTATTCTAGAAATATTATCTCCATTATATTTTTCAATAACATTAAATTGTGGATTTTTTAATAAATTATAGAATCTATTTATACCCATACCATCACTATGAATTAATTTCTCTTTAAGTGAATAGAAATCATTAATAATTTGTTTACTAGAATTATTATAATTATGATTATCTACATTAAGGATACTATATTTATCATAAATATTAGAATTAGGAATATTTAAAATATCTATTTGACTATTACCGGACTTATAGTTATATGTTTTATATTCATCAATAGCACGATTTAATAATACTTGTTTGTCTTTATTATTATTTATATTATTTATATCATTTTGACTAAATATACTCATTATACTTATATTAATTATTAATATAATTTTTTAATATATTATTATCAGAACATTTTTTCTTATATGTATATTCTCTTAATAGTTGTCTTGTTGATATACCTCCTCTTTTCCATTCATCCATTGAATCTTCTGGTATAATAAATTTATTGTCTTGAATAGTAGTTTCTAACTTGGGAATCATTGGTGTGAAATAATTTTCTAATAAAGATTTTCCAGATAATACATTACATGTTCTTTTTTGTAAAGTACTATTAGAATTTATTAATCTAGTCTCTTTATCAACATCCAAAAATCCTTTTATATATGGGGTAGATAATGTAAATCTAGGATTTAATTGGTGAATATTATTTTTATTTGTTAGTTCTTCCGTTCTTAAATAATTACTATCATTCACTAAATGACCATGTTCTCCAACAGTATCATTACCTGCTTTTAAATTTATACCAGTTTGACTTGTTTGAACTTGTACCGGATTAATAATATTAGATGGTCTTAGATTTTCAAGTGTATAAATACCACTATGTAATGATTGTAATGCTTCAATATTCAATATTCTTTTATCGTCATTTAATCCCATTGGTTGATTTAATTCATAATTATCAGATTTATCAAAAACTATAGACATAATATATATTATTATTATAAAAAAATTTATTATATTAATTAAATGAATAATCTAAAATAATATAATTAGTTTATTTTCATTATTATTCGCAACATCTGGGTACTTTATAGCACATACAATAAATTGTGATATGAAACATATTTATCAAACTGGTTTTACAAAAATTTAATCATACATATTACTTACTTGTTTGGTTTCTATTATATTTACTTATCATATCATATAAATATGAGGAATACTATGAAGAAGATATAGATAAAAAAGAATTAACAACTAAAATTAGAAATATACTATTATTCATTTTATTAATAATTTATATGGGAGGTACAATAACATATGTTTACAATTATAACTATAATTAATTTAATATTATTAAATTTTATTTGTTAAAGAATGTAAGAAATAATTTAAATAACTGTTAACTGGGACCAAAACCTCCACCGGTAGATCCACCACTTCTGCCTCTTTTTTTGTAACAATCCTTTTGATTTCCATATTTACAACCACTATCACCACTATAACACCATTCGGCGAAACCCTTTTGATCATTAATTATGGATGTAACAGGCATTGTATAAAATCTATTAAATGATTCGTAATTTGTATCAGATGGATCTCGATAAACATTTATATCTAAATTTTTATTTATATCATCTTTTACTAATTGGTTATTTGGATTTACTGCGATTTTGTTATCATGATCTACTAAATTAAGATTCATAAGTGGATTATTAATTGTTGGAAATCTTAATTTTTCTTTCAGCTTATTAATTATATTATTGTTATTATTTTCTTTATTTATTGTAATTTCATTTTTATTTTCATTTTTATTTAATAATATTATTTTTTCTTGTATATTTATATTATTTTTATGTACCATTATAGTTATAACTGCTATAATTAGAGGTAATGCGAATATATTAGTTTTTTTATTTAATAAAAATATTACTAGAGATAAATATAAACTAGCTCTAAATATAGCATTCATATTTCTATTAACCTCATAATTATTATTAGGGATAACTTCTGTTATATAACTTCTATTCAAAATAATATTCATATCATTAAACCAAAAATTAGTCATATATATATATATATTTATGCAAGATTATTATTATTAATATTAATACCATCACTATTTATACCACTGGCACTTTCTTCTGGTTTAAATTTTGACATAGTTTCAGACATAGACTTAAATAAATCATTTTTCATCATATTAGGATACATTCCCTCTGCTTCTTTTTTAAGTATATCATTACTTAATTCGCCACTATCTATTTTATTTTTAACAGTGGTATTAACAGTGTTAAATATATTCATTATACTTTCTCCTTGAAATAATTTGCTTAAATCCTCAGGAGATTCTAAATTTGGTAAATCAATTGATTCTGTTATTTCTTTAGCTATTTTACCTATTGTTGAATTACCCAACATTTCTTCAATATTGAGATCACCAAATAGTGAGTCGCTCTTATTAATATCATCTTTCATTTTTTTTATTTTTTTTAAATCTTTTAAATCTTTTTTATCTGTTGAAGATAAGTTATTAGATTCACCGCTTAATAATTCTTTTAGACTTTCACTCGATTTTAGATTAATATGAATTACACAGAATGTCTGTAAATATTTCCAAATGTTTTTTTTAGTAGAATCAGAAATATCTTCTTTCCATAATTCTGACATAGGAATACCTTCGAATATTATATTTTCTTTATTAAATAATTTATTATCTCTATTCGTTATTAATTTTTCATATTTGCTTATATTCTCTAAAAAATTAGTAATATCATTGCTATCACCAACTATAATATCTCCATATTTATCATATAATATTGATTTATGTTCTGGATATACATTAATGATATCTTTGATGAACGACTTAAATAAATCTAATGCTTTAATATTTAATTTATCGTAATCCATTATATTTATAATGAATATTTTTATTGTAATTGTTTATACGCGTAAATCTAGCGTATTTGAATCCATACTTAAATTTAAGGTATTTTGAATATTATTATTATCAGATTGAGGTAATTCATTATTACGTTCATTCATTAATTTTTCCAATGATTTATCAATTGATTCATTATCACTATTAACATGTAAATTTGATGATTCGGGTGTATTACTTTCAAAATCTACTTTATCATAAATAAATGAATCAACCTCATTTTCATCAATTGATGAAAATTCTATACTACAAACACCATCAATACAATATGAATCTAAATTATTAATTGAATTATCATAGTTATCTTTATTAGGATTATTATTAGGATTATTATTACGATTATTATTAGGATTATTATTTGATATAATATTAGAATTATTTTGTGTATTATGTTTATTTGAATATATATCTTTATTACTAGACATCATCGGCATCATATTGTCATTATGTGATTTAATTACATTATTTGGTCTAATCTCAGATAAATACATATTAATTTGTTCTGTAATATCGGACCCATGTATTAATCTATCTCCATATTTAAGAATTGGAACACTTGTGACATATTTAGGAAATTGATTTTTATCAATATCTACAATTTTAAATAATTTACTAATATCATTTTTATTTTTATGAATTAATATCAATAATTCTTGACAATATTTACATCTTCTACTTATAAATAATATACTATCACTCATTATAATAATATTATTTAATAAAAATATAAAAATAAAACATAAAATTTGAAATAATATAAAATAATAAATATTATAATATAATACTTATATAAATGGAATATATAAATATAAAAGATTCTAATGATGAATTATCTTTTGAATTAAAGGGAGATGAATCGGTTGGTTTAGATAAAAGTATAATGAATGGAATACGCAGAACATTAATTAGTAGCATAGATACTGTATCATTTGATAATATTAAAATACTAGAAAATAATACATCTGTTCATAATGAATATTTGAAACAGAGGATATCTTTAATTCCTTTGAATATTGATCCAGCCAAATATAAAAATGACTACTTATTTATGATTGATGTTACAAATGATAAGGATAATCCTGTTTTAAAAGTAACAACTAATGATTTTAATATTTATCCATTGAAAAAAACAAGTGCTTATAAAGATAATGTAACAATCGATGATTATGATCTAGACAATAAATTATCTGATAAACTTAAAAATATTATTATAAAACCTTTTAAAATACGTGATATAATAAGTTACATATTTATAACAGAATTAAAATCTACAAATTCTAATGAAAAACAATCTCTTAAATTATATGCTATACCTAATGTAGGCACTGGATATGATCATGCTAAATATAATAATATATCTAATTGTCTATACACTTTTCATATAGATGAAGAACAATTTAATGAATCTCTTAATGATCAAATTAAAATAAAAAATATTGATAAAGATAATTTAGATGACTTTAAAGTCGATTATCGCTTTGAAAATATTGAAAGATTTTATCATAGAGATATTAATACGGAGCCTTATTGGTATGACTTTAATATTACTGGTTATCATTACTATTCTCCGATAATATTATATAAGCAATCTATTAATATTTTAATAAATAAATTAAAAGATTGTATACAAGAATTTGATAAAATACTATTATTAGATGTAGAATCAAAATTTAAATATACAAAAAAAGATAAGCTATTTATAATTAAAATGCCTGATTATGATGATACTATTGGTAATATAATCCAATCACATGTTTCTAATTTAAATGAGAAATCATTTATTAATATATGTGGATATAGAAAACCACATCCACTTGAATTTTATATTGAATTAAATTTATCACCAAAAGAAATGTTTTCTAATGATAATCAAACATTAAACATGCTTATTCAAAGTTTAAATAATATTATTCTTAAGATTATAGATATATTAAATGAAATTAATAATAAAATTTAATTTATATAATTATTCATAATAAATATTATACGTTTTAATGGTAATTTTGTAATATAATTACTAATAAATTTTATACTAATTCTTTTATTTTTAATTATATATTGATCATGAATATTATTTATTAATGGTTTTAAATGAAATGGAATATCATTAAATTTAATAGTTTTTTTAATTTTAAATTTAACATAATTGTCATATACTTCATTAACCATGATATTAAACAAATCTCTATAATTATCAAAATCTTTTTTATTTTCAGGATATATTTTTAGATATTTCATTATAGTATTATCATGTTTACAACTAAAATATGTATATAATAAATTATTAGAATTTATTGTAATATCTTTTGCTTTTTTATATTCTGGATTAATGTATTTGTATCTAATATTATTATTTTTAATAATAAATCCCTTCCAATCATGATTACATTTTAATTTCATTAATCTTTCAATATTTGTATAAGCATAATGATTAATAATATAGAATGGTACGTTTATATTAAAATGAGCATTCATATCTGTTACATACATATTATCTGATAAATCAAATATGTCTACAAGAACTAATGAGTTAAATTCAATATTAGATACACATTTATTAGATTTATGTCTAAGTACAAAAGAATATGAATAGTTTTTATTTAATACATTTGTTATAGTATTAATATCACATATATCATTAATCATTTTAATAAATGACTTGTCAGACCACTTATTATTACAACCAATGTCACTTCTAGTTGATATATTCCATTTATCATTCACATAAAACATATTAACCATTGTTCCATCAATTAAATCTTGAATAATAACAGATTTGCTTAATGGTTGATTATTATATAATTCAGAATTTTTTGGTGGAATACATACAAAGTTGTTTGTTTCACAATTATATATAGCACCTTTACAATATTTTTGATATTCATTTGTTAATTTAGATCCATATTTGTATTTTACTAATTTAAGATTTTTAAATTTATTAATTTTAATGTTATCACTTTTTAGTGAATCAATTCCATTATTATTAACATAATCAATAAGTTCCATCTATATTTGTTAATTATATTATATTATATAATTCTATTTTTAAATATTAATTTGAAATTATTAATCTTATAATTAGTTAAAACAATATATAAAAAATGTCGTGTACTGTGTGTGGTGAAAATACTCAAGATCCTTTCATCATATATGATACAGACAAGCGAATATGTAGTTATATATGTTCCAATAGAAATCCTGAAGGGATAATTAAATTCGATAGAATAGTAAATATAGAAGATTTTAATGCTCCATTACCAGTTATACCAACAATATTTGAAGTAAAATCAGATAAAGAAATTATGGCTATGACAAATATAAAAAGAGCAAATTATGAAAGAGAATTAAATTTACAAATGAAGAAGGATCCGATAGGAACGGTCAATCAGATTAATCTAATAAATATGTATAGTGATCCTGATTCTGATTATGATACAGAATCATCAACTGAAGATTATTCTGATTAATAATAAACTATATGATTATTATATACGATATTTATTTATTATTCAATATAAAAAATGGATTTAAGTTTATATATTATTTTTTTTTTAATTATTATATAAAATGGAAACAAATATTAATGAAATAATTGAGATAGATGAAGATAGTAATATAGAAAATATTTTGAAAGAATCAAAAACATATAATTTATTATATTTTACGGCATCATGGTGTGGTCCATGTAAAAGAATATCACCAATAATAAATGATAAATTTACAAAAATAAATAATTTACAAATATATAAAATAGATATAGATAATAATGAAGAAATTTGTGATAAATATAATGTAAAGTCTGTTCCTACATTTATTTTAATATATGAAAATGATATAAAAATGACATATAATGGATCAGATCCTGTTAAGTTACTTACAAATATAAAAGATATCTTTGACAATAATTAAAGAATAAATTATATATATATAATATAATTATGTCATTTGAAGAATTGAAAATAAAGGATGAAATATTAAGAGGGGTGTTTTCGTATGGATACGAAAATCCATCGAATATTCAATACAAATCTATACCATTAATTAATACGGGGAAAGATCTTATAGCTCAAGCACAATCGGGAACTGGTAAGACTGGTTCATTTTGTATTGGTGTATTAAATAATATAGATAAAGAAAATGATTTACTTCAGAGTATTATTATGTGTCCAACACATGAATTAGTATATCAATGTTATGAAGTCATTTCGAATTTAAATAATTATTATAAAGCTAATATTATTACATTAGTAGGAAAAACACCCATACAAAATGATATTAAAAAATTAAGAGAAAATAATCCACATATTATAGTAGGGTCACCCGGTAGAATATTAGATATGATTGACAGGGGTGAATTATTTACAAATAATATTAAAATATTAACTATAGATGAAGCAGATGAGATGTTATCAATTGGTTTTTTAGAAACAATGTATAAGATTATAAGATATCTTCCAAAAGAAACACAAATATGTTTATTTAGCGCAACCATGCCTAGAAATGTATTAGATTTAACAGAAAAATTTATGACAAATCCAAATAAAATACTAGTTGATAAAGAACAGTTAACACTAGAGGGTATTGAACAATTTTATGTTTTACTAAATACTTATTCTTGGAAATATGATGTATTGATTGATTTATTTAAATCAATCAGTTTAAATCAATCCATAATATATTTAAATTCTAAAAAATCATTAAATAATTTATATACACAATTATCTAATGATGAATATCCTGTTTCATATATTCATGGTGATTTATCATCTAGTGAGAGAAAAGAAGAAATGGACAAATTTAGATCAGGAAAAACAAGAATTATGTTATCTACAGATTTATTATCACGTGGTATTGATATTCAACAATTATCATTGGTTATAAATTTTGATATCCCATTTAATAATGAAACATATATACACAGGATTGGGAGGAGTGGACGGTATGGTAGAAAAGGTGTCGCAATAAATTTCGTATTAAATAAAGAATTAGATAATTTTAATGAATTAAAAAAATATTATGATACAAATATTAAAGAAATGCCAGAAGATATACATACATATTTATCTATTTAAGATTAATGCGTATATATTATAATAAATCTTTCTAACAATAATTAAATGGCAGACAATTTTGAAGTTAATATTGATGAAGGGATACAGAACATTAATTTAGATGATATAAATATTGTTAATGATACTATAGATGATAATAATTTACTTGGGGTCGATTTATTAGTTGATCCGAATAAAATAAAATCGTCAACATCTAATGAAGATCTATCATATAAAAATGATGATGATATATCAGTATCATATTCTCCAAAAGATCCAGAAGTTAAAAATATAAATACATATTCTGAATCTAAGAGTATTCCACTATCAGATCCAATATTAGATAATGTAATATCAGAGGATGAGGGTGAAGAAGAATATAAACCAATTCATAAAATGAATTCACAAGATATAAAAAATGAAAAAATAGATTTAATATATAAATTTAAAAAATTAGAATCTCAGGGTATTAGAACAACTATGAACTATACCATGAATTCTCATTTAGATGATATGAGAAATGAATATACAAAACTAAAAAAACAAAGAGAATTAGAAAATTCTATTAAATTTCAGAGAAAAATGTTAATGGCGTGTATTACTGGTATAGAATTCTTGAATGGAAGATTCGATCCATTCAGTGTTAAATTAGATGGTTGGTCAGAATCAGTTAATGAAAATATAAATGATTATGATGAAGTGTTTGAAGAATTAGCTGAAAAATACAGTGGTCCGGGTGAATCATCACCAGAATTAAGATTATTATTTATGTTAGGTGGAAGCGCATTTATGTTCCATTTAACAAATACAATGTTTAAAACATCTCTCCCTGGAATGGATCAAATATTAAGTCAAAATCCAGAATTAAAAAAACAATTTGCTGAAGCTGCTGTTAATGGAATGAGTGGTAATAATAATAATACATCAAGTGGTGGTGGTATGCCAAATATGATGAGTATGATGTCAGGATTAATGGGGGGTGGTCGTGAAAATATGAATAATTATAGAGCAGAAATGAATCCACCCGACAATGATCTAGATGATATTATTAATCAAATGAATCTAAATCCAAATAATATTGATTTAGATTCTATATCATTAAATAGTGGTGAATCAAAAAATGATGGAATTACTTTGAATATTTAGATAAAACTATCTGTATTTCATTTAATATTTTGTCGTGTTCATCTTTTTTTTCAGATTGTACCTCTTCATTATAAATATTCATAGTTATCAATATAAATGTAATTGTTAATATTATACTTGCTACACAATCTCTTGTTGTCATATAAAATATACAAAATATGGTTAATCTTCTTATTGCGGGTCTATTAATAAATTTTTTTTGTTTTGGTGTTAGCTCATCTAATATAAACCTTGATCCAATATTAATAATTATTATAGCTAATCCTAATATATATTTATTTGTATCATCATTTATTTTATACATTTATATTATAAAAAATATAATATTTTATAATATATAATATACAACAATAATGGTGGGATTTTGTAGTATAGATGATGCTTTCCCTGGTTTTAGTAAAGATAAAAGAAATAAAAAAGAAGATATATATTTAAATGATAATGTTAAATTATCTAAAAGAATCAGCAATCTAGAAAAAAGAGAATTTGTTGATCCTGAAAGAACTGTTAAAAATAATATAGACTATGAAGTCAATGCGATTAATAAAAAATTATTTGAAGATCTTGATAATAAATATAAAGTAATTGTAGAAAAATTAACAGGTGAAATAAATAATCTAAAGGATCAATTATTTACATGCTCAAATAGTAATAAAGAAGATATTGTTGAAGGATATTCACTAGATGTTCAGAATGATCAATTTAATGAATTAATGTTATATATATGTACTTGTATATTTTTTATATTTTTATTTGATTATATGTTTACATTTGGAAAGAGATGTTATTAAAAAAATATATAATATAATATATATATTATGAATAAAATACCCGAAGCTTCTAATAAAATCGATTATTTAAATAATTCAAGATATTTAATTAAGCCAAATGATTTAATATTGGATCCATTTATGTATATTTATGAAAAATCTCTCAAATTTTACAATGATAATAAAACTAATAAACATTATAACTTTTTTGAAAATAAAGATAATGTTCCAGAAGTATTAAATAGATCTAGTACTTTTCAAAATATGGAATATAATAGAGCTGATATGTTAGCTAAACCACCAATTCTAGGATTGGATATAAATTTATAATTTAGCTACAATTACATACATGGTTTTCCTCTCAACCTTTTTTTGAACTATAAACTATTAGCCCCGTTTTTGATCTCTTTTTAACAAATTTTTTTCCCTTATATTCAAATGAATTAGCATTTGAACTTCTAGCTTTATTTAAAGCCATCATATATGTATTTAATTTCGATTTTTTACTTTTACTTTTACTTTTACTTTTACTTTTACTTTTACTTTTTTTTAATTTATACTTTTTTGTTTTCTTGGAACTCATTGATCTTTTTGGACGCATTGATCTTTTAGAACGCATTGATCTCTTCGATTTTTTAGAACGATTCGATCTTTTACCACCACCGGTCATACATGTATCACAATTAGCCATTATATATATATATTATATATATATTTTTTTTTAAGAAAATCCTAAATATCTAGTTGTATTTGTAGGAACCCCAAATAATATGTGTAATATTATTCCTAACACAAATACAATTATTGTACTTAACACGATGGGAATATCAGTTACATAGGCAAATATTACAGAAAGTATAATAGTAACAATATAATCAACTATAGCAGTACCCATGAATCTATATGAATGAACGCCCTCATATGGTTTTCCAATTATATCTTTATATTTTTTTAAACATTCCATATATATAATATAATAAAGTATTTCTATACTTAATTTTTAGAAATATTAATTTTATTTAAATTTTTTAAAATTAATTTAACCTCTGACAATGATATATCTGGTATAGTCATATTATTCTTATTTGTTATATTATTCTTATTATTTAATTTGCGAACATATTTAATATTATTTATTTTACTTGGTATAGGTGGAGGTGGAGGTGGTGGTGGTGGTGGAGGTATATGTTTTTTATTAACTTTCGTATCAATGAATGAATAATGTTGTAAATAAATTGGTTCATTAACTTTAATTTGTAATATATTCCAATTAAACCATATTTCATTTTTAACAATCCATAATCCATCCAAATTTATTATCAGTTCACCATATATATTATTCGAAAAATTATTTATTTCTTCTTTATTTTGATTATATATTTTACATTTTTTAATTTTTAAGCGCATCAACTTATCTTTTAAAAAATTATTAACATTGAATTTATTAAATTTTATCTCAACTTTCTCATATAATTTATTAAATTTAAATATTAATTCTTTTATTTTCTTGTCATTCTCAATGTTAATAAATAATATATCTAAAATATTTTTTTCTTTATCTATACCATATGGTATTAATATTTTTGGTGTTTGTAAATATTTCATCTCGATTGGAATATAAGTAAAATCATTCGAATATTTTAATTTATTTTTATATTTAATATCTACTGTAAAATTTTCAACAGTAGATATCAACATGTATATTATAATATTTATTATATATTGCTTATATAATTAAAAAAGTATATTAGATTGTTTTAAACATATTTTAATACTATTATGTATTGTTAGTGTTACTATAAATAAAAATAAAAATTTAATGAATTCATCATTACTCATTTACAATTACATATATATTATTTCAGAGTGATAAAAATTCTCCATCCTTATTTGGAAAATGAATCTTAAGGTACTTTTGTAGATTAAAGTATGTTAAGTCCTCCTTAGATTTTGAATCAATGCGAAGTAGCTTACATAGTTTCGCATCAGGTAGTAGAATACGCTTATCCGATGGATTAGTTAGACCATTATCGTTACAGTACTTTGTAATAGCCTTAGTTACATCAACTCGTGCGATTAATTCATCATTCTTTAGATCTAAAAATTTACGAAGTTCATCGGATACATTACCTGGCTTCGAAAATCCATTTAGTGGCTTCTCACCATTCGGTAATAGCTTTTGCTTGCGACCACTCATCTTTTTAATAGCTACTCTAGACTCCTTATTGAGTCTCTTCTCTAGAGAATCTAGAGACTTAATAGTAGCTCGTAGTACATTCATTTGATCCTTTAGAGTAGAACGAATCTCCATAAGCTCACTTGAAAAATCTAGGAACTCTGATTCCTCACTCGATTTTACTTGAGAGTCTGGCTCAACTGGAGGATCCGGCTCAACTAGAGGATCCGGCTCAACTAGAGGATCCGGCTCAACTGGAGGATCCGGCTCAACCGGTTTTACTACTTTATTAGATTTTGATGTCTTTGTTTTCTTTCCTGCCATTATATTTTTTTATACTATTTGTTTTATTTTATTTTATTTATCCAACCGCACTACTTATTTAATATATATTATTAATATTTTTTTAAATATATTTAAATTATCGATTGAATCCATAGATTATGATCAATACATTTTTTTATTACAGTTCCAAAAGAAATAATACACCACATCGCAGTCATGCTAGAATAATTATTATTTGTTGTATTTATTAATTTATATACATCATTAAATAATAATGTTTTAATTTGTAATACATCATTTAAAGTATTTACAAACATATAATTATTTGAAAATAATTGATCATTAATTATCATTGATCTTGTTTCTGGTGTTAGTTGAATTCTATAATACCACATATCTTGAAATGATGCGTATAATTTCTTTAGTTTATATAAATTTAATCTATCTATCCAATTTTTTTCTATATTATATCCATAACTTGAAATTTTTATAATTATATCATTTATTTTAGATTCTATATCTAATTCTATATTTTCATGTTCTAATGTTATTTGAATATTATTCTTTTTTAAATATCCAATTATCTTCCTTATATTCTTAATTACGTTATCTGGTATTATATTTCTTGTATATGGATTCAACGGTTTTGTAGAATCTCTTACTAATTTATATATACTTCTTATATCAAACATCCATATATTATCTGAATCATCTTTATATGAAAAATAATAATTAAAACCTATCTCTGATTTATTTGTACTATAATAAAAATCATCTTCGTTATTAACTGGTTTATATATTCCTGGTCCTTTTAATTTTATTTTTATTTTTAAAAGATATCTTCTTATATATGATTGTAACTTAATTATAACATTTATATCATTAAATCTTTTGTAACTATTAATTGTGTTACATAATTTATCAAATAACTCTTTTTTTTTTGTTTTTTTAATTTTTATAATAATATTAGGATTTATAATATTATTCAGTTTAATATAATTATTTATAATATCTTTTTTATAATAATCAGATGATTTATATGTAAATTTATCAATTATAATGTTATTATTATTAATTAATTCTGATTTCATTTTAATTTATTATATATATTTTAATTATTAAATATAAATTTGAAATTGATATAAGGAGATAATTATATTATATAAATAACTAAGTATACAGAGAATAAATAAATAATTAAGTATACAGAGAATAAATAAATAAATAAATAGAAAAAGAGAAAAAGATAATGTCCGATCAACCAGTTACATATTCGCCGAATGAAGCTACTGAACTAGTTAAAAATATTAAGTTTTCAGATGTAAAGGTTACTCAGAGTGGTGGAAAGATTATTTTTGCCTCTGTAAATGATGAGCCTCTATATCTAAGAAGTGATAAATTATCAATGCCATTTGATGCTTCATTTTATAGCGATAATGAAAGTTCTGACAATGGTAAACTTCAAATCACAGTTAACATTGATCCCGAGTCTAGTGAATCAAATAAGCATATGTGTGAGTTTGCTGAAGCTCTTGACAATAAGGTTTGTGAAGAGGCTATGAAGAATCATGTCCAGTGGCTAAAGCTCGCAAAGAACAAGGTAAATAAAGATGCTATTGAAGATCGATACACAAATATGAAGAGAGTGTCAGTAGATCCAGAAACTGGTGAACCGGATGGCAAGTATCCACCTAGTTTCCGTTTTAAGATTCCTAAGAATAAGGGAAAGTGGGAATGTAAGGTATTTGATCACAATCGTCGAGAGATTCCAATTAATGATATGTCAAATGATGAAGTAATGGCACTATTTCCTAAGAAGTCAACTATTAAAGTATTACTACAACTGACCGTAGTTTGGGTCGCTGGAAGTAAGTTTGGTGTATCATGGAAGGCTCAGCAAATTAAAGTAGATAAGCCAAAGACACTTGATTCATATGCCTTCCAAGACTCAGATGATGACGATGATCTAGAGACAGATGAAGATACAGAAGAGGAGGAAGTAGTAAATCGCGATTAATTATTTATACAATTATTAAAATACTTGATTGGGATTTTACATATATGAATTAAATTACTCATCGCCATATGAATATTATTATAAGAATTGTTAGAAATTGTATTCTCTAATTCTGTATTATTATTAATACATTCTGCTATTTTTTTATCATTTATTTCTATAATATAATTTAGTGCTGATATTTTATATAATTGATATAAAATATATGTAAAAGATAATGTTACTCCAAATCTATATACCTTATATCTCGAATAGTTATACATAAATGGTTCGGGATTAATAACTCTATTATTCGAAGCATTAATATTATTGTATCTAACAACTCTAATTGTTTCTTTATCATTTTTTAAATATTTAATATTTTTTCTACATAATGGACATTCTGGTTTATTATCTAGACAATCATCAATACATTTTTTACAATAACTATGATTACAATCAGTTGTTGTAATATTTTCTATTTCAGATAAACAAATCGAACATTCATTAATTGATTCTCTTAACATGATTATATATTTATTTAATTAAATATATAAAAATAAATCCTATTATTTAAATAATAAACTAATACCATATTCAAAACTAATATTTATATTCCATTCTAAACTTCGTATTTTTTTATTACTTATGTAATATCTTTTATCATTAAATGGTCTATCATCTATATATGTAATCCATTTATTATAATCTTCTGTATCATATATTTTATTTATTAATATTTTAGCAACATCCATTACAGAATATTCCATTCCATTATCACAACCAATATTATATATTTCACCTATTTTTCTATGATTTATTTGATGACAGGTTATAATAGTTTAATAATTTCATCTTCATTTAGTTTATAATCATTATATTCTTTTGCTTTTTCAAAGTTTTCTTTTATATATATTTCCATTGATTTATATTTTTCTATTGTTAAATTATTTAAGATATCTTTTAATTCATCTAATGTATCAAATATTATCATACCTTTAATATTAAAAAAATCACAAATACTAGGACATCCCCAATATATTGGTACAGTTCCTGATAATAAACAATCAATTAATTTTTCTGAAAAATAATAATCCTCTTTACAATTTTCAATGGTAATAGAAAACATATAATCTTTTAATCCTAATATTTTTTCATTTGTAATATGTTTCCATGAGTGCTCGATTGTATAAATTTTACTCTTTGTCCCCGATAATTTTTTGAAATTTCCTCCAAATTTATCTACATCAATATTTTCTTTTACTAAATATTCTAATATGACATGTCTTAATTTATGTCCAGAAGTTATGGTTTTATTTGATGAAATAATTGAACATAATTTTGATTTATCGTATAGTTTCTGATATGATTCATGTAACCATGTTGTTCCATATAAATTTAATTTAACTTTATCGTTATTTATATCTAATATTTTTTTATTATGAGTTAATACTAAATCATATTTATCAACATTATTTAACACATAATTATAACTTTGTTGAGTTATTTCAGGCGATTCTATTAATAATGCTATATTTTTAAAATTATCATTATGTTGATTAATTAAATAATCTGTAAAAATAACTATATCATTATTTTTAGGATTTTTTCTGGTTATTTCTATTTTATCTGTTTTAATAAAACATGGTTCTTCAATAACACATTTATCTTGTAAATTTATTATTGGTTTTTCTTCTATATTATTAATTATTTTATAAATAATTTCATTCCTTATTATATTCCAATATAAACTACCTTCTTTTCCACCATTATATGTTAAACCATTTTCATGTAATCTATAATAATATAATATATCGTTTAAACAATATATTTTTCCATATTTCTTAAGAACTCTCAATATTAATTCAAAATCTTCACACATTGAATGAAGAGATTTATTATAATTACCAACTTCTAATATTTCTCGTTTTCTAAAACACCAGGTAGCATGGTTTGTAATCCAATGATTCGATTTATTATCTAAAAAATCTTTCCAAGTAAATATAAACTTATGATTTGTTTTTCCACAATCTACAATTTTATTGTTAATATTTCGAAACATTTGTAATTGTGATGCACATAATCCACATTCTGGATTATTATTCATAAATTCTAATTGTTTTTGGATTCTTGTTGGTATCATTATATCATCACTATCCATTCTAAATATTATTTGATTAGTGCATAATTCTACGCCTCGATTTAATGAATATCCCAATCCTTTATTAGTTTCATTTTCTGAATATATTATTCTCACAAATCTTGTTGTTTTTTCAAATTCTTCCAATGCTTTTTTTAATAATGTTGAATTTAATTCATCCGAACCATCATCAATCCATACTATTTCCATACCAATATACCCAATCTGTTTTTTTATCGACATTAAACATTCATTAACATATCTTATATTTGTGTTATAACTAGGAATTACAATGGAAACTTCATCCTCTGGTTTCAAAAATTGTTTTGGTATTGAACCACTCATATCAAATTTCCCCCAGTTCGTTGAACCCCATAATTGATGTGAATATACTTTACCATGACCCTGATACTCTAAACCAGTATTATGAATCGGTAAAAATGTATAACTTGGTAATATCCTAATATCATTAAAGATATCTTTATCATATATTTTTGTTACTAATGTTGGTCCAGTTATTTGCCATGGTAATAAACCAGTTTTAGATTGACTTACTTCATTATTTTTAATAAAATTAATACATTTTTTAATAAATGGATGCTTAGGAACAAAACCCATTATACCATTCGCAATTAAATCTTTTCTAACTTTTTCATTCTCGTAAATCATAAAATTATTATTCAATAAATAATCTATTGGTTCAATACATACAGAATCCGCATCTAAAAATACTCCTCCATATTTATATAATAATTCTAATCTCATAATATCTACTTTCCCACAATACTGTTCCATACTATCTATCTTATCCTGACATTCAAAATTCATATCTCTTTTTTCAAATTCCGATTCATTCCATCGAATATATTCAAAATCTGGATGTTTATTTTTCCAAGTATCCATTGGTTTTATTGGGGGTTCTTTGGGACCTATCCATACTTGATGAATTATTTTTGGTATTTTCATAATACATATTAAATTACTTTATTTTTTAAATATAGACAAATCGTAGTCTAGTACAAGTTTATCATTTTTATTTGTTAATACACATTTAACATCATAATCTGGTATTTTTCCATATTCTATTAAAAATAATGCCGCCGTTAATGTTTGATATTGTTCTTCTGAACATATTAATATATTATAATTAACAAAGTTTTTATATATATATACTAATAATTTTTTGTATCTATCTTTGTAATCTATAAAATTTTTGATCGGAAATTTTATCTTTTGTACATTTATATCTAAAAACTGATAACTAGTTGTTAAATTAATAACAATATCTATATTATATGTTTTATATATCTCTTTATCAAGTAAAGTATCGGAATCTCCGATATATAATCCTGATACAATTTCTGTAATCATATATATATTATACTATTTAAAATTTAAAATTTGAAATTTTAAATAATTTAAAAATTAATTAAATAAATATTGTTAATTAATGGATAATTCTGATGATTGTCTATTTGAATCAACTATTTTTAATAATGAAAAAAAAAGTAGTTGTTGTGATATATCTGAAAATATAAAACTAGCAAAAGATTCAAGCTATATTTGTAAAATATGTGAAAAACAAATATCATTTATTAGTGATGCTCCAGAATGGAGATATTATGGTTCTGATGATTCGAAATCATCTGATCCAACAAGATGTGGACCACCTATTAATGCTTATTTACCTAAATCATCTATGGGTACATCCGTTTCTAATAAAACTAATAGATGTGATAATAATACAAATAAAGTTAGAAGATTTCAAAATTGGAATTCTATGACTTATAAAGAAAGAAGTTTAAATAAAGTTTATAATACTATAACCACAACTTGTATATCTAATAATATTAATCAAAAAATTATAAATGAAGCAAAATCCTTATATTCATTAATAGCTGAAGTAAAAATCTCAAGAGGTGTAAATAGACATGGTATTATTGTAGCATCTGTATTCTTCGCATGTAAAAATTGCGATGTTCCAAGATCAGATAAAGAATTATCTAAAATATTTAATGTTGATAATAAAGTTGTTACTAGTGGTATTAAAAAATTTCAAGAAATTTTAAGAACTAATAGATCTTATAATACCAGAATATATAGTAAAAATAGCATATCTCCAATTGATTTAATAGATAGATATTGTAATAAATTAAATTTAAATAATAATGATGAAATTAAAGATTTATGTAATAAAATATCTTCTTATAATTTAATTTCTGAGAATACGCCACCATCTATTACAGCCGGGTGTATTTACTATTATATTTTAAAAAATAATTTAGACATATCAAAAAAAGATATACATGATGTTTGTGAAATTTCTGAAGTAACTATAAACAAATGTTATAAAAAAATAAGCGAACTTTTAGATAACTAAATAATCATTTTAAGAGTAAATTTTTAAGATATAAAAAATAATCGCACCAATTACACCCTTAACTAATAATCCTACTAATGATAAAGATCCCTCATTATCAAATAATGGCATACTTTTAACTAGTACTTCATCTATCTGGGGCATACTCAATAATACTACTAACATTAATACGGACAATGGTTCTTTACATTCTCTTATTAATTTTTCAGTTGGAGACTCATCCATTTTTACTGGCATAGACATTCCCATTTTATTCATCATTTGTTCCGGCATATGTTGTCCATTCGGCATTAAATATGGTTTTTTTTGTGCCATCTGCTGTTGTGCCATCTGCTGTTGTGCCATCTGCTGTTGTGCCATCTGCTGTTGTGCCATCTGCTGTTGTGCCATCTGCTGTTGTGCCATCTGCTGTTGCGCCATCTGCTGTTGTGCCATCTGCTGTTGCGCCATATGCTGTTGCGCCATATGCTGTTGTTGATCTCCTTCATTAATTTCGGATAAAATAGAATCTACAATTTCTTCTTCTTCTTTTGAAAGATTATCAGAATTAGTGATATGCCCTATATCTGTTTGACCACTCATTTTATATAATATTTAATTATTATTTTATAATTTTATGAACGTATCGAAACTATAATATTTCTACTATATGACTTAAATATTATATCTACAAATAAAAATCCAATAAATATCGATATTATGTCTCTCATTAGATTATATTATATAAAACTATTTTTATATTAATATAATAAATGAATATTATACGAATTAATACAGATGATACGATGACTGAAATTAAATCAACAAAAAACTGGATGAACACTATTAAAAAAAATAGTAATAATGATATTAATTTATTATTTGAATGGTTTATTGATAATAATTCAAAGTTACTATTATATGGTAATTTAGAAGGAGAACAAATAAATAATCATGTAATTCCATCCAATGGTGTATCTTCTTTAGATATATTATCTTATAATGATATTATATTATATGATAATATATATATCGTAAAACTAAAAAATAATAAATTAATAAATTACAGTATAAAAGAATATGGAGAATTCTATTCAATAAATTGTGATTATTATTCAGATAATATCAATGAAAATGATTCAGATGATGAATATAATAATAGTAATATTACATATGATAATATTTATTTAAATACATTTGATGATAATAATTTAAGTTACGATAATAATATATATTAAAAATTTGATATTATATAATATATATATTAATTAAAAAATATATATGAACTCGAATATTAATGATAAATTGCGCAATAACTCGGTTAAAAAATTCGATCTATTTATAAATGATTTATCTTTATCTCGTAAATTTGAACAATCTATATATAATTATGTAATTGAAAAAGCTATAAAACATAATATCATTAGATCATGGAATAATGATATTTTTAGAAATTTATATCATTTTAAGATTATATCATTTTATGTTAACATTAATGACAAATCATATGTAAAAAATAATAATTTTATTAATAGAATTAAATCATCTGAAATTAATCCCAGTAATATTAATAATCTACATTTATATGATATAAATCCCGATAACTGGAAAGAATTAATTAATAAAAAAATAAAATCTGATAAAATTAAAAATGAATTAAAACCAAAAGCTATGACAAACTTATATAAATGCTCTAGATGTAAAAGTAATGAATGTTCGTTATATGAAGTTCAAACAAGATCTGCTGACGAACCAATGACACAATTCATTACTTGCTTAAAATGTAATAATAGATGGCGTCAATAAAGGCTTTTTGATTGATTCACTAAACCCAATCCCATTTCATCTACAGGCATAACAGTACAATTGCTATTATCACCACATACCTGTAATAGTTTTGGATATACTGTTGTATAATCTGGACAATTTGTACATTTGTAGTATTTATCTAATTTATTATGTATTCCGGATAATATTTGTGTTCCATTATTTTGTAGAAAATTTCTATATTCTAGTGATTTAGCATATAAATTATCCGTATATATTTTTTCTCCATCTTCTTTAGAAACTATACTACCTAAATCAAGTAAACATGATGATCTGTAATCTGTTAATGATCTTCCATCACTCATAATTGCCGGGAAATCTAATTTTGTATTATTCATATATATATATATATATATAATTATATTTTTATTTTAATAATCTTTCAATCAATTCATTTTTTGTACCTGATTTTATTAATCCCTTTTTATTCGATAATATTCTTAATTCTTTTACTGACATATTATTAAGTGTTTCCTCATCTACTTCTATCTCATCAACTTCTACCTTATCTACATCTACCTCTTCTACCTTATCTACCTCATCAACTTCTACCTTATCTACCTCATCAACTTCTACCTTATCTACCTCATCAACTTCTACCTCATCAACTTCTATCTCATCAACTTCTACCTCTTCTACTTTATTTACCTCATCAACTTCTACTTTATTTACCTCATCAACTTCTACCTTATCTACCTCATCAACTTCTACCTTATCTACCTCATCAACTTCTACTTTATCTACTTTATCTACTTTCTTATCATTATCTACATCCGTTAAAAAATTTATAATATTATTATGATCTTCTTTATCTAGTTGTGTTCTTAAAGACTCAGATTCACTTAATACTTGTTTATTCATCGGCTTTTCTTTTATTTTTGTTGGTATATTTTTCATTCTTGAATTGTATGTAGAAACACTCGCACCCACTTGTGATACATATCCACTACTATTATTCATATTAGGATATATTTGTTTTGTGGTCATTATATCTGGTATAACAGTTTTCGTAGGTTTAATTACATCTTTTTTACTATTTTGTTTAATTAAATTATTAATTTGTTTAATATTTTCTGTATTCATATTTACAGTATTCTTTAATTTCTTTAATTCTATATATAAATATGATGTGAATGAAACTATAATTACAAATATTATCAAAAATAATACATTATCTGTGTTTAATTCTATCATTTATAATTAATAATAATATTATTATTAATTTTAAACTTACAATTAATTATAATATATAAAGAAAGAAGTTTAAATAATTATTATTATATATACGCAATGAATAAAACCAATACTAAAGAGAAAAAAAAAAGAGGAAGAAAACCAAAAAATAATGTAATTGTAAATGATAATCCAGTTTTTGAAACACATAATAACGAATACATCATAAAATTAAATTCAGTAAATATACATAATAATCAAAATATTGATAATATTGGAGAAAATGATTATTGTCATCAAAATTCAATTATTACAAATAATATAAGCGAATTATGTTGGAATTGTTGTGAGAAATTAAATAGTAATAATATTTATGGTATTCCAATCATATATAAAAACAAAATATTTTATACATATGGTGATTTTTGTAGTTTTGAATGTGGACTTAGATATATCAAAGATAATTTCGATTCTAATAAATTTTTAGAAATTTCTTCATATACTAACTTATATAAAAAAGAAATATTGAACAATGATGATATTATAAATATTGCCCCACATAGACTATTATTGAAAAAATTTGGTGGTAATTTATCAATTGATGAATATAGATCAAACAATATTAAATATGGTAATAATATATTAAATATTCCAATTGGAACACAATTGTATCATACTTTTGAAGAAAATAAAGAAATACTAGATAGTAATAATGATAATTCAGATCTTAGATTATATAGAACAAAAACTAAAACAAATAGTGATATTAAATCTATTTTAAATTTATAAATGTAGTGATAATAAATTCGTTTTTTTATTAATTGAATTTAAACCACTCTCATTGTGTATAAATAACCCATTCGGTTTATAATCATCTATACTCTTATATTCATCTTTTATTACTTTTTTTTGTTTAAAACTTTTGTTTTTTGATTTTGATAAATCCCATGATATATATATACCATTTTTAATCATATTTGATACATCATGTACTATAAATCCATTCTCTTCTAATCTATTTATAATATAATTTTTCGCAAAAGTTGTGTTATATATTGGTAATCCAAATATATATTCAGGAATTTCATATATACATTCTAATTTTAAGTTCTCTGCATATATATTTATTTTATTATGACATCTTTTTAATATTTTATCATATACTACGTATTTCTCATACTTTTTTTTATTTATGTTGTTATATAAATTATTTATATTAATTTGTGACATATGTTCTATTATTTATAATATTATAAATAAAAATATAAAATGATTGATACTTTATTTTTATCCGGAGGGGGTGTTAAAGGATTTATTTATACTGGTATATATAAATTTCTTGAAGAAAAAGATTTATTAAAAAATATTAAAAATATTATATCTTGTTCAATTGGATCATTTTTCGCATTTTGTTTTTCTGTCGATTTAAACTTATGTTTAATAAAAAAAATATTAATAAATATTAATATTTATGATATTGATGATATTGATTTTAACAATTTCACAGAATATGGATTTTTTGATAATACAATATTTAAAATAGCAATAAAACACATTTTATTATATAAATATAATACTGATAAAATAACACTAAAAGAATTATATGATAAAACTAAAATAAATCATAGAATCAAAATATATAATTATACTAAATTAAAAACAGAATATTATGATCATATATCTAATCCCGATATGGATTTGGCATTATTAATAACCGCAGCCACATCTATACCTCTTATTAATAAATACATTGTTTATAATAATCAATATTTATTAGATGGGGGTATTACAGGTAGTTATCCATTCATTAATGATGAAAAATATAAGAATTATATTGGAATATATATATATGTTGAAGATACTGATAATACTAACAATGATGAAAACAATTTTATAGATTTTATTAAGTTTTTATTTTATAAAAGAGATTCACAAATAGAAAAACAATATTTAAATAGTGATAAAAGAATTTTAAAATTGGGATTAAATATTCCTAGTACTTGTTTTAAATTATCAGAATCTGATGTAGATAATTTAATTAACACTGGGTATATTAATTTAAAAGAATATTATAATAATAATAAAGATATCTTTGAGAATAACCTTTTAACCAAAGAACCATCCAGTTGATATATTCTTATCTGTTTTTTCTAATTTATTATTTTCATTAATTAATAATTTTATACATTTTACTTCATTATTTAATAAAAATATATCATTTTTTAATAAAATTATATCATTCTTTAATTCTAATAGTGATGAATTAATTTCGCGAAGTAATTTTAAATTTTCTGATATTCCTTTATCAGAATTATTAGATTTATCACTCATCAATATAATTTTTTTGATATATTATTATTTTTTATTTATATTCTAATAAAATATAAATAGAATAAATTATTATCTAAGATTAATATTGGATCATATACAAAATTACATATGGGAAGACCATTGGTAAGTGAACCTTCAACTAATCGACCACCACACATCTGCTTCATCATACCTGAACACATACATCCAACTATAAACGCCAATATAATCACAAGTAAGCTATTATCATCTATTATTCTATATATATATATTATATTTTTTTCAAAGTATTAGTAAATATGTTAAAGATTGGAACAGATTGTAGTGGAATTGAAGCTCCAATTGAAGCAATGAAAAAGATATCTTGTAAATACAATATTAATTTTAAACATATGTTTTCTAGCGAAATAGACAAATTTGCTATAAAATATATTAAAGCAAATCATAATCCTGAATATTTATTCGATGACATTAAAAATAGAATTATAAATGATGTACCAGATATAGACATATATGTTGCTGGATTCCCATGTCAACCATATAGTCGTGCCAATAAATTTAAATTAGAAGTTGACCCAAGAACTGATTTATTTCATGATTGTGCTAAAGTTATTCACGAACGACATCCAAAAATATTTATTTTAGAAAATGTCAAAACTTTAGTGACATTAAGAGATGGTTATTACTTTGATAAAATTTTAGAATCATTGAATAAAAACAATAGATATCATATACATTATAAAATCATAAATTCTAAAGATTATGGTATACCACAGTGTAGAGAAAGATTATATATAATTGGTATATCTAGAGAACATTCAAAAGATATCTTCAAGTTCCCAGATAAAATTAAAATGAATCAAATAACAAGTTTTGTTGATAAAAAAAATAAAAGTATAGATGAGATTAAAGAATGTAATATAGAATTATTTAATAATATACCAAAAGACTCTGTTTTTATTGATATTGGTTTTAGAAAAGCAAAGTTCCCTAAATCTAATAAATGGGCACCTTGTATAACTGCACAACCTAATATGTGGTGCGTGCCTATGAATCGCAAAGCATCTGTTGATGAATACTTGAAGCTACAAGGATTCCCATTATCTGTTAATAGACCTATATCAGATCATCAAATGAAGAAAAAAATAGGTAACTCAATGACAGTTGATGTTATAGAATTATTATTAATAAATTGTTTAAAATCTATTCATATAATAAGATAAAAAAATACATATGGAAAATGTACCTTCCCGAGCATAATGCTCTAGCGTATAATTTTTCGTGTTTCGCTTATTCACGTAGTGAGATTTAAGTCCTACCCAACTAGTGCCTTTAGTGGAACACCCTCACTAATGAAGGTATCGTCTAATGGCCTATATGCTCCACACTTGAAACAATCTGACCTAGCAATGAAACATGAATACCCACATTGGGGACATTCCCAATGTCCATCCTCAACAGACACTTCCTTCACAGCCTCCTTAACAGACACTTCCGTCACAGCCTCCTCAACCATCTTCGAAATCTTGTCTTCACTTGCCTGTATATTAGGATTAAAAGCACTCTATAATTAAGCTTATTAAATTATTAAATTATTAAATAATTTTAATTTCAAATTTTATGAAAAACTTTAAAATGATATCTTAAAATCTATTCATATAATAAAATAAATACATCAAACAACAAAAGCCGCAACGGGCTTTGTGTCGGATGCGTCGTGCACCAAATTTTTTTTGTCTTTTTCTTTTTTTTTGTCACTCATTGTCAAGTATCTTCTTCTTCGAATCACTGACGGCAATTCTGAAGGCATATCTGTTCCTTCCTGTAAGCCTCACCCATGTTTACAAATTCGGCTTCAAGTGCATTTTTGATCGCGGTGCGAACCCCATTATATTGCTCTCCGATTTCCCGCAACTTCTGGGCTGAATCCCCTTTTTCGCATGCTTTTCTGTAACGATCGTGCAGTTCTATTAGCTTCCTGAAAAGCCTCTCCATGTTATCCACAGCCAGGTCGAGTACATCCTCCCTTGTGTCGACAGAATCAAGCCAAAGACCTTGACGTTCCTCCGGTGTATGATAAAATGTCCACAGCTGCTGCATCTTCTTATCCAGCTCCTGCTCCCTCTCAGTCAGCATACGTTTCCTCTCAGTCACCCAATTCTTCCACTCCGTCTCATCTGCGACACGTGCCGCCTCATCTGCGGCCATATCACGTCTATGTCTCACAGTCAGGCACACTGCCTGCACTACCTTCACAGCAGCCACCATCAGTAAAGTGACGTTTAGTCCCCTCATAGTAACTCCTTTTCCTGTGCGCCACCCCCCGCTAAACCTTCTTGAATATGGTTATTGCGTGTGACACGTGGGCCGAGCTCGTTGTAGCTCTAGGTAATAGAAAAAAAATATAAAAAATTCAAATTATTTGTTATACCTTTAAAATAAGATATCTTAAAATCTATTCATATAATAAAATAAAAAATACACGTGGAAGGTGTACCTTTAGCTTATGTTTATCGTGTTTTGCTTATTCACGCGATAGGATTCTGGTTCCTACCAACCTAAAAGTTACTCTAGTTTGTAACGAGACCAGCCATATGGCAGGATTTCTTCACTGAGAATCTCCAACGGCTCACGACACATGGGACATCCTTTATTCCCAATTGTGCGCTTCATATGGTCACTTATACAATCATTGCAAAATACATGACCACATAATGTCTCGATGACTTCACGCTCTCCCACACGGCAAGCATCTGCCAAGCAGATCGAGCATTCTGGGATGCATGCCACATCCTGTATATACTGCCAATCCTCTTGAAGGTCTCTCGGAAGGTTGGGGGAGTCTCTGTAGTAGAACCCAAATCCCATAGATCCTTCCGCAAGACCAAATCCAGGTGGGCATTGTTTTTTCATCGCAACATCGTAGTCTTGCTTTGTTATTCTACCATAGATGCCACACATGAGCCTGATCTTTATGAACATCACGTCCTTCATGGCTCGCGTGGCCTCATACAGATCATGATCTGTCTGTTTAGCCTTATCCACAAGCTCCATATGCTGATCCGATAGATCTTCCACTAGAGACTTCCACAAGGCCTGCGCCTGCTGCTCCTCGTGTTTCGCCTTTTCCAACGCACCCTCATTGAACTTGGCACATGCGGAATTCATTGATTCATCTAGATACTCAACTCTTTTTTTCACCTCCAAGTAAGCTGTGCGCAACTTTTTCCATGCAATTTTCTTAGCCGCGGTATTGTGGAACTTGTCAAGCTCCCTCAGCACCTCGATTACCTTCTTCGTCAACATTGAGACATCGTCTTTGGTTTGCCGCAGCTTATCCGCCAACGCCTTCTCCTTCTCAGACTTCTCAGCTACAGCCATCTCCTCGCTCTTTTTGCGCGAAATGTAGCCACGCATCATCGATTGGATCAATGTGGCCGCAGCCTTCTCCTTCTCAGCCACAGCCATCTCCTCACTCTTTTTGCGCGAAATGTAGCCACGCATCATCGATTGGATCAATGTGGCCGCAGCCTTCTCCTCACTCTTTTTGCGCGAAATGTAGTCATGTATGACAGTGGTCGCACCCACTACCACGGGCAGAATCACCGTTAGCATCTTTAGCATGATTTCTTGTTTCCCGGGAACCTATAACCTATCCCCGTGGCTCTCTTCTCGCAATCTCCTAGCGTCTCTGAGAACCTACCCGTGTTTTTTTACGCAACCAACCTTGCTAAGTAGCGAAGTGTTGCGAGTCAAAGCAAACGGGTATGCTGTAAAATAAAAAAAAATATAAAAAATTCAAATTATTTGTTATACCTTTAAAACAAGATATCTTAAAATCTAGTAATATAATATAATGAATAGTTGTTGTAAAAACAATATTAAAACCAAAAAATGTAAAAGAAAAGATGGTAAAGTATTCAATCTTCCTAGAAAATTTAGCAAGAAAAAATGTAAAAGTAAAAAAGGATTTAGTATGAAAAGTAGTTGCGCGCCATATAAATACTGTAAATCTGGTGGTTCTAAAAAAAATAAATTACCAACATTAAGAAAAATTGATACTAAAAATAAACGACACAAATATAAACTTGATGACCCGCCAAAAAAAAGAAGATTAGCGATTGATGAGGGTATTCGTGCTGAATCAAAAAAAAAGAATAGTCCTATTAAAGATGCGGCAGTTGCTAAAAAAGCCAGATACAATATTTTAAGAATCTATAGAAAAAATAATAATAAACATCATTGTAATGTTTTAACGCAAGACATGAAGTATATTGATAGAAAATATAAATTAGGTAAAACTAAAAATATATGTAATAAAAAAGGTGGTTCTAGAAAAAAAACCAAGTCTAAATCTAAATCGAAACCAAAAAATTTATCAAAAAAAAAACTAATGATATATTTATTGAATAAAGAACTCAAAAAAAGATTTTGTAAATGTGTCAGGTCTGTTAAATTCGGAAAAAACAAAGCGAAACCAGGTGAAGAATATCCAATCTGTTATCGTTCAATATACATAAATAGAGGAATAAAACCACCAAAAGATGTTGTTAAATCATGCAGAAAAAAATAAATAATACATATTATTATTATTGTTATGATGGTTAATTACAACCACCATCTGCTGAAACACAAAAACTAGGAATCCTCCAAAAACTCGGTGTCCACAGTTCGTGACAGTTAGTAAGTACCATCAGCGCAAGCTCCTTCAAATAATCGTCCTCCACACATCTGTTTCATCATTCCATTACATATGTATCCTAAAATAAATGCCAATACAATCATCAATAATTCGTTGTTATCCATTCTATATATATATATATATAAAAATATTAAAATAATAATATTAAAATAATAATGAATATATTATCTTTTGATATTGGTATTAAAAACTTATCTTTTTGTTTATTAGATAAATCAACAAAAAAAATAGTAGATTGGGGAATTATAAACATATCTTGTGATAAATTATGCCAGCACATAAATACTAAAAATAAATGTTGTGATAAATCAGCAACATATTCACACGAAGAAACCTTGTTATGTAGTAGTCATTCAAAACTAAAACAATATCCTAAAAAATGTAAAAAAATAAAATCAGATAATTCTGTTTATAATATTGGTAAAAAAATGGTTGAAGAATTAGATAAATATCCTGAATTCTTGGAGTGTAGTGATGTTATAGTAGAAAATCAACCATCATTAAAAAATCCAACAATGAAATCAATTCAAATGATGGTTTATAGTTATTTCTTAATTAAAGGAAACTGTTCAAAATTAGAAATGATTAATGCTAGAAATAAATTAAAAGTTTATAATGGTCCAAAGATATCCTGTGATATCAAAGATAAATACAAAAGAAATAAATTCTTAGCAATTGAATATTGTAAAGAAATGATAAAGAATGAAGAAGATAAGTTCATAGAATTATATAATAATTCTAAAAAGAAAGATGATTTAGCAGATAGTTATTTACAAGGAAAATATTATATTACTATATAAAAATATATTTATTATTAAAATAAAAATATAGTTATTATTATATATATAATATGCCCAATTCGTCTAAATCTAAAAAAACTATGTCTAAATCTAATTCTAAATCTAAATCTAAATCTAAATCTAAAAGTAAAACAAAAGATGTAATTCCACATTGCCCAGAATGTAAATTCGAGTTTGTTAATAGTGATGATATTGCGCAAGATTATTATGTTAAAATTGGAATTATGACTGGCTCATATAGATTTGGTTATTGTTCTAATTGTGGATGTGTACTAGGATACAGTGCTATAAGATAGTAAATATTTTATTAAGAACCTGACTCTGTTGATACCCCTGTTACTTGATCTGTTACTGGATTTGTTTCTACCCTTGACTTAGATGGAAGACCAGCAATGACTAAAGCTACCATAACACCAATTGAAATCATTAATACAAACATTGTTATTAAATAATCAATTTCAGAGGATTGATTCGAATTATTATCGACTCCTTCAACCAATTGATTATCACATATATTCTTCATCATATCAGAACACATAAATCCTAAAAAAAAAGCTAAAATAACCATTAATAATTCATTACTTTTCATTTATATATATATATATATATAATTTATTCATCTTTAATAATCATATTAATTTTAGGGTTGGTATAAGTACCATTAATAGTATCAGAAAATCCGAATCTTTGTTTTTGCCAAGCTATTAATCTATCCTTAAAAGCGATTTTATCAATCTTCATATTCTTACCATAAACTAATTCGATCCAAGATTCATAATAATTACATAGATCTCTGAAAGAAGTAGTATCATCACGACATTCAATTGCCTGATCACCGAGCCATTGACCGATAATATCATTATGGTTTTTATAATTCTCAGTTTCCATGCGGATTGATTTAGGGATATCAACTTTGTTATTATCTAGAATACACCATTCTTTCATTAATAATCCCATAAATATAACATTCCAATTAGGAACAATTTCTTGTAATGATTTATCTGCTTTATATACATTCTTATCATGATCAACCTCATTCGCATCATCAACAAATCTTGAATTAAATGGGTATACTTGAACCCTTCTCCATGCTCCATTTGTTTTATCTTCAATTCTAGGTTTATCATTACACATAAGAACAATTTCGAATTGAGGCTTAAACTCAAAAGGTTCTTGATATAAATTTCTTGCTAAAATCATATCACCACCACTTAACTCTTTCATCTCACCTGCGTTAATTTTTTCATTCTCATCTGGTTCTTGCATATAGCATAATCTAGCACCTCTAGTTCTTGCTTTTTCTGGACAAGCAGCATTACTAGACTTTCTTTTTTGTGTTAATAATGTTACTGGAATATTCATACAATAGGATCCCAGTGTATAACGAATTAAATCAATCAAAATAGATTTACCATTACCACCAGAACCTGTCCAAATACTAAATCTATTAGAAACATTACCACACAAACGACTAGCAATGTATTTTAAACAATAACTTCTAATTTCACCCGGGGTTTCTTCTAATTCAGATAGATCGGGTAAAACACGAGTCAAAAATTGTTTTAGTTGTCTTGATCTCTTCATAAATGCTTTACTTGACTTCATTTTTTTTCCTGGTTTATATTGTTCCCAATTATCTCTGTCTATACCATCTCTTAATTGAATATATTCCCACATTTTATCTATACTAACTGGTAATTCATTTTCAAATACAGGAAGATCATATTTTGTTGATATAGTTAACTTATCTTCTGGATGACCCTCTCTAATCATATTATTTTCTAAATCTAAAACACAATTATCGAAACATAAAAGTTTTGTATTAGAATCCATCGTTTCTAAAAATGTTTCATCATAAAATTTCGTGCGACAAGCTTCCATAATGTTTTTTTGAAATGGAATATCCTTTAATTTATTATAAATTTTATTTGCGATTTCTTCCCATTTCTTGATATCTTCTGATTCGGGTTTACCAGTCATAGTAAGTTCATTCTGTGCATTTCTGAATCTTAGTTGAGAATTTGAAAATATAATTTTAATTCTTTTAGGTAATTCCATTTGTAGTTTATATCCCTGAGAACATTTATTCCACTTTGTTCCATCATGATGAAACCATAAATTAGATTTTATATCAGCACAAACATATTCATCTTTTAACATTAAATATACAACTTTGGCAACATCATCATGAGCTCCACCTTCTTTAACACATTTATCAATTAAATCAACAGCATCTTCTTCTTTTATTTTATAATATTCATAAATATTATCCAATTTAGCCTTTTTTTTTAACGATCCTATTGCTATTTCTTTATTATTATAATCTGGAAATGAATCCCATTTTTTTAAACATTCATTTCGACTCTCATATGAATCAGATTGTTTGCTAAATTTATTCCATATATCAAATAGTTCATTACCTATATTTTTTAATATTATACCGGTATTAATCCACAATTCATATTCATTATATCGATCATCTGACCAACATCTCATAACATATTTTTCAATAGTTTTTATATAATCCTCTTTTAATACAGTTTGTATTTCATTAGACATTTCTTGTTCTTCATCATCACTATAATCATATGTATCGATACAATCCAGTGATGACATTATATTACAGTTATTATCTATTATATCCTTTTTTCTAAGTACATTATCAATATCATTTTTATATTTAATATTAATAACATGTTCTTTAGTTAGGTAAAATAATTCCAATAATTCTTTATCAGATAATTCATTATCGATTTCACTTAAATTCTGATAAACATGAGTTACTTTATATGGAACATTATTAGGTTTTGTTGAACCATAAATAAACCATCTAGAAACATTTGTATCAAATATTTTATTAATATCATTAGTTGGTTTAGATACAAATGAATTTAATAAATCTTTAACATCTGACTTTAATGATAGCTGTTTAAAAAACTCTTTGAACACTAATTTATCTCCGATTATGTCTGGAAATAATATATGTAATCCTTCTTTAATAGTAAAACCATCATTATTAGTTTTAGGAGATTCTTTTTCTTGAATATAACATTTTTTATCTTCTATATTATCTATATCGAAATATTCAGATAAATATTTATATATAAATTTAATAATATATTCAATTGAATTTTTATTGATTTGTTTTCCTACTTTAGTACCGTTAAATGTGAAATCTAAATCAATAAATAAAGGTGTAATATCTGGAATGGCTTCAGTAATTGAAATTAAACCATTATTTATGAAAAAGTATTCATAAAAAGTATTTACAAGACTACTTGATAAATCAGTTGGAATATAATAAGATGCTCCGAATTTATATTCTTTATTATCAAAATTTGGAATTATAGTGTGAGTTTTATGTGAATTATTTTCATTCCATTTATATTTTTCCAACAAATTTATCAGATTCATAATTAATATTATAAATTAATTTTATAAATATTTTCAAATTTTAAATATTAATATTTAAAAATATAATTTAATGATTAATATAAGTATATTAAATGAATAAAGTTATTAAAAGATTAACCAAAATAGATATGCGTAAGATAGATGATTTAAAAAATTCAGGAATATATCTTGAATTTGATGAGAATAATGTATTAAATGCTCGAGCAATTATATTTGGACCAGAAGAAACAATATATACGGGTTCTATACTATATTTTGATATTAATTTTCCTTTAGATTATCCATTTTCACCATTAAAAATAAAATATATTTCTAATGGTAATAATATTAGAATACATCCTAATATATATACATGTGGTAAAGTATGTTTATCAATATTAGGTACTTGGCCTGGTCCACAGTGGACAAGTATTATGGATGTATCTTGTGTATTATTATCAATAAAATCATTATTAGATAATAATCCATTATATAATGAACCGGGATTCACGCCAAAAAATATTGAACATACTAAAATTAGTAAAAATTATAATGATATAATTCAACATAATTGTATTTATAGATTATATAATAAAAATAGCAAAAATATACCAGAAAATTTCAAAATCTTTGAACCCATAATAAATAAGCATTTTAAAGATAATAATAATTATATTAATAGTGTAATTGAAAAAAATAAGAATATAAAAAAAAGGATTGAGATACCATTATATAGAATAAGTGATTATATAGAATACAATAGATTATAAATTTGAAATTTATTTAAATCTTATTAATAATAATAATATAGTAATGGATATTAAATTTTGTGATAAATGTGAAAATTTTATGAATTTTTGTATAGATAAAGATGATAAACCTATATATATATGTACAAGATGTAGTAATAGTTGTGAATATAATTATCAATCGGATTCTAATGGTATTCAATTTAATAAAAACATAGAATTAAAAAACATCTTAAATAGTAACATATATTTAACAATGGATCCGACACTACCTACAATTACAACAAAAAATATTAAATGTGTTAATAAAGAATGTAAATCTAATATAGATAAATCAATAGATAATAAGATAAGTTATATAAAATATGATGATGAAAATATATTTTTCATGTATATATGTAAACATTGTGATCAAAAATGGACTAATGATATTTAAATAAATAAATTTGATATAATATAATATTGTTAATTATATTATAATATGAGTGAATTATTTGAAGAAGATATAGTTAATACAACAGATGATGAAAATAATGAAGAAACAGAAACAATAGTATTGGATGATAAAGATCACTTTGATACAACTACTCACTTTACACAACCAATTTTAACAAAATATGAAAAAACAATGATTATTATAGAAAGAACACAACAGTTGTTAAATCAAGCACTCCCTTTAATTAATAACCCTGAAAAATATACAGACATTGATGATATTGTTGAAGAAGAATTAAAACAAAAAAAGATTCCTTTTATAATTAGAAGATCCATTGGAAATAAACATGATTATTATAAATTATCAGATCTAGAAATTTTATAATTTTATAATTATATTTATATATATTTATATATATTCACTATTTTTTTTTATAATATGTATATATATATATATTATAATGGATGATGTTGAATTTGATAATTTAGATCTTATTCTATTCGTATTATTATTTTTATTTATGATTTCGTGTATGTGTAAAAATATATATAGTAAAACAAATTTTTTATTAGAGGGTTTAAAGAATGATAAAGATAAAGAGGAAAAGATAGCGAAGAGGAAATCTAAGAAAAAAGCAGAAAGTGATGAAGAAAAAGCACGAAAGAAACTAGATAAAGAGGAAGAAGAAAAAAAAGCAGAGTCATTAAAATTATCAATGGGAACAATTGATCAATTAAATGCTAATAGAGGGAAAAATAATAATAGATTATCAGATGAAGAATTTTATAAAGAAAATGTAGTAAATAAACAGCAGGCACAGCCACCTCAACAGCCACCTCAACAGCAGCCCCAGGCACCACAACAGCCATCACCACAACAGCAGCCAGATGCACCAGATGAAAATGTCAAGGGTTTTATATCAAATAGTACGTTAGATGATGTGCCACATGATATTAATGAATTTCATGTAGGATTGCCCAAAAATTACAATGAAATATATGGTCCATATAATATGAATAATGTATATCCTGTAAAAGATTTTTCTAGTTTTATTAATTTAAGAAAACCAACAGAAATTAGTGATAAAATATTAACAGCACCAATAACATATAATAGAGGTATTTTTGATTGTTTAGAACAAGTCAATGGATTTATACCAGGCGCGTCAGAACAAATAGAAGAATCATCTCCACAGGAGGTACCTGGATTTATAACAGGAGCTACTAGACAAGATGACGATGATGAAAATAATTTAGTAAATGTTCATATTGTTTGGGCTGATTGGTGTGGATATTCTAATAAAGCAATGGAAGCATGGCCCAAAATGCAGTCGATTATAGGAGATAAACATAAAGATACTAAAATAATATACAAAGATATTCTTGAAAGAGATAATAAAGACTCGATAGGTAGTGGTAGGAAATATGATACAACAGCATTTCCATATATATTTGTGATGGGCAATGTTAATAATAAACCAGTAAATGAGAAATATAATGCTGTAGAAACGGATTCAATGGTTGATAAACTACAAAAGATTATCAATAAATATTATTAATTATAAATAACAATATAAATATTTAGGAAAAAAGCAAAAAGCAACCATATTATGTAGGGTATTAATAAAGAAGCAGCAATCATAGAAATTTTATAAAATTCAGAAATAGTAATTATAGTAAATATAATAATTAAGATCAAATCAATCAAAGCTAACCTGGGACTTTTTAGTTTAAAAAATATAAATGACCAACTAAGATTAAATAATAATTGAACAAAGAAAAATATGATAGGGCGATAATTATTACATTTATTATTAATAATAATTATTATAAAAGATATAACCATTGACAAATATAATATAGGCCACACAATACCAAAAATATAATTGGGGGGACTATATTTAGATTTTTTAAGTTTATAATACCAGTTATTCATATATTAAATATTTTATTTTTATTTTTATCTATAATAATATATATAATTATTATGGAAAATTTTGAATATTGTTTAATTGTAATATTGTTTTTATTATTATTTATTAATTATTGTAGTGGAGAATTTAAGCAAAATAGATATAGATCAGAATTATTAGAACCATCTGTAAAAACACAAAAAGCAATGCGTAAACCAAAAGTAATGCCCAAACTTCACGATCAACCAAGTGACATACAATATAATAATGATTATAATAAGGAAGTAATTGAAAAACAATTTGATGTTGTGAATGATATGACAACTGGTGGTAAAGCAATTGGTGATATAGATGCGAATGCTATGAGTGTTGGTAAATTAGATACATCATTATTTGGACTAAAACAAAAAACGGATCATGTAAGTGGTGTATATGATTCAACTCTATTAGATCACAGAAAGGCATTTAAAATGGACAATGTTCAAAATTTTCCATTAGTTAAAGCATATCAAGAACAAGTATTTGGAACTATGAATAATCGTTCAGATTTATTTTATAATGATCCAAGAATGAATAACGTATCAACTTCCGGTGGTGGTAAACATACGGGTTCTGTAACTGTACATATTGTATGGGCTGATTGGTGTGGATATTCTAATAAAGCAATGGAAGCCTGGCCTAAAATGAAATCAATGATTGGAAATAATCATATGGGTATTAATATTAATTATAAAGATATTCTTGAGAAAGATAATAAACACTTGATTGGTAAAGGTAAGAAATTTGATACTACAGGATTTCCATATGTATTTGTGATAGGCATTGTAAATAATAGACCTATTAATGAGAAATTTAATGCTGTAGACGCTGAGCCTATGGCGAAAGGAGTAAAAGGAATATTAGAAAATCATGCCAATAAATTTAGATCAGAAGAGAATTTAGAGAGTAACGAAGAATCGGATTTATCCACGACTGGATCATTATTAGGATCAGATAAAGGTATGTTATCATTAGATGAGACGCAGGGATCTCCAAGTGATGTGGGTAGACCATTAATGTAAAATATTATTGATGCTTAACAACTTCAACCCTATTTTTTATTCTAGATGATGTTATATCATCAGATTGATTTGTATTTTTTTGAAAATTCTTATCAGAATAATCCCAAAATTCTTTTGCTCCACATTTAAAATTGGGTCTTTCAGGTGCTTTATACCAAAATACTTGATCTACTAGTTGATTACTATTAGCGTTATTATCAATTACTAAGCACTCATAATTTTCTGTACATTGATCCATAACCTGACAAAACATATCAAATGTAGGAAACATTCCCGCATAATGTTCATATAATCTTTTTCTATTTGATACGTAATTTTCTCTTAGTATAAAAACATAATCTATATTTGTTCTAAGATTCGGTGGTATACCTAAAGCATATTGCATAGTCAATAAAAATAAAATCTTATAATGTCTACCATTCATGAATATAGACCTTATATCTGTATTTTTTGTCCAAGAATTATCATACAAACAGTCATCTAAAATCAAAAAAACTCTCGGATCCATATTTGGATTTTGTTTTAATTTTTCAACCATTAATTTTTGCCTTTTTATTATATTTTGAATAATTTGGGCAGTATATTCCTCATGTATAAATACTTTTGGAATAATACTACCATAAAATTCATTAGCCGCCTCTGTACCTGAAATAGCTTGTCCAACCGGTATATTCTGGTGATGATATAAAATATCTTTAACTAAATAAGATTTACCAGTATTTCTTTTACCAATCAATACAACAACCTTATCACTTGTTATTTTATTCATATTAAATTTTTTTATTTGAATTTCCATTAGTTACTTACTATCTATTATATATTTAATTACATTAAAAATACGCAATTAAAAATTAGTTTAAATTATTTAATAAAACTATAATAAATATTAAATAAATGAATATAAGATATAGCATATGGTCTATTGATGAATATAAAAATTTAAATAAAAAATTTAAAGAACATAATCTAGTAAATGATTTACAATTATATTATCCAATATTATCTTTATTCTTTAATTATAAAAATAACAAAAATTCTAAAAAAATAATTGATATTAAGAAAAGATTTAAGATTATCGATATAATTAATTGTAATGATATCTCTCATACATGTTCAAATAAGCTTATAGACGCACTCGTATTAGATAATAATAATAATTTTATTAAATCTAAAAATTTATTTTTAAAAACTATACCAATTATAGATATTGTTCATTATTGTACTAATAAATATGATACAAAATTAAATAGTTTACCAAGTAATTATAAATATAATTATTTAACAAAAATAAATGATATGAATAATACGGCTTATATTGATGCTTTTTTTTCATATATAGCAAGTGAATTATATTTATCGCACAAAACTCCTTCATTAGCTATCTTTTATGGTTCATATGTTGGTATAGGAGATTATAAACATAATATTAGTTCAGATTACTCATATCTGAAAGAATCAGTATATTTTAATGAAAATATAGGTAAATTATATGATATAGCTATAGAAGAATCAGAAAGCTCAGATGATATGGATCTATCTAAATCCACTATAAATTCATTTAAAACTGATAATACAGATAATACTTATGATTCAATGAGTATTACTGATACAGATGATTCTAATTTAAATTGTGACATATATTTATTTTTAAAAAATATTCCATTAAAACAAATAATTATTGAAAAATTAGAAAATACATTAGAATATTATTTATCAGAAAGGTATTTTGATATTAATATTATTATTTCATGTTTTTTCCAAATAACATTCTGTTTAGCATATTTACAAAAACATTTTAATTTTACACACAATGACTTACATATTGATAACATTATGTTTACTAGTACCAAACATAAGTTCTTATATTATAAGTTAAATAATATATATTTTAAAGTTCCAACCTATGGTAAAATTTTTAAAATAATTGATTATGGAAGATCTATATTTGATTTTAAGGGTAAAACATATTTTAGTGATTGTTTTTCAAAATATGGTGAAGCAGATGGACAATATACATACCCAATTGATTCTGTTCCTTTATTTAATAAACAAGATCATAATAATATTCCTATTAATTATAGCTTTGATCTATGTAGATTATCAACAACAATATTAGATTCATTTGAAATGTTTGAACCACCCAAATCTGAATTATTTAATGAATTTTTAAATTTATTAAAGAAAATTTTACTAGATAAAAATAATAATATTATATATGATCCTAGAGAATATGCTTCTTTTTCATTATATATAAATATTGCTAAAAACGCATGTAATGGTATTCCAAAAGATATATTATTTAATCCTATATTTAATATTTACAAAATATCAAAAAAAGAAACAATAAATAAACATATTTACACTTTAAATTAAAATGGAACCTTTGTAGGTTCTATATTTTCTATAACACTTTCTTCTACACCAAGTGGTTCAATTTCTATATTATCATTAGTATCTACTACACATACATTATTAATACAACAAATATACATATAACATATAGTAAATAATCCTATAAATATAATTAATTGATTATTTACTTTATTATCATTAATATATTTATTATCATTTTCATCTTCTACATTATATTTTGTTTTGTAATAAATCTCGGATAATATAACGCAAATACCTCCTACAAATAATGATGTTACAATCGGATTATACATAAATATTATAATATTTTTACTATTTAAATTTTACTCAAATAACGTATAATCATTATCATTATTTAATTTATCTATATCATCTAATATACCATCAACTGTTTCTGTATCATCTACTGTTTCTGTATCATCTACTGTTTCTGTATCATCTATTTTCCCTGAATTTAAATCTGATTCATCTATAATAATTACTTCATTATCTTCTTGATTGTCTTCATTTAATTTTTTTATATCTTTAATATTATTATCTGTTTTTCTTTCTAAATCTGAAATAATTTTAGTTTCTTGTTCATCATCTGAATCATCCTTTATAATCCCAATGTTCTTAAACATATCTATATCTGATCTCTCTTCTGAATCATATGTTTCCGTGTTAATGTTATCCTCATTTATAATATCTGTATAATTAATATTATTTATTTGTTCTATTATAGATTTATTATTATCATTATTAATAATATCATTGATTAATTCTTTATTATCTTCATCTTTTTTTAATATATTATTAATTTTTTCTTCTTCATCATCACTTATTATAATTTCATCGTTGTCATATGTATTCTCTTTAAAATTACTTTCTATTTCTTTAATTATTTTACCCCTTTTAGTATCATTATTTTGATTATTAATAGTATCATTATTTGTATCAATATTAGAAGATTCTGTTTCAATACTTTGAGAATCTATCTCATTCGACATTATCATATGATTTTTTAATATATCTTTTACTGGTAAACATGTTCTTATTGTATATTCAATAGAATCACGTATTATATTTTCAATTATTCTTATATTTTTTTGATATTCACTACTTGTTATACGATTATCAAAAAGATTTGGATTTTTCCATATTTCTCTAGCAATATTTATATAACACTTATGTATAAAATTAATTGTTTTTGGAACTACTAAATTTACTTTTTTATTATAATTTTTACCTATACTAGTTAAAATACGAGTATGACTTATAAATACTGCTGTTATTAAATCGTCTATAAACTCACACTTTGATCGCTCAACTATTTTACTTCTTTCTAACTCAATCATTTCTTGATTCCATTTTATTACATTTTCTAAATTTAATCTAAAATTTTTTATATTCCTCTTTGATTCTATAAATAAATCATGTATTCCATCATATAATCTATCTTTTAAAACATCTATTAGTTGTTTTGTATATTCAACTTTAGCCTGTGAATATATATATGAATAAGCCATAATATTTTATTAATATCTTTTATTACAAATTTAAACTTATAATTTGAAATAATTTTTATGATTATTATAATAAAAAATGGGGTTCTTAAATTATATAAGTACCAATAATGATATAAGAGCCATCGTTGGTTCAATTATGTTAATATGTTTATTATTATGTATACTTACGTGTAATTATAAATTTGCCGTTTGTCAAGAAAATATTAATAAAAATAAAGTAATTCATTCTAGTGGTCATCATAAAATATGTAATAATAGAAATGATATGATTAATTTACATAATAATAATCTAAATAATCTTTAATTTAAAATATTTAAATATATGATTTTTATTATATAGTATTATATAGTATTATATGTTAGATTATTTCGGATCTATTACAAAACCACCCGAAGATGTTGATAAAGAATTAATTGAAACATTTAAAAATAAAGCACCCGAAGAAACATTAAAAATTATAATATCCGATTTAAAAAATAAAAAAGTTATAACAGAATATAGCATTACTGGTTGGAATATGTACGCCAAAAAACAATTATGTGATATTATTGTTATTGAATTAAATAATAGATTACAAGCAAATAATAAAAAATTAAAAGCAACATATTGTTTGAAAAACTATTTAAACGATGATGTAATATATAAAATATTTAATAAATGACATTCGGTTTATATTTTAAAGAATTATTAGAAATACAGTTAAAAAAAGATAATATATATTATCCAAAACATATTAAATCATTTGTATATAGTTGGAATAAATTTATATGGCAAAATACTTACTCTCATGATTTATTATTACTTACAAATATTATTTATAAAGAAATATTTTTTTATTTATTTTTTAATAAAACAATAAATTTTATTTTTATTAATAAATGTTTTAATGTCCTAAATATAATATAATTAAATTAGTAACAAATATTGATTTATATAGTTCATCATTTATAAATTCTTTTAAATCATTATTAAATTTTTCTATTGTTATATCTCTAACATATTTTAAATCATTAAAATTATTTACTTTTTTCCACTTTAAAAATATATAATTATATATATTTTTTAAAATCTGAATATTTATATTTTCTAAAATATTATAAATTTTATTAATATCATAATAATCTTTCAATATATCTAAAAAATTAAATGTATAGTTTTTATTATATGATAATTGATATATTTTTAATAATGATGTGTCATTAACAAAAACAGACATCTATTATATTTAATATATTTTTAAATAATTATATTATAACGTGTTGCCTTTACCAAATATTATTAAATAATTATTATCAACTACTTTCTGTGCTCTTTCTAATGCTGTTTTTCCCCATCTACTAGATTTAGTTTGAGTTGATACATTTTTAAATTTAACATCGTATGAATCATTATCACTATTACATAAATCCATCCAACATGGACACTGTGCATTTCCATCCCATACACGGTGACAATATTCACATGTATATAGTGTTTCGTTCATCTTTTTTATAAAATTTAAAAATATTCTTTTCAAATTTTATATTATTTCTACTTCTTTTATTAATCCATAATCATATTGTTTTTCTTTTATTATATCAATCATTTTATTTGTATATATATCGATTATTTCTTTTAATTTTTTATTTTCATCAACATCATAGACTTGTGTACATATAGTTACAAAATGATTCACAGATTCATCTAAATAATATTTACAATTCTCCAATATATTTTTATTCTCTTTATTATGGTTATCAATATCTAATTTATCTAAATATTTTAATAATCTTTTATATTTTTTTAATCCTTTTAGAAATGATTGTTTATCAAAATTTTTATAATTATATATTCTTTTAATATCATCATGTTTCTCTACATATTCTGATATCTCATCTGGTTTAATTATTTTATTAACATTATCATATATTTCCGTTCTATTCTGAATATATACATTATATAATATATATATAATAAATATTCCTACTACATAGTTTGATATATTATCAAAATATATTATTATGCCAAATATAAACATTAATATTACATAGTCTTCAACCATTTATCTTATTATATTTATAAAATATAATAATATAGATATTATTATTAAAAATATACCCATATAAATACAATTATCTTCATCTTGTAAATATCTAACTAATGTTATACAATGTATCTTTAATAAATATATAATATTTCTATCTTTATTATCTACTAGTAGATCATCATATTCTAATTTAACTTTAACTAACATTTTTTTGTATTCTGGCCAAAAATTAATAATAACGTTCGTTAAATTCATAAAAATATCACCCATTTTAACATCCATTATTGTTTCTTTTTTTTTATCATCTTGATCACTAATTATTTTATTGTCATTTATTGTTTTTTCTATTATTTCTTCATCTATTTCATTGTATAATTGTGGTATTTTTTCAAATATATCTTCTCCAACCGGAGTTCTTCCAAAAAAAATATCATCTTCATGTTTAAAATTAAAATATTTATCATATTTATTTTCATCTAATTCTGAAATATTCATACTTATTATATATTAGATTAATTAATATATGAAATTAAATGTACGTTTGATAACATCATGCGTCTACAACAATATTTTTTTAATCCTAAATCATCCAAAACTTTCCCTTCAATAGATTTATCATTATTTTTTAAATTAATATATTTAATATCTAATTTATTATCATTTTCTTTCTCATCTTTATTTTTTTCCATATTTGACATTATTATAAATGGATCCCATTTATCTGCAATAATATTATTACATGTAAAACATCTAATTGGTATTAACATTATATATATATGTATATATAATATAATACTTATATCAAATTTATTTAAATATAATACATATATTTATTATTATATGAGAGAAAGTTTAATTCATAAAAATGAAAAAAAAAATGAGTCTTTAATCAGTTTTGAAGAAAATGATAATAAAAAAAAATGTTGTAATTTAAAATGTTGTATACTAACTAGTATATCTTTAATATGTTTGACGTCTATTGGTGGATTAATATATGCTAATATTATTTGTAGAAGTTTCACTAATAATCTGTGTGATATAAATAATAATTGCCCAAACTATTCACCTTGTGAATCTGGATCAGGGTTGTAAATTTATTATAATAATAAATGATAAGATCAATGAATTAGAAAAAAAAATAGATAAAATATTAAGTATTTTAGAATATAATATTCACCAAATTGTTCTAGAATGAATTCACATATATCTTTTATAGAATCTGTATATAATAATGCAATAGTATTTAATATATTCGTTTAACAAATAATTAATTTGAAATATTTTTTTTTGTTTTATTACAATTACAATTTAAAAATGCCTACTTGGGTCGAAATTGTTAAGCGTGGGCTACCAGACCCTAATGTTGATGAGGATGTTGGGCTTAGCAAGGAACAAGAATATGAGGACAGGTTTGGGCATCTAGAGCACGAGTTTACTACTGGGTGGGAGGATACGTATGACTCACTCACACCAGATGTAATTAATGAGTATTGGAAAGATATGTTTAGTTATATGAATAGCTTTAATTTTGAGGATGGTGAAAACTGTGGATCTATTCCAAAGTCGTACGTTAAGAATGGAATAAAGTATTCATTACTTGAGTACTCAACCCATGCATTTTCGTGCGATGATCCGAAGTGCCAAGCGATATTCCACTATATCGATGATCAAGATGGTGGAGCAGCATCGGCACTAGTTTACACACATCTGCCTATATATACTTGTAGAGATGAAGCAAATTGTGATATTAATGTACCTGAACTATGTGGATTATGTTTATCAAAGTGCTAACATAGATTATTGTATATTTTTTTTAAATCAACCTTTTGTGGTAAACATTGTGTTCTATTAAATTCTTCAATATTAAACATAATTTTATTCAATATAGAATTTTGTTCATTTTATTTATTTATTGATAAATTTATATATATATATTAATAATATGTGCGTATAATATCCCGATAATAATTCCACATAATATTTGATTTATTGTATGTTCTTTATAACATAATTTATATAATATACCAATAGCTGTTATTATTATTAACTTTAAGATATCTTTATTATTAAGTTTATAATGTATAATAAAAAATGTTGATATATATGATAATGTCGCGGATTTAGTTGAAGGCATGCCATATGTGTTTGATTCTATTGGTCTTTTTTCTTTTAATACACTTTTTAATATTTTTACTATATATTGTAATAATATTAATCCACCAAAAAATATAACACAATCATTTTTATTCATAATTTTTTTATATATATATATTATATATATATATAATGGTTCATTTATCAAGCCCACAAATGATTTCAATTATGATATTTTACTCAATCATTACATATTTTATTGGTCCACTAGTAACAAGACCATATATGGGTGATCATCCTGACCAGTGTATTGCTGGATTTTTATTAGGTTTTACAGTGTCTATATTCCTATGGATGAAATACGGTAGAAAATATGCCGAAACATATAAGTATACAAAAAATTTAAGAAGATATTAGATATGAATAAAAAAAAAATATTATATATATATTATATAGAAAATGGATGATAATAGCTTACTCATGATTGTTTTGGCGTTTATTTTAGGATGTATGTGCTCGGGGATGATGAAGCAGATGTGTGGTGGGCGTATGGTTGAGGGGATATATGCCAACGACTGTAACAAGTAAATGTATGATAAATGCACGGGCTAATGAACCAGATGATGGCGATAGATTTATTTGCTTATCTGATATATATTATAAACGAGGTGATATTAATTTTAATTGTTAATGAATGAAAAAAAAAAATAATAATAAACTAATATATTTAATAAGTTATATTATGTATAAAAATATAATATTACTTGGTGATATGGGTTCTGGTTATAATGAACAATATGATGTATCTAAACTAATAGAAAAAATTATTAAAAAAAGTAATCAAAATGCTATATGTGGTTTAGGTGATAATATTTATGAAGATGGATGTAAAACAGCTAGAGACAAGCAATTTAAAATAAAATTCGAGAATCCATACAAAAATATTTCTAATAACAATAAATTTTATATGTGTTTAGGTAATCATGATTATCATACGAATCCTAAAGCACAAATAAATTATGGAAAGATATCTTCTAAAAATAACGGAAAATGGGTGATGCCAAATAATTACTATTCTTATACATTGAATAATATAGATTTTTTTGTGATAGATACAAATATAGATTATATGAATCGATCAACTATTAATAAACAATTAATTAATATGAAAAAATTAATGGATAAGCCAACTAAAAGCAAATGGAGAATAATGTATGGACATCATCCATTAAGAAGTGTTGGTGGACACGGTAATCCACGTAAATTATTAGAAAAATTTATAAAAGAACTTATAATTTATGGAGGAATAGATATATATATGTCAGGCCATGATCATAGTAAACAATTAATCAAAATGAATATAAATAATAAAAATGTATTTCAAATTGTTTGTGGAACAGGTGGAAAACCTGGTGATAAATACATTAACAAAAAAAATATGCATGATTGTAAATTATTATATTATTCTAATAGTATTGGCGTGTGTAACATAAAATCATTTAAAAATACATTAAATCTCTATTATTATAATCCTAGTAAAAAAGAATTTAGTTACAGATTTATAAAATAAATATATTAATTATAATATAATGAATCAATCAGGTGGAGATAGTGATAAATTGTATACTATTTTACAATTAGAAAAAATTTTATATTTACCTAAATCTAATTTATTTAATAATGAAACTACAGATAAATATATGAATAGTATTGATTCCTATACACTTATATATCTAATAGAAAAATTAGAATTATATAATGTAGATTCTATTAATAGAATATTTAAACCATCCATGTACGGTGGAAATGAAGATCCAGAAATTAATCCAGATATTATACAAAATCAAAGTACATCGGATCCGGAACAACAACCAATGGAACAACAACCAATGGAACAACAACCAATGGAACAACAACCAATTGAACAACAACCAATGGAACAACAACCAATGGAACAACCAATGGAACAACTAATGGAACAACAACCAATGGAACAACAACTAATGGAACAACAACCAATGGAACAACAATCAATGGAACAACAATCAATGGAACAACAATCAATTGAACAACCAATGGAACAACCAATGGAACAACCAATGGAACAACCAATGGAACAACCAGATACTGATGAAAGAGAATCTGAAAATTTAGAATCAAATATTCAAGATGAAGATTTAGATAATACTAAATATGAAACAATGACAAGTAAAACGATTGATCCAAATGTAATGCTGAAAGTTCCAATGGCACCCGAAGATACAAATTATGAATTACAATATGATGATCTAAAAAAAGCGGTCGATAAAGCACAAGAGAAAATTTTAGAAATTCAAAAGTCTATAGCAGAAAAAGATATTAAATTAAAAGATTTTCACTGTGTTAAGAATGATTCGATTGGGGAATATTTTAATTTATTTGATTATATATTAGATTGTAGTAATATATGTATAAAAGATATCAATTGGTATAATGTAATAATAAATCAAGAAAAATTAGATAATGAATATGAGTTATCAATTGAACGAGATAATACTAATTATTTAGGAATAGATGTTGAAGAATTAGACAGTATTTTATCAGAATTTGTAGATGATAATGAATTAGAAGATATATTTAGAAACAGAATAGTAGAATGTGCTTATATGGAACCAGTAATAACATATCCACAATATCCAGACCCACCACAAAAACCTGATTCAGATATTAAAGAATTAGTTGAAAAATATAATAAAGAAATAGAAGAGTACAATTCTAAATATAATAAACCTCCAGAACCTATAATAGAAGAAGATGAATGTCATAAATGCTTAAATGATTGTATATTATATTTAAATCCTAGTTATAAAGGATTTTTATATAAAAATCACGATCGCGTAAATACGGTAGAAAAACTAAGAATGCTTGTTTATTGTGAATTAAGACTTAATAAATTTATGAAATATCTTAAATTAGAATCTGATCGTTTATTCAATAAAAATTATCAAATTGTAACGGATATATTATTAAAAATAAAAGATAAAGAAAATGAATTTCAAGATATAAGAAAAAATAAAGATATTGAAATAGAAAAAAACACTGCGGATCTAGCAGATTTAAATAGTAAATTAGCAGACAAGAAGAAAGAATTAAGTAATCTAATAACCAAGATAAATGAATATAATAAAAGTGGTGGTGCAGAGGGTGATATTGAAGGATCAGAAATAGTTAATAATCCGATTGACTTAGATTCTGAATCTTCTGAACCTGTTGACTTAGATTCTGAACCTGTTGACTTAGATTCTAGTTCAGATGATTTAGGATCTAGTTCAGAAGATTTAGAATCTAGTTCAGATGATTTAGAATCTAGTTCAGATGATTTAGGATCTAGTTCAGAAGATTTAGAATCTAGTTCAGATGATTTAGGATCTAGTGGTGAAGAAGGTATCGCAGAAAGTGATGATACATTAACAAGTTATTATAGTTCAACAGATGATGATGATGATGTTACAGAATATTTTTCTACAGAGGAGGAGGAATCTTCAGACAATGATATAGATACTATACCCAGCTGTAAAGTTATAGCAGAAGATATTAAAAAGGGTATTATAAAAAGAGAAAATTTTATTTATTTAACAAATAAATGTTTAGAAGAAGTTGATAATGCACTGAGATCATAAATGTTTAAAATTAAATTAATAGTAATAGTAATAGTAATAGTAATAGTAATATGAATAAACTCAAAGATATAAGTCATAAAGCATATGATATAGAAAAAATAAGATATGTTAATTTTATTTGTAAAAATCCAAATGTAAAAAAAAAAGAATTCATTGAAGATAAGATTACAGCAATCCATAATGATAAATTATCTTATATTAGTATGTATTACGGTAAAAATAATATGATATATTTAACCACACCAGTTATGGTATGTCCATTTGGAGTTAATCAAAGTAATGGATTCATAATGAATCTTCAATTTACTAATTATGAGAATGATGATAAGATGAAAGAATTTTATTTATTTATTAAAGCATTAGAAGAACTTCAGAAAAATCATATTGGGATAGATGATTCTAATGATGATTTATATATATCACAAGTAAAGAGAGATAAACATCGAAAATACGATCCTAACCTTGTTGTCAAATTACCATTCCGGCAAAATAAGTTTGAATTAGAAGCATATAATAAAGAAGGAGAACATATAAATGTATTAAATATTCCGAGATTTTGTAAAGTTCAATGTGATATATATATTGATAAGATATGGAAATTTAATGACCAATATGTATGTAAATGGAAATTACATAAATTAACGATAAAATAATTTATTGTTAATTAATATATAGAAGATGGATGATAATAGCTTACTTGTGATTATTTTGGCGTTTATCTTGGGTTGTATGTGTTCTGGCATGATGAAGCAGATGTGTGGTAATAAGACTTATGGTAGTCAAATGGTACCACATAGGAGATATAATACATGTAATAAATTAATCGAAGGAGCATCTAATGGGCAACATAATTTTGAAATAGATAAAAGAGATTCTGGGTGTTTCCCAGCAAATATTTTATTTGATGATGATGTTTCTTTAATCGAATTAAAGAGGGATGTTAATAATTATAGTAGTGATGATTATTTTATTAGAGGATACGGTTTGGAAAAACCCACTATTAGTCGTGTGACAGAACTTATATTCGACGATAATTATATAATGTTTAAATTTAACAGGTCCGCGGATTCCGAGCCCCCTGTATATGTTACTAATACATTAACTAGAAATGAGTATCAGGTGAAGGCGGATGATTGGAACGGGTATAAAATTTCTGTTATATACGTACATTATCCTAAATATGGAATGATTCTAGTATACCCCAAAAGCGATGAATATAATATAGGAAAAGAAAAATTTCCAGTAATGATGTTAGATGATACCCTCATGAATTTTGTGGAAAAAAAAATATAAAAAAAAATATAATATATTTTTTTAATACTATTAATTTTTATGCGTTATATTATAATTATAATTAATTAAGAAATAATTATATATAATGAACGAAGATATATTTAATTATTCAGAAATAAATGTATCAGACGTACATTTCGATATGCCCCAGAAAAAAAAAAATTTTTATTATAGTTTAGTGAATTATAATAAGAAAAATAATTTACTATGTCATGTAGCAAATGTACAATTTATAGAATATAAAGAAGAATCTATACCGACAATCAAAGTTATTATAGATAATAAATTTAAAAAATTTTTAGAATTATTAGATAAACAATGTGAATCAATTATAAATAAGAACAAACAAAAATGGTTTAATAAAGATATACCGAAAGAAATAATAACTAAAATGTATAATAAAATTATAAAAGAGCCGGATGAAAATAATATAGAAATCCGTGTAGCCAAATTAAATGATACAATTATATGTAAGATATTTGATATGGAAAAGATAAGAATAAATATGAGTGATATAAATATGAATGACAAATTCGCATGTATAATTAATTTAAAGGGTATTATAATAAATAAGAAATCATTAAAATATGATTTATGTATAAATCAGATAAAATTAAATAGAGAGAGTATACCTAAGCCAATATCGAGTGACAAATGTATTATAAATGATGATGAAGAAGAAAAATATTCGGATGAGTATATAGATAATATAGATATTGAGGAGAGTTATATTAAAGATAAAATTAAAATATTATATTCTCAAAAAATGGAAGACATTGAAATGATTAATCAATTAAATACAAGGATTAAAAATATAGAAGAAGAAATAAAATTACTAAAATATAAAATTAATATAAATTAAATTTTTTTATAATATAATATATATATATATATGGATTCAGATCAAGTTCTTTATTTTGCAGTATTTTTACTATTTTCATTAATTGTTTATCGTCAAATGTGTGATAGATCAAGACGGCGTTACTCAAGAATACCAAGACCAGCATATTCTTTTGAGGCGATGGATATAGGAACTGATGATAGTGGAGATTCATTGACAGGAGAAGATTCATTGACAGGAGAAGATGCATCATTTGGAGGCACAAACGTTAGAGGTAGAACGGGTAATGATTCATTAGTTGGAACAGGTGGGGCATCTTCAGGTGGATGTCCTATTAATGCTAGAAGACAACAGGATAATTTAAAAGATTGGAATATGAGTGGATTAGGATCGGGTAATTACAGATCAGAGGAAGATATAGAGATGAATGAATCTTTTAGAACTGTTGATTATAGTCAAATAGGAATGAATACGACTGATCAAGTAAATAAATCATGTTATCCACAGACCATATTATCATCTAAAGAACTACTACCAGCGGATTTATCGGCAAATGTAAAAGATTTTGATACGGCATCTAAAGATTTAGGTCAGGGTATATTAGATGGTATAAGTTACATAGATGCTGGTTTTCATATTGGGGTGAATACAGTGGGTCAAAGTTTAAGAAATGCCAATAGACAGCTTCGATCTGAACCAGCTAATCCACAGGTGGCAGTTAGCCCATGGTTAATGTCAACTATTGCTCCTGATTTAGAACGCAAACCATTAGATAATACAACATGTGCTGTATAAAATTTGATAAGTATTTAAAATAATAATAATAATAATAGTTAATTTATAAATGGATAAAAAATTTTCAGTAAATCCATATAATGGTAATAATATTTTAATAAATTCGGATGATATCATTGATATTATGAATAAACTTAATATCAATGATTTTAAAGTCAATGATATATCTAAATACCAAAGAGCATTTGTACATAAATCATATACAAGACTAGATGATTATAATAAATATAAAAATATAAATAAATCTTTAGAATTATTTGAATCATCATATGAAGTATTAGAATTTTTAGGAGATTCTATATTAGGTTCTGTTGTATCTAGTTACTTATATAAGAGATATCATGAAATACATAATCAAAATGAGGGATTTTTAACAAAAATGAAAAATAATATTGTTAATGGCGAATCATTAGCAAGATTATCAAATATTTTAAATTTTAATAAATTCATTATAATATCAAAATATATAGATGATGATTGTAATGGAAGAGATAATATGAATATATTAGAAGATGTATTGGAGGCATTTATAGGTGCGATATTCTTAGATAATAATTATTATATAGTAGAATCATTTATAATTAATTTAATAGAAAATAATATTAATTTTGGAGAATTAATAATTACAGATAAAAATTATAAAGATCAATTATTAAGATATTATCAGAATAATTATAAAGAATCCCCAATATATTCAAATGATTATAATCCATTAAATAAAACATATACTACAATATTAAAAAATAATAAAACGAATAGTAATATTATAGGGTATGGTAATAGCAAAAAGAAATCTGAACAAGATTTATCTAAAAAAATATTAATAGAATTAGGTGTATTAAATTAAATTATAATATATATATATTATAAATCAATGGTTAAAAAACTAGAATTAAATCAGAATATATCAAATATCATACATATATTTTTTGATGGTAATTTAAGTAATTTAGATCTAGATAAATTAAAAATAATATATAATGATCCAAGTCAAAATATAAATGATATGATATCTAGTAATGACTATAAATCATTAAAAACAATTATAAAATATTTAAAAAATCCAAAAGCTGATATAAGAATAATTTTAAAAGAAAAGGATATCAATATAACTGAAACTAAAACAAAAAAGAAAAGTAAAACAAAACAATATCCAATTGTAAATACAATCACAAAAAAGAAAGAAGAATCGCCGTTATTTATTACATCGCAAAGAAAAGCATTTGTTAAATGGATAAATGATGTTTTTTATCCAAACATACTGAAATTATCAGATGATAGTATACTAAAAAGTTATCAATATTTTATTAAAGAATACTTATCACTAGAAACACCATATAGAGGTGTATTAGTATATCATGGATTAGGAACAGGTAAAACAGCATCAGCAATATCAGCGGCTGAAGGATTATCTAAAAATATTCCGATAACAACAATGTTACCCGCATCACTTGAAATAGAATTTATAAAAGAAGTTAAATTATGGGGTGACCAATTTTTTAAAATAGATAAAAATAACTGGGTTTTTTATGACATAAATGAATTCAAAAAAAATAAAGAACTAAGAACTAATATATTTAAATTATATCAAATATCATTGGATGTTATTACACAAATATACAATATAATTAAACGCAAAACGAAAGACAAAGATATTGAAGAAGGATTTTGGGTATATAGTGAAGATATAGAATCGGATAAAGAAAGAATAAAGACAATTAGTGGTAATTTAGTGGGAAATGAAAAAATTAAAGTTAAAAAATTGACAGAGAATGATAAAATATATATAAATGAACAAATTTCAGTAATGATATCAAAAAAATATAATTTTATTCATTATAATCCATTTCCAAAACTAGAGGTAGAAAAAAAAGAAAGTGGAAATTATACAGATAATCAAATGATATCTTTAAGACTCCAAGAAAAACTTAAAAAAAATAAAAAATTAGGAATTAATTCACCATTTAAAGATGAAGTAATAATTATTGACGAAGTACATAATTTAGTTAGAGAGATTTACAATAATAGTGGTCCATCAAGAACATATTATGATTGGATAATTAATTCCGTTGATTGTAAAATTATATTTTTATCAGGTACTCCAATTATAAATAAACCATCTGAAATAGCAATATTATTTAATATGTTAAAAGGAATAATTAAATTACATACATTTGTTGTTAATGATAATAGAGGATTGGATGAATTAAATGATAAATTAAAAACATTATTTTATACAAATTACTCACCAGTTAAACAGTTTTTAATAAAAAAAATAAAAGGTAAATATGTAATCACATTTATAAAAAATACAAGTAATTTTGAATCTATAATGAAAGATAATAATATAATATATACAGTTAAAAGAGAGGAATATAATTTTGATAGTTATATAGATTATATATTTAGTAAACTAAAACAATTATTTTCAATAGATAAGATTTTACCAACTAGAAATGATATTGAAGAAAATAAGAATAATATTATAGCAGGTAAATCAGTAATAGTAGATTTTGATATTAATGTACCATTTAATAATGATCAAAAGTTATTTGATATGTATTTAGATGATACAAAAATAGATCTTACAGAAAATGAAAAATTTATGGAATTCTTTATTAATGATGATAATACAATTGACGATAGAAGAAGAATATTATTAAAAAGAATGATTATGGGTTTAGTATCATATTATCCCATAGATCGATCATCAATAAAAAACATGCCTAGTATAGTAGAACCAGTTAAAACGGAGCAATATAATAATTATTCAATATCGAATGATATTAATATTGAGATGTGTCCTATGAGTTCATCACAATTTATTAAGTATGAAGTTGTGTGGAAATCTCAAAAAGAAAAAGCAATAAAAATGAGTAAAAAAGCTATATATGATGATGATACATTTGATTATCATATTAGAACACGACAGGCATGTAATATGGTTTATGATAATGATAAATTCAGAACAGTTAAATCAGATGAATCAAATAAAAATATGATAGTAAAAATGAAACAAGATGAATATAACAATTTACAAAAAAATAATAGATTATCATATGATGGTGGATTAAAATTTTTATCTCCTAAATTCTATAAACTAATTAAAAATATAAATAAATATATTAAAGATGGAAAATCTACTGGTAAAATATTATTTTATAGTGAATTTAGATCAGATGCTGGTTCTGAAATATTTGAACAAGTATTAATATCAAATGGGTATACTAAATATGATTATACAAATACAGATGATAAATATGATGGTTTGCGCTATACATTTATTACCGGAATGGAATCTGATTTAGAACGTAAAAATAATAAAGAAGCATTCAATGATATTGATAATTTATATGGAAATAAAATACAAATTATGATTATTTCATCGGCTGGCGCTGAAGGTATATCTTTAACTGCGGTTAGACAGGTACATATATTAGAACCATATTGGAATTTCGTTAGAATTAATCAAGTATTTGGTCGAGCTATACGATTGGGATCACATAATGATTTACCTGAATCAAAAAGAAATGTTGAACAATATTTATATTTGTCTGTATTTCCAGATGGTAATAATATTAAAGATATCTTTTTATCAATGAGTAAATTAGATACATGGAATACACCAGATATTAATGTTAATAATGATTTAGTTAATTTTTTGTATACTAATCATAATGAATTATATGGTCAAATTCAAAAGATAGTAAAAATAAAAAGCGATACAATGTATAGAACTGTTGATCAAGTTATATTTGATATTATGGAAACTAAATATAACATATCACAAGAAATTATTAATGTTATAAAAGAAGCATCGATAGATTGTATTCAAAATTCAAGAGATAATATTATATTAAATGAAAATTGTATTCGATTTGATAAATCTATTCAAGATGAAGATGCTTTTTTCCCAGGAATTAATGATTCTAATTTAAATTCGATAGACGAAAGACAATTAGAATCTAAAATAAAAAAAATAACTGATAACATATATTTGATACCCGGTAAAGAAGATGATAATGATGTATTTATATATTATGAAGTTAAAAATAATAAAAAAATAGATATAAGATATATAAGAGAAACTGGTATAATACTAGGAATATTAGATCCATCATCCATGATATATTATAATTATATTACAAATAGAAATTATCTAAAAGATAAGTTAGGTAAAATTTTTTCTCCTATACAAGAAATTTACCGATTATCAGAAAAAGAAATAAATGATGTTTCAGAATCTAAATATATAAATCCAAATAAATATAATGATCTAATTGGATATAAAGTAAAACACAATGTATCTGATAAATTAATGTATTATAATAATGATGATAGATTAATTACTAGATTATATGATTTTGATATGCTTTTACAAAATGGATTTGATATATCAGTTGTTACACCTATTATATTTAATGATAATAAATTATATAAATTAGATAAAACATAAAAAATATATTATTTTTTTTTGTTTTTTTTTATATTTTCTTTTTTTTTTTGTCTTTTCTTTCAGTAATAACTGAATTTTTATTGAACGGCGCTCCTGTGCTTTTCGATTGCCTCTTTCAGATCCATCTCAACGAATTCATCGAGATTTTTTGGTTCAAATGTGACACCCGAACCATCAAACCCCCAATTGTTGAGAATGTAGACACCAATGAAAGGATGAGTCGAATTCTTTTCTAGTGGGGAGTACTTGAGCACCATTGATACTACAGCGCCCGGATATACATAGTTTCCAGCAGCGCAGTATAGCACACTATTTGGTACGTAACCTGTTCCCCATCGACACTGAATGACTGCGTAGTGATCACCCATGGTCTTAACGAACACCCGTGCCACGAATGAATCCACCTTAGAATTTCTAAGATGATCAACAATCGCGCCGTGTTCATAGTTCAACCTCGGATCAACAATGATGTTATCGCCGACAACATCATTGATGTGTTTCCTCAACCGAGATCCGTAATCGCAGTTCTCTTCCCACATCTCTACGATTTCTTCCATTTCTTTTTCCGTAGGATGTAACATGATGCCTTCGTCTTCTTCATCACAGTTGGTTTTCTTGTACCACGATTTCTTCTCAGCTTCATCGAGGTCTCCCTCGAGATCGTTCAGTTCTTTATCGAACACTTCCCACATAAGGTCATCATCCTCTTGGCGGTGAAGTTTCATCTCCTGGAGACGTTCAATCTCCTTGTCAATCATAGCATCAGACTGGTAACCGTCCATTTCCTTTACACTCCTAGTGCTCAGAACTCAACAGTAAATCAAGTTCTGAACAATTTGCTGAAACTATGAAAGCCACAGCGTTTATGTGTGTATAATATAAAAAAAATATATATTTCAAATTATTATAATAACTTCAATAATAGTAATTTAAACTATAAACATATGAGTTGGTATTATTGTGAACATCATGATATATTTCTGGTGGCAATGTATACATAAAACTAGCATTTAACTTTTTTTCATTAATTTTTTTAAAATCATTTTTATTTAAAATATATTGATATTCGTATAAAGAATTATTAATTATTACAACATCACAATATTTTTCAGGATGATTATGTATTCCTGTAATTGCTTTTGGATACCATTTTAATAAATATAAGTTATTTATAAATGGAATTTTATATTTAACATATCTCATAATTAACTATATTTATATATTAATAATTATGTTTTATATTAATATAAAAATTAAATTTGATATAATATTATAAGTTTTACTAATAATAATAATAATATGGATATTTTCTGTGATATTGACTATAATAATTTAGCATGTAATATAAAAGAAAATAAATTCTCTGAATCAAATAAAATAAATAAAATAAATATAAAATCAGATAATAAAAAGTCAGAATCTAAATATTTAATAGATGAAATTTTTTCAAAAAATGATATAGAATATTTTAACGCAGATGATAAAGATTTATACAGAGAACAACTTAAAATAAAAATAGCAACACAGATTGATGAGAAATCTGATAAATACTATGATTGTTTTAATTATAAAAAAGTTTTTTCAAAAAAAATAATCCAAACAGGTTTACTAAAAATTAATTATTTATCTAGTATTTTATATTTAATAGATCTTTACAAAACGAATATTGTTATTCAAGATATTATTACTAAAAAATATATATGTTTATCATCTAGATACAATAAAACTGATGTATATATATTTAATAATAATTGGAAATATGATAAAGAAATAAATATAAATGATATAGAATATGAAAGATATGATAAAACACATAATTATTTTATATATGATATTAAATCTATGTACATATATAATAATGATATGAATACAATAAATAACTATAAATTAGATGATTTAAAAACTTTAGCAAAAAATAAAAATATTGTAATATCTAATGGTGTTAAAAAACTAACAAAAAAAGAAATTTATGATAAGTTATATTATATGTGTATATAATATATATGATTAAACATATTAATTTAACAAATATAGAAAATATATTATTACCGGTTATATCATTATTAGTTGCATGTATATATCAAATATACTCAATTATCTTTATTTATGCTAACTCAACTGTTGAAAATAAAGTAGAAATAACTTCACTAAATGTTATTATTTTTACAACATTTATAAATATAATACTACTAATTATTAATTTCTACAAAGTTATAAATTTTTTTATGATATATGGATTAAATTTATTTGGAGTTGTAAATGCTATATTATTAACAATCGCGGGTATAATTATTACTATATTACCGGGAATATATATAAATAATATTCCCAATAGAAATATTTTTTGTAGTTGCTCAAATGGTATGGCAAATGTTAAATTTTTCCCATCTAAAAATGAATGCTGTAAAAAATGTAATCAAGGATATCATTTAATCGATATAGATGAAAATAAAATATGTGTAGTAGATAAATAAATTTGATATAAATAATATTTAATATTAAATAATATATATATATATAGTTTAAAAAATGCTAAATCTAAATATAGAAAATATGATAAATAAGTCATTAGAAAATAATAATTATGAATTAGAATTCGTATATAACAATAATTCAAAATTAGATAAATTAACATTTATAAAATTACTTGATTATTGTAAAGAAAATTATGAATTTATAGATGACAATAACTATTTAGATATAAGAGTAAAAAATTTAAAAGAATTAAGTAAAGAGAGAATAACAATAAGTAACCTACATGATATAAAAAAATATTGTAAAAATGACAAATTAGAAGATAATGTAGAATATGTAGAAAAAAAGATATCACCGGAACATAAATATATATCAGATGATTATAATTTTAGAATAAATTTAAAAGAAGAAATAGAATTATCCGAAAATAGTGAATCAATTATTAAAATATTAAGTGATTGGGAATCTTTATTAAAACAATTCAGATATAAAAAAAGATTTAGTTTCTTATTACCGAATAAATTATTTAGAATTGATTTAACAATAGTTAAATCATCAACATATAATAATTCTTTAAAAACGTATATGATGTATCAAACATTTAAATCTGCCAATATTTTAAATAATCCTGAAACATATGAATTTGAGATAGAATTTATAGGAAATATATTAGATGATGGTAAATTATTAGAAACGTATCGTTCAAAAGGTAAAAATACTACTTTTCAAAAATTATCTCCAAGATTAAATTATATAGAAACTAAAACAACTGACGATAATTTCGAATCTATTGTGGGTGAATTAGTGATCATATCGGATGAATATTTAAAAAAAAAGAGATTAAAAAGTAAATTATCTGGAAAAAAGGTAGCATATGTAGAAAAAATTATTGTAGAAAATGAATTAACAAGTGTAGAATTACATATAAGTGGTATGGATAATATGATTGTTCCAATCACTGAAATAAGAAATGATAAATTTTCTATAGAAAATTTTGAATCAGAAAAAATAGATAGAACAATTATTAAAAAAATAATGAATGAATTAGAAGATTATATATATACTTTTTTAACAGTTATTCATAATACTAAATTAATATTACCAAAAACAAAAATTAATAATATATTAAGTAATTATTATGAATTAACTAATCAAACAAAAAATAAAGTATTTATGGGTCCACAACCAGTTACATTAAATTTTAATTCTTTGGATAAAAATAGTTTTGGTTCAATAATCTATGATTATGCTGTTACAGAAAAAGCAGATGGTTTAAGACATCTATTGTATATTGGAAAAGATAAGAGAGGATATTTAATTAATTCGAAGATGAATAATATTGTAGATACTGGAATTGAATTTCCAGTAAAAGGAGAATGGTTATTAGATGGTGAATATATCCAAAAAAATAAAAATAGTGAAGATATTTGTCTATATATGATATTTGATGTATATTGGGCAGAAGATACACCTAAAGAAGCACATAAATATCCATTTATAGACAATGGTATTTCAAGAAGTGAAATATTAGATAAATTTAAAGAATATGTTAAAAAATCCAAGGTAAAAGACGAAGATTTTAAAACATTTAGAATAGAATTTAAAACATATGAGTTTGGAGCATCTAGAATAGCTGATGTTAATAATAATAAATTATTACAAAAAACAATATTTATAAAATCTAAAAATATTTTAGATAGAGCATCAAAAGGAGCATATGAATATCATATAGATGGTTTAATATATTTACCAGTTAATTTACCAGTCAAATCAAGTAAAGATATGAAACCCCAGAACTTCATTAATGGTACATGGAATTATAATTATAAATGGAAACCCCCAGAAGAAAATACAATTGACTTTAAAGTTAAAATAGTTAAGGAATCTATTCAGAAAAGAAATATGAAAGTATACAAAGATACAATATATCCATATACAACAGATGATGGCGATGAAAAAGTAGTTAAATATTATAAAAAAGTAAAGTTAATTGTTGGATATGATGAATCAAAGGATGATAATATATTATTTTGTATGAAAATGATTGGCAAAAATACAAGATCAAAAACGGAAATAAAATTTAGTCCAGAATATGATATAGATGTTGGATATACGAATATTCCACTAGAAAATGGAAAACTAATGTGTTTAAATGATAATAAAGAAATAACTGATGGATCTATTGTAGAATTTAGATATAATGAATCTGCTAATAATGGAATGATATGGGAACCCATTAAGTTACGCGACGATAAAATAAAACCACAATTCTTTTTGATCGCTGATAATGTATGGAATACAATTATTAATCCTATTACAAAAAATATTATAAGTGGTAATTATAACATTGAAGATTATATAATTAATGATAATATTTCCAATAATTTATATTATGTAGAAGATATTGAATCAGAATCAAGATCATTAAGAAGATTTCATAACTATGTAAAATATCAACTTATTACTGGTATATGTTCATTAAAAAAAGTATCTATAATGGATACTTCTATTGGAAGGGGAGGTGATATATCTAAGTATATTCAAGATAATATTGACTGTGAATTATTATTTGGATTAGATATCAGTTCAGTTAATGAAGCATGTAAAAGATATGTTAATACTATTAAAACTAAAAAATTAAATACAATATTTATACAATATGATACTAGTTATAATATAGAATCGAAGAAAGGATTGATAGGCGATGACAATGATAAAGAATATTCTTCAAATATAATAAATATTCTATATAATCAAAATCAGTCAATTCCTAAAGAATTTAATTATATAAGAAAAATATTAAAAAGAAAAGCATTAGATAAATTTGATATTATATCATCACAATTTTCATTACATTATTATTTTAAAGACCAAACTACATTCAAAGGATATTTGAGTAATTTAATTGATAATTGTAAACACGGGGGTTACTTTATTGGAACATGTTATAATGGAGAAAAAATATTTAATGAACTTAAATCAAATAATAAAATAGAATATATTAATAATGATGGTCATCTAGTTTATAGTATAGAAAAAAAATATGAAACAGAAGATTTTAAAGATGTTAAATTTGGTGAAAGAATTGATGTATATATGGATTCTATTGGTAATACGTATACCGAATATTTAGTTAATTTTGATATGTTCGTTTCTATAATGGAAGATAATGGATTTGAATTATTTAAACCTAAAATAAATTCTGATTATGATATATTTGATGGACCAATTAACTCTTTTGGAAGTATACTTGAAAATATTAAAAAAGATAACAATCCAATTTTAAAAAAATATAAAAATGATATAATGCCACTATTCAATGATAAAATGCTTTATAATTTATCTAGTTACAATAATTATTTTATATTTAAAAGAAAATAATAGTAAAATGTAGTTTATTTATTTTCACAATTTTTACAAATACAATTTTTACCATCCATTTTTTTATTAATTGGATTATTTAGATTTACACAATTTAAACAATATCTAGATGAATGACTCATACCAGATGCTAATGTATGTGTACATTTTTCTCCAATACAACTTCCGGCAACATGACAGTGGAAAAACTTCTCACATCCATCACAATATATTTTTATATCATCAGAATTGTAATAATTATTACAATATCCACATATATATATTTCATTACATATATTAGAATAATCTGGTATTGGTTCCGGATAAATTTTTTTCTTTTTTTTATACTTTTTTTTATTTCTCGTCCTATGCGTTAAACACATTTTATTTTTATATAATAATAACAATTTTAAATTCAAATTAAAAAAAATATTATATAATATATATATATGACTGAATTTAAACTAAAAACTGGATCTGCCCTTCAAGTATTCAATGGTACCGCCGAAAAAACGTCCGGTGGTCTTAAGAAAAAAGATTTAAAGAAAAACAAAAATGGGAGCGTTGTTTCTGTTAAGAAATCTAAGCAAGCAAGTAAAGGAAACTCTTTTATAAAACAGAAAGAAAAAGCTCGCAAAGCAGGTGCCGAATCTTTTAAATATACAAATGCCGCGGGAGAAGTTAAGATATATTACAAAAGTGAATTACCAACTGGTATGGTTATTTATAGTTCCACTAAACCCTCATCTTCCAAAAAATCTGCCAAGAAATCTCCCAAGAAATCTGCCAAGAAATCTGCTAAGAAATCTAAATCTTTATTAGGAATGTTTGGTGGTGATTGTTCTTATGAACATAATAATGGGCAAAAAGGTGGTGGATGTTCTTATGAACATAAAAAATCTAGAAGTAAATCTAGAAGTAAATCTAGAAGTAAATCTAGAGGTAAATCTAGCAGAAAATAAATCTAGAAGTATTTATCAAATATTCTTTTCGATATAAGAAAATAAGATTTTTTTTTAATATATATATATTATATATAAGATTATGGAAGATACAAAAGAAAGTTCGGGAAATAAATTTATTGAATTAGATAAAATGTCACCTCTTGTAGTATATGGTATATTATCCTCTATTTCACTATTGACTATATATAACACAAAAAATAACTTTGAAAAAATAAATACTTTGATTTCACAAAATACACTAGACATCTATATATGGTATGAGGTTGTATTTATTATATTCGGTGCATTAATGTTACTATGTTTTGGTCAAAATGGTGAAAAATCTCTATCATGTATTATGCTATTTATACCAACTATATTGATTGCCTTTAAATTAATTATTATATTCATAGGTGTAAATAATTTATCTAAAAAAATACCAATGGATATGTCTTATGGTTATGGGTATCAACAGGCTGGTGCAATTCCTACAATTCAAGATTTAAATAATAAAATGTTAATTAAGAATCAAGAGCAAGCAAAACAATCTATGCCTGTTAATATGTCCCAAGAATTAAATCAACCATTAGAAAAACAGCAAGTAAATAATAGATTTGGGATAGCAGATAATGAAATGATGCAACCATTGGGTTCAATCGGTTCTCCATTTTAATTAAATATTCTTATTTAAATAATAATTTCATTATTAATAATATAAATGTATAACGATTTTGAAATAACTGATAGTAGTTCAGATGATAATGATTCATATAATGATGAAAACGAAAATATAAATAATTCTTTATTTAATAAAGATATTATTAAATCAAGAATACTAGTAGATACTCATAATATTAATAAAAATAATTTTGATAACAGTAATTATACATTTTATTTAAATAATAATATTATCGGCAATTCATTAAATAATAATACATCTGGATTCAATAATTATAAAAATGTTATTGGATTCCAGTACATTAATTCTATTATACCAAATAAAGCATATGTAATTGATGAAACTAATAACAAATTCATATATAATGCATCTAATTCTAGTGGTACTAGTAAAGTAACTATTACTCTTATTTCTGGTAGGTATTCTATAGAAGATATTATAACATCTTTCCCATCATCTGCTAGTTCATCTAATATTGAAGTACACAATACATCATTATCTAAAGCAGATGTTAGTATTATCAGTAGTAATATAACTTATGACGCAATTTCACATAAATATAATTTTAAACCAATTGATAGTAACACCGAAATACAATTTTTATGGATGTCAGAGAATTTAAAAAGTATTGCTAAATTACTTGGTTTCTTATGTATTAATTCTGAATATAAATCATCAATTGAATCTCAAATAACACCGGATTTAAGTACTCAATATGTGGATTTAATTATTAAAGAAATTCCATATATAACATGTAAAAATAATCCATCTGGTTATCATATTATCGAAAGGATCCCATTGATTGCTGATCATGGTTCAAATGTTTTTCACGAAGGAACATTATTAAGTGAAGGTCAAAATTATTTTTTACCAATTAGTTTAAATCAATTATCAATTGAATTAAGAGATCCTATCAATGGAATATTTTATAAAACAGATGCCGATCATTCATTCGAATTTGAGATAACACTAATTAAGAATAATAAAAATATTGGATTAATTGGTTAATTTATGGTAAAGTAGGCCATGTTAAACCAGATAACGGATTAGTATCGTCATACGTTAATGATAAATCATTTATGTTAATAGTTCCTGGTAAGTCTCTTAAATTTTGTCTATATAATTTAAATGATTCTACACGAGATTGTGTTATATTTGGAAAATCAATTATCATATATTTATCACTTTCAATTAATTTTTTATTTCTTTCAATTCTTAAAATTTCATATTTTAAAATATTTTCATTATCTTCTATTTTATTTAATATTTCTTGTTCGGAGGGTTTTGTAGAATCACTATCATTCCATACAAGTGATGTATAATCATTTCCATTAATAGTAAATTCAGAACCTGGTCTTATAGAACATATTGTTGTATAATAATCTGCTTCCATATATTATATTTTATATAATTTATTTTATACACTAACATATTATGATTAACATATTATGATATGGGTCCGCGAATTTCTATATATCCATGTGGACTTCCATCTAAAGATGAGTGCCCTCTATAAATTACTAAACTATAATTATATAACTTTTTAACTGCAAGTCTAAAATTATATGTAGTATTCTCTATTAAATCAACTACAAATGTTGTGTTTATTTGCTCTCGGTGATAATAACCACCACCTGTATAAATTAGTTGTTGTCTAGCACCTGAAATTAATGATGGCGTTGTAGATGTTGTGTTTGATAATCCCGCATATAACCAATTTGGATTCGTAAACCAAGCAATTCCATAACCACAATATACCAAATATGTACCAGTTTCGTGTGCTGTATATGTTAAAGTTATATCAGGATCAACATGCAACCATGATGTTGATACATTTATATATGTAGTTGTACTATATTTTTTTGACATTGTTTTATTTTTTATATGAGAATGAATATGTACATGTTCATTGTTATCATCTTTTACAACCAATTCATTTGTTCCACTTGTACTTGATACTGATATACTATATCCACCTAAATTTAATGTAGAACCAGATAAATATAAATCTCTAAAAGCTTTTGTACTACTTCCTAAATCGTATGAATTACTAGCACTCGGTATTATATCCCCTGTAACTTCTGTATCTCCAGTTATTGTCAATTTTGAACCATCAAATGTTAGGTTAGATTCAGCATTCATGTTATCCGCCCCTGTAGATGTTAATATTCTATTATTAACACCATTTTTCATAAAATCACTTACGTCAACTGATATTGTATTACTGTTAATATCTATTCCACTACCTGATTTTAAATTCCCACCCGTATTAATGTTTATAGTTCCACCCAATTCTACTTCTGAACTATTTATTGTTATACTATTATTTGCTAACTTATTGTTTGCTATACTTCCTGCTAGTTGAGCATTCGTTATTGTTCCAGATAAGCTACTTGTTGGATAATTAGTGGCATCGGTTAAATCAAATGCTGGTGTGGCATCTGTTTCTCCTAATGCTAGGGTAACACCTCCATAACTTACTGTACTAGCTGATAATTTACTATTTGCTATACTACCCTCTAGTTGATCATTCGTTATTGCCCCTGATAAGCTACTTGTTGGATAACCCGTAGCATCGGTTAAATTAAATGCTGGTGTGGCATCTGTTTCTCCTAATGCTAGAGTAACACCTCCATAACTTACTGTACTAGCTGATAATTTACTATTTGCTATACTTCCAGCTAGTTGATCATTCGTTATTCCGCCAGCTAGTTGATCATTAGTTATTCCTCCAGCTAGTTGATCATTAGTTATTCCTCCAGCTAGTTGATCATTAGTTATTCCGCCGGCTAATTTATCATTTGTTATACTTCCCGCTAGTTGAGCATTCGTTATTGCCCCTGATAAGCTACTCGTTGGATAATTAGTGGCATCGGTTAAATTAAATGCTGGTGTGGCATCTGTTTCTCCTAATGCTAGGGTAACACCTCCATAACTTACTGTACTAGCTGATAATTTACTATTTTCTATACTACCCGCTAGTTGATCATTCGTTATTCCTCCAGCTAATTTACTATTTGCTATTCCTCCAGCTAGTTGATCATTCGTTATTCCACCGGCTAATTTATCATTTGTTATACTTCCCTCTAGTTGTGAATTCTTTATTCCACCGGCTAATTTATCATTTGTTATACTACCCTCTAGTTGAGCATTCGTTATTGTTCCAGATAAGCTACTTGTTGGATAATTAGTGGCATCGGTTAAATTAAATGCTGGCGTGGCATCTGTTTCTCCTAATGCTAGGGTAACACCTCCATAACTTACTGTACTAGCTGATAATTTACTATTTGCTATACTACCTGCTAGTTGATCATTCGTTATTCCGCCAGCTAGTTGATCATTAGTTATTCCGCCAGCTAGTTGATCATTAGTTATTCCTCCAGCTAGTTGATCATTAGTTATTCCTCCAGCTAATTTACTATTTGCTATACTTCCAGCTAGTTGATCATTCGTTATTCCTCCAGCTAGTTGATCATTCGTTATTCCACCGGCTAATTTATCATTTGTTATACTCCCCGCTAGTTGAGCATTCGTTATTGCCCCTGATAAGCTACTCGTTGGATAATTAGTGGCATCGGTTAAATCAAATGCTGGTGTGGCATCTGTTTCTCCTAATGCTAGGGTAACACCTCCATAACTTACTGTACTAGCTGATAATTTACTATTTGTTATACTTCCCTCTAGTTGATCATTCGTTATTGCCCCTGATAAGCTACTTGTTGGATAACCTGTAGCATAGGTTAAATCAAATGATGGTGTGGCATCTGTTTCTCCTAATGCTAGGGTAACGCCTCCATAACTTACTGTACTAGCTGATAATTTACTATTTTCTATACTACCCGCTAGTTGATCATTCGTTATTCCTCCAGCTAGTTGATCATTAGTTATTCCTCCAGCTAGTTGATCATTCGTTATTCCACCGGCTAATTTATCATTTGTTATACTTCCCTCTAGTTGTGAATTCTTTATTGTTCCAGATAAGCTACTCGTTGGATAATTAGTGGCATCGGTTAAATCGAAGGATGGTGTGTCATCTGTTTCTCCCAATGCTAAACTAACACCTCCATAACTTACGGTACTAGCTGATAATTTATCATTTGTAATACTCCCTGCTAGTTGAGCATTCGTTATTGTTCCAGATAAGCTACTTGTTGGATAATTAGTGGCATCGGTTAAATCAAATGCTGGTGTGGCATCTGTTTCTCCTAATGCTAGGGCAACACCTCCATAACTTACTGTACTAGCTGATAATTTACTATTTGCTATACTTCCCGCTAGTTGATCATTCGTTATTCCACCAGCTAATTTATTATTAGTTATACCACCATCTTTTACATTTAATAACCCACTATTATTTATTTCAATTGTACTATTATCAACATTTACATTTAATGTGGCATCTCCACTAGTAGATCCACCCGATAAACCATCGCCAGCAACAATACTAGTAATATCACCCCCACCACCACTTGGTTGATTAATCCAATCTAAAACACCACAACCATTTGTTTTTAATATTTGATCCGGATAACCATATGTATTTGGAAATGTTAAATTAATATGTTCAGTTAAATTAGAACAATTAATACTAAAATTTTTATTATTTTCTTTTAGTACTATTTGTTTATCGAATGTATTATTATTTAAATTAGTTGGTATTCTACTCATTTAAAAATACAATTATAAAAAAAAAATATATATTACACGTACATATGTTCAGGGGGATTATCCGTGAATTTTTTCTTTTTTAATAATGAATCAATATTATCTATAGTAAATATATGGGGAATGCTAAAATTATTTAACTTAAAATCTAGATCAATCCTAGATTTTTTTGTATCATCTGAATTTAATATTAAATATAAATTAAATTTAGATATAATAGTTTCTAAACATCTATTTAAGTTTCTAACCCCTTCTTCACCATATGTAAAATTATCTATAATATATTTTAAAGTAATATAATTAAATACTATTTTATTATTTAATTTATATGTTTCAATTAATTTTGGTAATAAATAATTTTCAGCAATAATAATTTTATCAGATAATTTATATCCGGATGTATTAATTACATACATTCTATCTTTAAGAATTTTATCTATTTTTGTTTCATCATTGAATGAAAATATAAACAAAACTTTAGATAAATCGATATCAACACCATGAAAATAATTATCCATAAATAGAGAGTTTTGAGATGAATCAGTCATATGTGTGAGCATATGTATTATTTCTTGTCCCCTGTACGTATCGCTTACCTTATCTAACTCATCAAAATAAATAATAGGATTCATACATTTGCTTTTTTTCAATATATCAACAATTATTCCACATTTAGATCCCTCATAAGTATAACCATGTCCATTAAAATAAGAAACATCTGATGTCCCACCTAGTGCTATAAAAGAAAATGGTCTATTAATAGATTTTGAAATACCATCTTTTACTAATGTTGTTTTTCCATTACCCATAGGCCCCTGTAATGCTAATATATTACCATCCGATTTATCATTAGTAATCCATTTACTTATTACTTGTAATATATGTTGTTTCGCACTAATATGTCCATGGACCGCATTATCTAAACATTTTTTTGTATTTATCAAGAACTCATTTTTTTCATTGATTGAAGAATTATAGTTAATAGATAAATTATTATATATGTTAAAAGGTATCTTTATTAATTCTTGAATCCAATTATTTAATTTATTATATTCACTGGAATCCTTATCAAGATTATTCAATCTTAGAATCGCATTTAATGCTATTTTTTTAGTATTAATATCCATTTTAGAATTTATAATAATAAATTGTAAAGGTGTTTTTAATTCTAAATTTATATTTTTAAATAAATCAATATATTCTTTTTTTTTTATTGTTGATAATTTTTTAAAAAATTTTTTATCTTTATTTTTAAATAATTTTTCATATTCTTTTTCAATTAATTTATTATTATTTATAAAATAGCCATTACTATCTATATTTGGCATATATATATATAATTTTAATACATATTATAATTATATACTTAAATTAATTTGAAAAATAATAAAATATTATTTATTTAAAAAAAAAGAAATATAATATATATAATGGATACTCCGGATACTAAAACAGTTACATCTATTCAATTTAGTATATTATCACCGGATGATATACGGGGTAACTCAGTAGTAGAGATAACAAAACATGATACATATGACAAAGATGAACCAATTATTAAAGGATTATTTGACCCTAGAATGGGTGTAACAGAAATGGGCAAAGTATGTAAAACATGTGGTCAGAAAAATATTGATTGCCCGGGGCATTTTGGACACATTGAATTAGCCAGACCAGTATATAATTATCATTTTTTACCATACTTAATGAAAATATTAAGATGTGTTTGTTTTAAATGTTCTAAGTTATTAGTAGACAAAAACGACATTATAGTTCAAACAACATTAAAAAAATCACCAAAATATAGGTTTACAGAAATAAATAAAATGTGTCAAAGAATAAACAGATGTGGTCAAGAAAGACCTGATGGATGTGGATGTATTCAACCAGATAAATATAAATTAGATGGATTAAATGGCATAAAAGCTATTTTTAAGAATATTGATTCAGAAAATCCTGAACATAATTTAAGTGTTGAATATATTCGTTCTATTCTTGAAAAGATTAGTGATGAAGATGTATCATTTTTAGGATTAACAAGCAGTTGGTGTAGGCCAGAATGGATGATATGTAGTGTTTTACCCGTTCCTCCTCCATCTATGAGACCATCTGTAAAACAGGATAATTCTCAAAGAATGGATGATGATTTATCTCATAAATTATCAGACATAATAAAATGTAATAATAGTTTATTACAAAAAGTTAATACGGATACAAAACATGATATTATAGATGATTTAACAAAAGTACTACAATATCATATTGCCACATTTGTTGATAATGAGATTCCACATATATCTCCTGCGGTACATAGATCCGGTAGACCTTTAAAATCACTTCGTCAGAGGCTAAAGGGTAAAGATGGTAGAATAAGAAATAATCTGATGGGAAAAAGGGTAGATTATTCTGCAAGAAGTGTAATTACGCCTGATCCAAATATAGAATTAGATGAACTAGGCGTTCCATTAAAGATTGCTATGAATTTAACATATCCAGAAAAAGTTACTATATATAATATTGATAAATTATATGAATATGTAAAAAATGGACCTGAAAATTATCCAGGAGTAAAAACTATTATTAAAAAGGATGATGGTATTAAAAAGTCTATCAATGAACTAAATAAAGATAGTATAATTTTAAAAATAGGAGATACAGTTAATCGTCATTTAATAAATGGAGATTATGTATTATTCAATCGACAACCTTCATTACACAAAATGAGCATGATGGGTCACAGAGTTAGAGTTATGAAAGGAAATACATTCAGGCTAAATATTAGTGTTACTCCTCCATATAATGCGGATTTTGATGGTGATGAAATGAATATGCATGCTCCTCAGTCATCCGAAACAAGGAGAGAACTAAAAGATATTATGTCAGTTACTAAGCATATAATTAGTCCTAGAGAAAATAAACCAATAATAACTATTGTCCAAGATACATTACTTGGTATATATAAATTGACAAATAGTTATAATGTTAATTATATCGCATCTAAATCAAAAAATTTGTATATGGAAAATACAAACATTATTCCAGTTAAAGGATCGCCAAGTGGACTTAATAATAGTGTAATTGAATGTTCAGTATTTACTAAAAAACAATTTATGAATATAATTACATCTTTATCAACTTTCGATGGAACTATACCGAAACCTAAATATTCATATAAATATAAAGATAATAAGGTCGAATTATGGACAGGAAATCAAGTTTTATCATATATTCTTCCAAAAAATATAAATCTAACACACAAAAATTATTCTTGGTCAGAAAATAATCCAAATGATGATATTATAAATATAGTTAAAATAGTTAATGGTAGTATAAAACAAGGTACATTTGATAAAGGATTATTTACACAAACATCTAAAGGATTAATACATACAATATATAATGATAATAAATCTGATGGACCTAGATTAGCTAAAAATTTAATTGATGATTTACAAAAAATTGTAACATATTTTCTATTAATAGAAGGATTTAGTATAGGTATTAGTGATATGATAGCAGATAAATCAACATTAGATAAAATAAATACGAAAATATATCAAAGAAAAAATGAAATTGATTCAATTATTCAAGAATTACATTTTAACATATTTGAAAATTTAACAGGTTTATCAAATAAAGATTATTTTGAAATGAAAATTAATAATATATTAAATACAACATTGCGAGAAACTGGTACAATGGGCCTTAATAATTTAGATCAAAAGAATAGAGCAACTCATATGGTTAAATCCAAATCTAAGGGAAATCCTAACAATATTTCACAAATGGTTGCATGTTTGGGACAACAAAATGTTGATGCTAAAAGAATTCCATATGGATATGAGGATAGAACTTTACCACATTATTACAAATATGATGATTCTGCTGAAGGTAGAGGATTTGTAGAAAATTCTTTCATTAGTGGACAAACACCACAAGAGTTCTTCTTTCATGCTATGGGTGGAAGAGAAGGTCTAATAGATACAGCGGTTAAAACCGCAGAAACAGGTTATGTTCAAAGAAAAATTATGAAAGTACTGGAAGATTTATGTGTATCATTTGATTATTCTGTAAGAACAAGTAACGGAACTATTATACAATTTATATATGGAAATGATGGCATGGATGCTATTTACATAGAAGAACAATTGCTACCAATAATTAATATGTCAACAGATACTATATGTAAAAATTATATGTTTAATAATTCTGAAGATATATCACAATATGTTGATGTCCAGGTCAATAAAACAACTATGAATAATGATATGAAAGTAATTATTCAAACGCTTATTGATCATAAAAATTATTTAATTAAAAAGATATTTAATTATAATGGTACCACAGTTACTAAAACAAAAATTAATTATCCTGTTCATATTCAAAGGATAGTATCTAATATTTGTAAAAAAACTGAAAGTAAATCAAATATATCTCCACATGAAATATATAAAGAATCTAATAAATTAAAAGATGAATTATACGTAAACAAAAATAATAAAAATAATAAGATTTTACAAATATTAATAGACATTCATTTAAATCCTGTTATTTTAATAAAAAATTACATTATTCAAAAAGATGAATTTTATTCAATTATAGATTTAATTCGCTATCAATTTAACAAATCAAGGATTAATCCAGGTGAAATGGTTGGTGCTTTGGCTGCTCAGAGTATAGGAGAACCCGCTACTCAAATGACACTTAATACATTCCACTCTGCAGGTATTAGTGCCAAATCAAATGTCACTAGGGGTATTGCTCGTCTCAGAGAATTATTACATATTACTAAAAATCTAAAATCACCCAGTGTTAAAATATATTTAAGTGAAGATAACTCAAAAGATATTAATAAATGTAATTTTATTAAAAATGAATTAGAACAAACTAAATTATATGATATCATTAAATCATGTGATATTCATTACGATCCAAATAATAATAGATTTCAAAGTATTGTAGATGATGATAATATATTCCTGTCTATATATAAAGAATTTTTGGAAGAAACATATACTGAAAATTATAATGTTTCTCCTTGGATTATAAGATTTGTATTTGATAAAGAAAAATTATTAGATACTGGAATATTAATGGAGGATGTTTATATTGCTATAACTAACTATGATCCACAAAAAATAAAATTCATATATTCAGATGAATCATCTAAACAAATTATTGGTCGAGTATCTATTATAAATGATGATAATGGTATTGAATATGATGGGGTATATGATCAATCTGATATTATTTCTAGATTTAGAAATATTCAAGAAGATATGATTAATAATGTTGTCATTAAAGGTATTAATAATATTTCTAATATTGTTATTAGTGATTCTGATACTCCTCAAATTATATACGAAAAAGGTGAAATAAAAGTTATTCCAGAAAAAATATTAGAAACAGATGGTACAAATCTTATTGATATTTTAGATAATAAATATGTGGATAATACAAGAACCTCATCAAATGATATAATAGAGATATATCAACTTTTGGGAATAGAGGCAGCAAGAAGTAAATTAATATATGAAATTACAGATGTAATTAAAGACGCGGGTGAAGATGTTAATAATCGTCATATTGAATTATTATGTGATATGATGACATCTACCGGCAAATTATTATCTATTAATCGTCAAGGTATTAAAGTTGGTAATATAGGTCCTCTGGCTAAATGTTCATTTGAAGATACAACAGATCAATTAATCCAAGCTGGTATTTTTGGAGAATTAGATAAGTTAATGGGTGTATCTAGCAATGTAATGATGGGTCAAAAAATAAAATCAGGTACTAACTCTTCAACATTATTCTTAGATGAAGAAAAATTATTACAAGAATTAGAAAATATAAATATAAATACTGATCCTATCACATCTGTAACTGATAAAAATATTGATATATTAATGGATGATGATGATGATGATTATTATTGTGATGATGAAGCATTTAAAATGAGCATCGAATAATAGTTTTAGTTATCATCTATTTTATTTAATTTTATTTTTTTTTTATTCTTTTCAAAAAACTATTATTATGAATAAATATAAAATCGGTGATGAAGTCATTTATATTGATAGTAAAGGTGAAAAACATAATGTTACAATAACACATTTAAATACAAATGTTGAGAAAAATGATGATTATGAACCAACAATTATGTTTAGTAATGGAATAGAAAGATCAACCATAATGTCTAGACTTTATAATAAAGATGATTTAACAAGTTACCATGGGTTAAGCAGTGATGAAGAGCCGATTGGAGAAGAGCTTGAACCATGGCCAGATATTGATGAATCTGTAAAAAAAGATAAATCTGTAAAAAAGAATGAATGGAAATCATCTGAATTCAATAAGTTATTTCCAACTGATAATACAGATAAATTAAGAAGAAAAAAAATTCATCATGAAAGAAATAAAAAATCTATTCATGATGAACTATTACAAAAAAATCGTAGATTATATATTCACAATAGAAGAAAATATCCTAAAAAGTATAAAACATTACATTATATAAATGCTCTAAATGAACTGGCGCAAACTATTAATTAACGCAATCTAAGAACTAAATGTAGTGTACTTTCTTTTTGAATATTATAGTCAGACAATGTACGACCATCTTCCAACTGTTTCCCAGCAAATATTAATCTTTGCTGATCTGGTGGAATTCCTTCTTTATCATTAATTTTTGCTTTTATATTTTCAATTGAATCATCAGGTTCAACTTCTAGTGTAATTGTTTTTCCAGTCAATGTCTTAACGAAAATCTGCATTATATATATATATATATATATTCTATATCTTTTTTTTTAAACTATTTTAATATCACTAATATGATGAATCGTATTTTTAGTTGTTTTAATGCCTTGCCATTTTTCAAATGTTTCATTATAATTACATGTCATTACTATATAATCTTTTCCCAAAAATTCATCATTTATATATTTACTAAATTTAATATCTGGAATATATAAATTATCTATCTTTTGATGTCCATTTGGTGCTCTTAAATATATATCATATATTTCTGGTTTTGAACCTTTTGTAACTTTGAAATTAATATTTTTATTTTTATTAATACATTTGATATCATCTTCCGTATATATATACAAAATATTAGCAAAATTAATATTTATTGGAATAATATATAATCCTCGTACTTTATAATTTAGCATCTTCATATTTTTAAATACATCATTGTAATTAGCGATATCATAGTATTTTTTAACTCTAATATTACAAATATTTGTAAAATCATTTTGAGTATAGTTATTTTCTAACATATCATAAATAAAATTTACTCTTTCAATTATATTTTTATTTTTTTTCATTATTTCATTGCGAAGATAATATACATCACCTATTAATATAAACCAATTATTTTTATTATCTCTTACTAACTCACACTCAAATAAAGATCCTTCATAAATATCTGAATCAAATTTGTAATTAGCAATAAACATCTTTGGTAAACTATGTCCTTTATTAATCTTTTTATCTATTAATATACTATATGGTATATTATTAACTTTTGTACAATATAATAAATATGGTGATCCATATGATTTATAACATATAATATGTTTATTCTTAAAATTATTTTTAAATTTTTTGTTATATATTATAGCATATTTATCATTAAATTTAATAGTACTTCTATTATACATGTCCGTTAATATATATTGTTTTAATTCATTAGATATAATATGATATGTTTCGTGGTTACAAAATGATGTTCTATTAATATTTTTCGGATCCATTATATAAATTTAATAAAATAATATATATATATATCAAATTTATGTTTAAATAAATAAATTAATTTAATTATATATATAGATAAATGGATTATAATTTTTGTGAATTTTTAGATTATTATTATATATTCGGTATGTAATTAAATATTTTATATTTATATAATATTATGGAAACACAGAATTTATCATATGATGAATTATTAAATTTATACAAAAATCAACAAGATATTATTGAAAATCAACAAAAAACACTAAATAAATTATCTAATAAAAATAATTTTAATCCGTATAAAATATTAAATATATCAAAAAATTTTGAACTTTCAACTTTAAAAAAAGCATATTTAAATAAAGCAATTCAGACACATCCAGATAAAGGGGGTAATCCCGATGTATTTAAAAATGTTGTTCTAGCATATAAGGTACTATTAAAAAAACATAATATGGAGAATAATATTTCAGATCATAATTCATTGAAAAATGATCAAAAAATATTTAATGAAACTCAAGAATCAAATAATTCTCAAAATCTTAATCTAAATAAAAAATTTAGTAATAGTAAATTTAATAAAGTATTTGAAGATAATAAAATAACTGATCCTTTCGATGATGGTCATGGTGAATGGTATAATTCAAAATATGATGATAATAAACAAATATTTAATTCTAAGGTAAATTCATCAACATTTAATGACGCTTTCAATAGAGAAAAAAATAAAAAATTATTAAAAAAAAAGAATCAAATAAGAATAAGAGAACCAGAAGAAAAGATATCTTATAGTGGTGCTGATAGTATTGTTGTTTTAGGACAGGGAAGGGTTAATAATTTTGGTGGATCTACTGGTAATGGATTACATTATTATGACCTTAAAAAAGCATATGATGATAATTATATTAATGATACCATAGAAACTGTATCTAATAGAACTATAAATAGTGTTAAATCTGATAGAAGTAATTTATCATATAATATGTCTGATAAAGATTTAAAAATATATAATAAAAATAAAATTAAAAAACAAGAACAAGAAACTCAACGTATTAATAATTTAAATAATCAAGATGATATGGCAAGTCGTTTGTATGATAGAATTCATAGTAAATTAATCGGTTAAACATAGATTTTTATTTCCATATCCTTTATTATTCACATAGTTCCTTTGTTTTTCTGTTGTACATACGCATCCTGATGATGTACTAAATGTTGATGGACAACATAATGGACTAACTACATTATTCTTAAACATAAATAAACTTTTTGAACTATCTTCTCCCCCATCAACAGATGGTCCATCTATTTGTGTATTATCACTAAATATTGTATCTAATGGATTTGTAAATCCTTGAATAACAAATAAATCTTTATCATCTAATAATGGTACATCATTTGGATACTTCATCCATCCTTCATTATTATCATTTTTTAAGCATAATCCATCATATTTACTAATATTTGGCGCTGGTATAGTAGGTCCGACTGTCTCATTAACAACATCATCAAATGTTCTTGTCTTTACATAATTCTTATCTAATTTATTCTTTTGTTGTGGTTGTTGTTGTGGTTGTTGTTTGGTTTGTTGTGGTTGTTGTTGTGGTTGTTGTTTGGTTTGTTGTGGTTGTTGTTTGGTTTGTTGTGGTTGTTGTTTGGTTTGTTGTGGTTGTTGTTTGGTTTGTTGTGGTTGTTGTTTGGTTTGTTGTGGTTGTTGTTTGGTTTGTTGTGGTTGTTCTGGCTTATTAATTTCTGTTGTGGCTTCAGACGGTTCTATCATTTTATTTTGAAGTAGTAATAAAATTATACACCCCATTGAACATAATTTTAAAACACATTTATCATTATCTAGATTATTTATATATATAATAAATAATAATAGTATTAACATATATATCATTGACATAATTTTATATTATATATATATAAAAAAAAATAGATATTAATATTATTATGGAATATAAAACAAATACGAAATGGAATGTCTGGTATCATTCTATTCGTGATAATAATTGGGATAACAGCAGTTATAAAAAAATTTTTGAAATAACTAACTTATATGATTTATTTTATTTTATAAATAATATTGATGATATTCATTTATTTAATTCAATGTTATTTATAATGAGAGATGGAATATTCCCTACATGGGAAGATGAAAATAATAAAAATGGTTGTATGTTTTGTTATAAGATTAAATCGGATATTATATTGAATGAATTTATAAATATTATAAAATCATTAATATGTGAAAATATACATTCTGATGAAACAAAATATAATCTAATTAATGGTATTTCTATTTCGCCTAAAAAAGAGTTTAACATATTAAAAATTTGGATTCGTGAAAAGTCTACAGATAAAATATTAAATTATTCTACAAATTATATAAAAAATAATAATATGTTATATAAAAAAAATTAATATATATATATATATAATGAGTGATAAAATTTGCGAATATAGGGTTTTGGGAGTGATACTCCTAGTATTATAGTTATGTTGCTTATCTCGGCATTAATTACAAGTCGTGGTTTAGCACAAGAACTTTTTGCTGGTCAACGTAGAGGAGTGATTATTCATATATTATCAGGTATCTATATTATTGTTTATTTAATTCATTTAAGTAAGAACAGTCTCCTAACAGTTTCCAAATCGAATTCTCATTCTAATAACACAACAACTCCAAACGAAAAAGTAACAGAAGAAGCACCAGATTCTAAGGTGTGTTATGAAGTTTCGTATTATAGTATCCGTTTTTTTTATGACTGCTTATTCTTAACCATTTGTTTTAATTATTTGTTCGGAATTATATGGTTTTATTTGCTTGATATTATTAATTATCAACCTCTATTGGGGTATAGTATAGATGAAATAAAAAATAGGATAGAATACTTACAAGAATCTTTGAATGCCTTAAATCCTTCACTGTTGGGTTCAGAATAAAAATAACTTAAATAAATGGATACATTAATTGTACTAAATATTTTGGTAGATTAATTTTCTTTTCTATTTTTTTATTATATGGATTTTCCAATCCTTTATTTACATTATATAATTCTACATCTTTACATAATTTAAAAATTGTTAAATACATATTATATTATAATATTATATGGTTTTGTTGTATATAAATATCTTTTAATTTCTTTATTTAATTTATTCCAAAAATATAATGGAGCCATCATAGAACACTGACATATCCTCCATTCATCATCATTGCTTTTTATTTGTCTAAAGTTGTAATTTTTATTATATGTATGTGTTGTAATTAAACATGCCTTCTCTTTATATACTAAACATGCTTTAATACAATTTTTATCTTCGCTTTCAATTGCCATTAAAATTCTATAATTTTTTAATTGTTGTCCCTTATTCGTTTTGGGTATTAAACTATTATGAATATCTGTATATCTTTTAAATGGTACATCATTCCATTTACAATTACTATCAGATTCAATGTTTTCTGTTAATAATTCATTAATATTAAAATCATATTTCATTAAACCTGGTGCGTGACCTTGTATACGATAGGCATCTGAATATCGATTACTTTTTCCTAATTTATTCATTATTATTATTAAATTTGATATATAATATAATCATTTATATCAAATTAAATATGCCAGAAATTGGCATTCAAACAGTTGAAACAAAAGATTCTTCTACACAAACTGAATTCACTGTATCTAAAAAAGAAGAAGAAAGGGTTCGATTTTATAATTTTAGATACTTAAAACATGTATACAATACAATAGAAGGAAATACTTATGTGAGGTATTATACATATATACCAGATAATGATAAGCCTTGGGTACATGAAAATAATTTTTATAATACATTAAATGAATGTGCTACTAAAATGGTGCGTGTATATGGTAATAGAAATACGTTAAATGTTTATGATGGAACATTATATTATTTTTATAAAAATGAGTGGATATCTATTAATAATCTAAGAAAATAATCATTTATAGTCTTTCATAATACCTTCATAATCAACATGTCCTTTTTGTATATCTGAATAATCTTTTCTCTGTATTACTTTAACTGGTACAATAAGTAAAAATTTATCTTTTTTTTGTAATTCTTTCCAATACTGATCTAATGCATATTTTGAATCATCATTCGTTTCTATTAATTTTTGTAACCCCCTTTCCCAATGATTTATTAATGTATCATAATATTTTTGTTTAACTATATACGATGTTGTCGTTTGACAATTTTTAACTCTATATATTGATTCATCTAATATATCATATGGTTTAAAATTATTACCACCAAGCAATACAACATCCCATTCTATATTAGAGTTTAATAATTTATTTAATTTTGTATAAGTTTCATCAACATCTATAAATTTAACATCATCCTCAAATATTGCGACATATGGGTATTTATTGTCTCTAGCTTTTTTTAATATAGATAAATGTGATTTACTGCAACCAATTGCTCCATTATAATCTTTTATAGCATCGAATCTTATTGGATTTTTAATTCCAAAATTATTTAATTCGCGAATTGTTTCCATTTTTCTATCTTTTCTTTTTTCTAGATTTATATAATATGTGTTATCAAATAAATTCATTACATTCTTTTCTAAATTAACTTCATCCTCGTGATCATGTTCTTTTTTCGGTATTTTCCAACATCTATCTTTTGAACAGTCTCCATATGTTCTTTCTAAATAACTTATATAGTTATTTGGTATTTTTATTTCTATATCTTTTAACACACCAGTTGATAAATTATCAATATCATCACAATTATACCACTCTGTATGTTTCCATCCTTCTTCAACTGATTCATATTTGTTATCTTTTTTTTCATAATTAATAATATCTATAAATATTTTATTTTTATTATAGTCTCCATCTTCTCTATGTGTTAATATTTTTATAAGTTTTCCCGGGAACTTTTCAACCACATGTAATCCAGCTTTTTTAAATTCTTGAAATAATTCATTCTCTTCTTTAATACATTTTGATAATCTATTATAGTCTTTTTCATTCATCCCCAGATCAATATAATCATCGTGTTCTATTATTTTTTTATCTCTGATACATCCTAATAAAGTACCCGCGGTTGCCCAATATTTAATATTATATTTTTCAAATATATCTATCGATTTTTTAATATTATTATACAATGTTTCGTGTATAATATTATATTCTTTATTTGTGTAATATTCAATAACATCTTCATCAACACAAAAAGTATCGTATATTAAATATAGATTTAATAAATATAATACAAAAATCAATAAATATTTCATATAATTTATATAATATATTATATATATTATATATATGAGTGAAGAAGAAACTAAAGAAACAAAATGTGATAATGTAGTAAAATATGATAATATGATTATTTATTTACTAGTTATTGGTTTTATAATCTCCTTTTTCCTCCCTTCATTTTTAGCATTGATGATGTTAGCTGGTGACAATGGTACTACTTATGCAAAATCATTATTAATATATTTAATCATTCATTTTTTCATATTAATAACTGTTATATTTTTCGTAATATACAATATTTCTAATACAAAACCCACTTCTTACAATGAAAATAATGAATGTAATCCTAATACATGGCGTTGGGTAGCTATCGGTTTTTCTATTGGTACTTTATTCTTTTGTTTAGTTATTAGTTCTGGTTATTGTTATTCTAATCTACAAGAAATCGGAGAATATGAGTAATTTTTAGATATTTAAGAAGATTAAAACAAATTATCAATTATTTTTATTAATAATATAATCACGTGTTATACCCTTTTTGTTTAATAAATTTTTATAAAAATCATCTAATTCCAATTTATCTATCAACCATTGCTTCCATTTTAATTTTGGCATATAATCTAAATTAATTGATAATATCTTATCCATTAATTTATTCATAAATATATCTGTTGATATTGTACTGGATTGTAATTCAATTGGTATTGGTATATTTTTAAGCTCACACTGATCAATATAATTTTGAAATAGTTTTTGTTTTTCTTTATATCTAGTTTGTATATTTTCAATTTGTTTTAACTCATATTTCTCAATATGAATGATATCTCGATGAATATCATTTAACATAGTGTACATTAATTCATGTTCATCTATCATATCATTTTTTGTTTTTAATGATCCATAATAATCTATAACTTGTTCTATAAATGTTATGATTATTTGCTCAACCTGTTCTCTCTTATAATCTTTTGATATTGTTAAATATCCAACAACATTATTATCAAGATATCTTTCAATTCTCCATGAACCTTTTTCAATTATATTATTTTGTGAATATGCTAGCATTATTGCTATTTGATATTTATCAACTTGAATGTCTGATATATAATGGTCTTTGAATTGTTCAATATCTTGTTTTGTTATTGTGTTTTTGTGCTTACATTCTACCATTATTTTAAAATCATTAAACACACATATTCTATCTCCACTACCTTTAATATTACTTGTATCTTCTACATATGCAAATCTATCGGTTTTTTGTATTAATTCTGTTGTTATCATATCTTCAAACTCATCTCCTTTTTGGTTTGTATTTAAATGTTCTTTCGGTTTCAACATTTCAATATCTCGTTCTTGTTTCTCAATTAATTTTTGTTTTTCCTCAACTATCATGTTATAAACACGTTTTCCTTCTTCAAAACCTTTGATATAGTTATTGTGGGATTCTTGTTGTATTTTTAATATTTCTCTATCTTTTTCTTGATACATTTTTTCGAAATTATATTTTAGATCATCAAACATTGATTCCATATTTGGATTATTTTTATTGATTAATTGTAAGATATCTTCATCCGTTCGTTCATTTAATTTTAATGAGCTATAAATTATTTCACCTAATTGAATTATAATACTTTGATGAAATAAATTACATGAATTGTATATATTCATTTTAATTAATCTTATTTTTTTTTCTCTATATATATATATATATAGAATGGATGATAATAGCTTGCTTGTGATTATTTTGGCGTTTATCTTGGGATGTATGTGCTCGGGGATGATGAAGCAGATGTGTGGTGGTCGTTTAGTTTAAGGGGCACTATTACCGTCTTATTCTATCTGTCAGAAAAATTCGCAATGCGCTTCCGGGCATTGCAGAGGTAATATGGGCGGGTTTGCCAATGGTCATTGTAAATAAATTTCCGTAATATATGAATAATTTATAAAGTTCAATAACATCTTTTTTTGATTGTAGAATAAATTTTAACTATTAATACTTTGATGAAATAAATTACATGAATCGTATATATTCATTTTAATTAATATTATATTTTTTTGTTTATATATATATATAATGCTATCTAAATTAAAATCTAGTAAACGCGGATATAAACAGAAAGTTGGTGGTCAAGTAGACTGTAACAATTTATATGTTGAAGATAAGATTATATGGGATAAAATGGTACCAAAGGATGAATTAAATGAAATCGCATGTAAAATATTTACTACCAATAATACTAATGATATAGATGAAGAAAAACTAAAAGATATGGTATTAGAATGGTATGATGATGAACAATTCAAGAAATCAATAATAAAATATGTATTATATGTTCTTGGTTGGTATATTTTATATATAATAGTTTTCCTATTTTTTAAATTTTTATATCGCGATAATGACGATGATGATGATAAGGAAATTTTTAAAGGTAGTTGGGTTGATTTTAAAATATATTCTGTCATATGGACGATTATTGGATTCTTCTTAATCGTTTTACAATTATGAAGGTTAGTATAATAATTGACATATTAATATTATGATGACAATACGAAAAAATAATTTATTTATTAAATAAAATATTTAAATAATGTTCCATCATACCGTAATATACGAATAATTTATATAATTCAATTACATCTTTTTTGGATTGTAGGTAATGTTCTCTAGGTAATTCTTCACCAACATAAAATTCTGACATTTCAATATATTCTTTAGAATAACTATTAATCCAATCTTTGTATAAATCATTATTTTGTTGATATTCTCTTTCAGAGTCAGAAAGACAATTATAATAATCTTGACGCGTTCTTTTAGTATCATCTCTTTCAGATATATATTTTGTTAAATTTTTAAAATCATTATCAAGATTATTAGAATCAATAGATATCTTATTTAATTTATTTTCCAATTCATCTAAATTCATTTATATACTTTAATAAATCTATTATTTATAACTTTATATTTATACTTAATATTTTTCTTAAATGTATCTAAATTATAATTAAAAGGTATAAAAAATATCACTAGTTTACATTTATCTTTATCAAATAAATCATTAATAATACATATCATATTTATCCCCCCTAAATATAAATTCATATATTTTTGTTGGTTATAATCTTTTCCACCCCATGGAGGATCAAATATAACAACATCTTGTTTTAATCGATTCATTATTGATATATAATCATTTTTATACAATTTATAATTCTTAAATCCATATACTTTAAAATTATTTTCAATTATTTTTTGGTGGAACTCACTAATTTCAACGGTCTTAACAAATTTAAATTTATTCATTAAATAGATACTAGTTCCACCAATTCCTCCTGTACCATCAGTTATTATTAAATCATAAGAACCCATGTGATTGTATATAATTTTAATCAGTTCATTCGCATCTTTGTGTCTCATAATACTATATCTACCAATATCACTTACTTTCAATTTAATAATCTAATTTGGGTATATTTAAAAAAGATTTACGTTTATCTTTAATAGACATATCAAAATATTTGTTCTTAATTTCTGGTTTAAATTTTATTCTTTTTCTATCGTTACATATATTTTTATTATCCATTTAATTATATATATTTAAAAGGATAATTTTATTAGATAATAAATGGATATAGATGGATTGGTAGTTATTAGAGATGAAAATTTACATCAAAATGTATATGAGTATATTCAAACTAAAGAACTAGATGTAAAAGATATAAATGATATATTTATAGTATATTTTTCAATGTTAAGGGATGGATACTGTTTTACAATGGATAGAAATCAACTAATGGCATGTTTATTAGATATAACATATGTACTAAATCCAAGTAACGATAATATGGAAATTGTAAAACTTAATATGGTTAATGAAGATGAAGATGATGATGAAAGTGAAAGTGATTAAGATAATAATAGTGAATAAATCTTAAAATATTTTTTTTATATAATATAAATTATAATGAATAATATAATATTACTATTAATATTATTTATTTACTGGTGTATTATAAATCCACCATGTAATAATATAGAGGGCTTGATTATAAATAATGATAATAATTTTAAAGAAAGTGATAAAAAATTTATACCATATACATCAAAAGGATACAAATTAGCAAATGATTATTATACTATTCCAAATAAATGTTATAAGAGAACTAATGGATTATTAGATACATTAATTAGAGAAGATCCAAAATACAATAATTATTTAAAAGATTTTCCATATGATGATCCGAACATAGATAATAATTATAAATTAGAATCAAAAAAAACATTTTTATCACAATTTCAAGATATAATATTACACGATGATGGTGATAAAAGGAAAAAGAAAAAATATAAATTTAATAATAAAAAAGATAATTTAATGATATATGATCCATTAGATTCCCTATATTATATTGATATGGATATTGATATAATATCCGAATGTGAATAATTTTTATTCATATGAATATGAATAATCATCATCATTATAATCCTCAAATATTTTACTTCTATATTTAGAATACTTAATACCAATATATTTAATTATATAAATAAAAATGATAGATATAATACATGATATACCAATTAATAATAATAATATTAAAATTGTTTTATATTCTTTAATTAGATAATATAAATAATTTAAAAATCTTTCTTTTTTTGAAACAGGTTTTGTGAAATTTTTAACAATATCAGTAAAAAACTTCATAATAATATATATATTTATATATTATATATAAATATATATTATGAGTGAATGTAAAATATCAATATATTTGGCATATGGTATGTTACTATATATATTTACATCTATATATTATTTAATAATAACATATAATATTGGTACGCCGTTTAAAGATAGTTTAACACAAGAACAGTTATATATTAAACAAGAATCTGTATTAGTAAGAAAGCGGGTATTTTATACAGGTATTATAATTGGAGTATTTTTTATATGTATATGGAGACCATTTAAAACATGTTAAAATAATAATAATTTGAATAATATAACAATTAATAATAATAATAAAGGAATATGTATAAATCAAGGAGTTCGCCATCTTTGACGACAATAATTGAATGTGATGTTGAAGAAGAGGATAATACTTTTAAAAAATCAAACAGTTCACCTGAATTTATAAAAAAAAATATATATAAAATAAGAGGAGAGGGTGAATTAGGGATAGAATTATCAAAAAAAGATAACAAAGCGGTAATAGTAAATATATTAGAAGGATCATACGCATACAAAAAAATACCAATTAATTTAATAAATCTATATTATATTTATAGAGTAAATGATTTTGAAATTACAACATTTGATTGTATATTAAAATATATAAATCTAATATGGAAACGCGATAATGAAATAGTATTAGAATTTAAAGAATTTAAAGAATTTTCAAACGCGGATAAAAAACTAGACAAATTTTATAAAGATAATAAATTACATGAATATATAAAATTATTTAATGATATTGGAGTAAGAACATTTGAAGATTTAAAATTTTTAGAATTACAAGATTTTAAAACAATGAATATACCAGGTGAGATAATAGTGAATATATGTAAATATATTGGAATAGAAATACCAAAATCAATATATTTAACGAAATTTATGAGTACAAAAGAAAAACAGAAGATAATAACAGATAATAGTACTAAGGATGTTATAATATATATACAAAGTGATGACGGGTGGTTATGTATTTAATAAATATTAATATTTCTCATAAAGGAATTATTTAATTTAAATATTTCATTAATTAGATCATTTTTGAAATCATCATATGTAAAAAAAAATTCATCACGTTTAGTTGTTTTTTTTAATTCATATGGTTCTATTTTATATGAAAAAATATTATCTAAATTAGTTTTATTAATTAACATAATATCAATTAATTTAAATATAAATTTATTTAGTAGATCACTACCATCAATAGATTTATCATGAATAATTAATTTACATGAAGATATGGTTTTTTTACATGGATAAGTACAATCCATATCATCTAAAAAGCATAATTTGTTATGTACATATATTGAGGGATCCATTTTTTCAACTTTTATAATTTTATCGCATATAGATTTAATAATTGGATATAATTGTTTTTTTTTATAATGATCTAATTTAATTGGATCATTTAGTATACTTTTTAATTCTTGTAAATAGTTATATCTTACATATATTTTACCCCAATTTGGATATAGTTTACTATCTGGTGAATTTAATTTTATTTTTTTATATACTTTTCCAACAATACCATTATATTCAGTTTTAGTATATATAGTATACATTTTAGAATTTAAATTAATATTTACGACAGATAAATCATATGTTTCACCAATAGTGAAATTATCTATATTTAATACTTCTAAATGTTTTTCAATAATTTCTGATGTTTTAAGATATGTTATAATATTATTATTAAATAATTGATTTAAATTATTTTCAAAATTATAAAAATCATTAAATATATAACTATCATCTTTAATTTCGTTATAAATTATTTTTTTATCAACATCTCTAAGATCCATATTTCCCATTACAATATATTTTGTTTTATTAATTGTTTTTTTAACAGGTATATAATTATTGTTAATTATAACATTTGTAATTTTATTGTTTTTATCTACAATAATACCATTAATAACGGTAGTAATTGAAAGAAAATCATTACATTTATTTATAAAATCAATTGATTCATTAATATTATATAAATTAAATTTATCTAATGAATATATTAATTCATAATCATTTCTATTAATAATTGGTTGTGGATTAATAGGTAATAATAATTTATTATCATCAACTAAGTGAGACACTTGATTATATGAATCAACAACAAATGATTTTATAATTATATTATTCTCTTTTAATATATTAATTTTATCATATATCTCACAGGTATTTATATCTATCATATTTTTTATAGTAGCTAAACTAGTTTGTAATAGAACATTAGATTTTATTTCTGGTGTAGGATTTGAAGTATTAAAAACATTATAATCTAATTTAAATATAGATATATCTATATTTTTTTTAATATTATCTTCATATTTTTTTTCAGGCCAAAATGTTCTATAAAATAGTGGTTCATAAAAATTAGATTTTTTTAATATTATAATATATTTATTGTTTAATGGAATAAAATTATTTAATGGTAATTTTAATTTAATATCATTATAAATATGTTCTAATACAATAATATTATGATCATATAATATTTCTAATATAGGTAAAACATAATGATCATCTTTAAAATCATCACTTTTTATATACAGTATATAATTTTTCCAAGATATATATAAATTGAATAAATAATTAATATAACTTCCATTTTCGGATTTATTCAAGAAAATAATTAAATCACTAATACTTTTATATACAGGTATTTTAATATTTTTTCTAAGTGAATCATTAGATTCATTGATCCATGTACAGAAAGATTCAATATCATCATTACTTAATTCAGAAAATTCTTTCTTGAAATAATTTATTATTTTACCCATACACTGAAATTTTTCAATAGATATGTTAATTATATCATCTAATATTTTATTTACAGTAATTCCTAAGCACTTAGACACTGAACGAATAAATGAAATATTATCTTGTTCTATACCTAACTTAACAAATCCAAAAGGAACATTATCTGTATTTTTTGGTCTATTTAGATAAATTAATAAATCAATATCTAATTTTAAGTTTTTACACATTTCATCATATTTTTTTTTAGAATCATTTAATGAATTCGTTTTATATTCTTTTAGTTTTTCTTTAGTAATTAAAGAAACTTTATTTTTAGCTACACCACTTTTTTTATCTAATGATAAAAAATTATTTGTTTGATTAAAAAATTCTTTAAAGCTATCAAAGGGTTGACTATATGAATTAATTGGAGATGGTGTAACGGATGATATATAATCTGTATCAGTTGATTTTTTTTGAATTCTTTTACCAAAACAGCATGGCATAAGTACATTATCAGATCTATATCTTTTATCTTCTAAAAAATCTACATAGAATTCACTTACATCTCTATCATCTCCCCACCATTTACTAGTTCTATCAAGTACTGTTTTTTTCGTTTTACCACTTTTTTGAGTATATGGAATTATTTCAGACCGTTTTTGTTCTTCAGTCCAATTAGGATTATTAGGATCCAAACTTATATTTCTTGAAATATCCCAATATTTAGGACATATATAATGAAGATTTTTATCAACACCAGTAGTAATAACATTACTATAAGAATTTGGACCCGAACCAATATTTGTAGAATTATTAATATTTTCTAATTCATCATCATTAACAACAATGGGTTGTCTTTTTGATGTACCATCACATATTCTAGTATATGTATATTTTGACCCAGATGGTGATACAATAAGTGGATCAAATTTAAATAATTTTGGATCTCTACTACTATCTGTTAGTCTATTTATATAATATCTTGATATATCATATTCAGATCTAGGTGATGACCCTTCACTTTTACTACTACCACCTGATAATAAATTAAAATCAAATGAATTATTTGAATCATCGCTTGTGCTAATATATGACAACAAATCATCAATTCCAATGATATCATCATCTGTAATATTTATTTTTTTTTCAGAAGTATTAATAGTTCTTTCTAAAATATCATCTAATCCAAGAATAATATCATCATCTTGAACATTATTTATATTAAATGATATTTTTTTCGATTTATTTTCTTTAACAATTGATTTAAAATACATTTCATTTTTTTTATCAGTTTTTAATAGATATTTTTGATATAATCTAGTAAATGAATATATTAATTTAGAAATTCTTGTTAATTCAGGAAAACTATTTATATCATTTAATTCAAATAACATATCGACATTGTTTCTATTAAAAATATTCATCTCTACACCTGGCTCATCAGCAATTATTGTATGAATTTTTTTATTATCTAAAATATTTTGTTTTTTTATAGATAACCATTTACTATACTCATCATCTGCTTGTAAATAAGATATAGAAAAAATATCTACTAATTTATTTATAATATCATTTCTTGATAAATTTAATCTTGGATTACTAAGTGATGATATTATAGATGATATTGTATCAATATTATTATAATTATTAACTCGCTTATATCTCAAGTATATACTATCTTTATCATTAACATATAAATATTTTTCATCAATAATTCTAGTATATGGATTCATATTTTTAAAAAATGTTAATATATTTTCTTTAAGAAATTGAACTTTTTTAGATTTACTAACGAAATTACTCATTCTATATTTTATAATACAATTAATGTATTCTACTTTTGTTTTTTTATTATTATTTTTAAGTACATCAAGATCTAACAAAGGTAATTCAACAAAAAAGGATTTATATTTTTTTATTAATTTGTTATAATCTATAAAAATATCATTTAATTCTTTATCAGTAATATTAATTGAATTATGATTATCTATTACAATATCAATTTTACCAGTAAAATGTATTATAATGGAATAATAAAAATTTATTTTATTAATATTTAAAAATTTTTTAAGAACGATAACATTATTATTAAATATATATCTATTAAATCCTAGTATATTATTTTTATTAAAATCTTTTATCCATCTATTAATTAAATTTTTATTTATTAAACTATTTACAGATATAATAGATGGTTTATGTATTTTATAATATGAATTATTGTAATCATCCAATACTAATTTTATAAATGGAATTGATTCATCTAATATAATTTCCGCGAAAAATTTTATGATATTAACTTGATTATCATTATTATTAAAAATATTTAATTTAACAAATGAATAATAAAATCCATCACATGTTTTATCATCTATTTCAACATCATTAATAACAGATATTAATTTAGATGTATTTGATAATATATTTTCTATATCATTATTTTTACTATCATTTTTTTTTAAAATATTTGTAGCATATGGCCAATACTTTTTAATAATACCATTTATATATAGTTCAATATCGGGTAATTCAGGTAACCAATTATCTTTTGTATATTCCTTATTAATACTGATTCCATGTAATTTATAAAAATCATATAAATGAATAAAGTATATTTTATCTATATCATAATTTTCTAACAATAAATTGCTATTATTTTCAATATTTTTATATTTAACAACACCACTTCTATATACAAATTCATAATCTATATCTAATGTAGGGATTCCAGTTTCTTTATCATATTTAAATAATATAGATTCTTTTTTTTTGTCATTTAAATACCACATATAAATAAAATTTCCAGTGGTTTTATAATCAGTACAATAACTAGATATTTTATTACTGACATTTAAAATGGTGTCATCATCATATAAATATTCATTTATTTTTTTGTATGATTTATCAACATCTGATTTTTTTGTAAATACAAATTTTTTTTTATTTAAATAATTAATAACTTGAATGTCTTTAAATTTAATTATTGGTTTACAAGAATCAGACATGCTATTATAATTATAATGATATAATTTATTTAAAAATATACGGTGTTTCTTGAATTAATTGATTACAATAATATTGAGGATTTTTTGAATAATCTATTGGTTTATATACATTACATTCTTCTGCTTTTTCTAATAATTGACGCATATTATCCCAAAATTCAGGAGTATGTTGTTCTGTTATTGTCATAATATGTGCTAATTCATGTATTATTATAAACATACATGAATTAATATCATCTAATAATTTATTATTTTTATCTCGTATACATATTGCTATTTCTTCACCTTTATTTACATTATATGCCGTATATTTAGATTTATCTACTAATTCAAATAAACTATTTGGATTATATAATTCTTTCAATCTTTTAAAATTTGTTTTATCTATATGTTTACAGTGTTTTATAAGTTTAAGAATATTACTATTAATTTTAGCAAGAAAATTAGCCGCATCTAAACTATCGGGTAATTTAGCTACCATATAAACTCTATCATCCAGAGTTGATTTTACAGATGTAACATCCTTATTTTTATTGAGATAATTCATAATACACATAAATGATAGTAAAATAATTAATAATATAGATACATTAGAATTTTTATATTCTTGTGTCATTAATATTATAATACCTTATATAAAAATTTGATAATAAATTAATAAATAATATTAACACTCTAGTAATGGATATTCAAATATTAGATATATCAACCGACGATGTAGATGATGAATTTATTGTTAGTATTTATGGAAAAAATAACAGAAATATTAATGTTATTTTACATGTGAATGGATTCAAACCATATTTTTATTTAAAAGTACCGAATAGCTATACAGAAAAATATTGTAAAGATATCTTATTGAAAAATATATATTATAAATATGAAAATTATATTGATATTAAAAATTCTGAATTTAAATTAAGATCGTATAAAGAATTTTTTAATTATCACATAGATGAAAATGAAAATATAAAAAAATTCTCATTTATGAAATTAATATTTCACAATTATAGAGGTTTTCTTCAAATGAAAAGGAAAATAATAGAATACTACACTAATAATATTAATAACACAAATCCTAAAGTTAAAAGTTTTATTAAATGTAATAATAAAGATTGTGAATCATGTTTATATGAGGCAAATATCCCACCACTAATTAGATTTATTCACAAATTAAAAATAGAACCGTCTAATTGGATTAATATTCAAAATTATATAACTATAGATGATCCTGATTTTAAGGTACTTGAATTATCAGTACATCTTAATAATGTTAAAAAAATAGATAATAACAATATTAGTAATTATAAAATAGCATCTTTTGATATAGAATGTGATAGTTCTCATGGTGATTTCCCATTAGCCATTAAAGATTTTAAAAAACCAGCATTAGATATGATTGAATGTTATAGTATAAAAATGAAAGAGTATTGTGAATACACTATAGAACAAAAAATATATATTATAAAATGTATTGTATATTCATTATTTGATCTAGATACAGAAGATTCAATAGATATTGATAAAATTTATTTATCAACAAATAAACCAAATATTGATGATAATTTTGAATTATTTTCAAAAAGTTTCATATCAATGATTGATAAATGTCATGAAGATAAAAAATTAAGAGATAATGCTATTAAATATATTTCAAACAGTTTATCTAAATTAAAAAGTAAAAATAAAAAAATAAAAATTAAAGGTGATCCAATTATTCAGATTGGAACAGTTTTTAAGGAATATGGCAATGATAATATAAAAAGAGTAATTATAGTTATTCCAAATGAATCAAATGATGTAGATATATGTGATGATATTGATGGAATCGATGTTGTAAGGTGTAGTAATGAAAAAGAATTGATTAATGAATGGATTAATTTAATAAATATAGAAGATCCTGATTTCATAACTGGATATAATATATTGGGATTTGATTTTAATTATATCCATAACAGAGTTACTGAATTATTTAATAGTTCAACAAATAATATTAAATTTAATAAAAATATTGAATATAATTTAGGTAGAATAAATATTAATTATTCAAATAAATATTATAATAAAAAAAATGTATATAAAAAAGTATTCAAAAAGGATATAGAAGATAATAATGATTTCAATGATAAATCATATATTAATATGGATGGTCGAATTATATTTGATGTTCAAAAAGAAATTGAAAAATCGAATAATTTAGAATCATATAAATTGGATTCAGTATCTTCATATTTTATGAGAGGCCAAATAAAAAATATTAAAAAAATTAAACTCATAGATGATAATAAAATACTTCATAATCTAGTATTAGAAGTTAATACAATCAGAAATCTTAAAATAAATGATTATATAACAATAAATACTTATAGTAATATTGGGGAAATGTTATATAAAGATGGTGTAAAATTTAAGATAATTAATATTATTGATAATTATATTACAATAGATATTACAAATCATAATGTTAATAAAAAAGAACTTTTAAATTATAATAAACTTGAGTGGTGTTTAAATAAAGATGATGTTTCTCCATATGAATTATTTAATTTACATAAAAATGGAGGGGGTTCAGGTAGAGCTAAAATAGCAAAATATTGTATTCAAGACTGTGAATTATGTATTAATTTAATATTGTTATTAGATATTATTCCCAACAATATGGGAATGTCTAATGTATGTAATGTACCATTAAATTTTATATTTTCTAGAGGACAAGGTATTAAAGTTACATCTGTTGTATCAAAAATATGTGATATTAAAAATACAAGAATTCCAACATTAGTTGATCAAAGTCATGATAATTCGGGTTATGAAGGCGCCATTGTATTAGATCCAAATCCAGGTATATATATTGATGATCCTATTGCCGTATTAGATTATGCTTCACTTTACCCATCATCTATTATTGAAGAGAACTTATCACCAGAAACACTTGTAGAAGATAAAGAATATATAGATAAATTAAAGAAAGAAAATAGATTAAATGACGTATGTAATATTATTGAATATGATAATTATGAAACAATATTAGTTGGTAAAACTTATAAAAAAATAATTAATAAAGACAAACCAATTGAAACATGTTATTTTATTAAAAATAAAAGAATTAAAGATAGAGGTGTAATTATTCCAGAGTCAATGGGAATTATACCAACTGTATTAAAAGATTTATTAGATGAAAGAAAAAATACAAAAAAGAAAATGGCATTAGAACCAGATGAATTTAAAAGAAAAATATTAGATGGTTTACAATCAGCATATAAGGTAACTGCTAATTCAGTATATGGTCAATTAGGAGCAAAAACAAGTACAATATTTAAGAAAAAAGTAGCGGCGTGTACAACATCAGTTGGAAGAAAACATATTGATGATGCTAGAAGAGGAGTTATTGAGTGGGCAGAAAAGGAAAAATTAGAAAAACCAGAAATAATATATGGTGATACAGATTCTGTATTTATTAAGTTTTCTAGAAAAACTATAGATGGAAAAATATTGACAGGTGATGATGCTATAAAATATACAATTGACTGTGGTATGAAATCAGGTGAATATATAACAAAAAATATATTATCATATCCACAAGATTTAGAATATGAAAAAACATTTTATCCATTTATATTAATATCCAAAAAACGTTATATTGGCGATAAATATGAAACTATTAAAGATGTTGATAATAAAAAATTTAAAAGAACATCAATGGGTATTGTTACAAAAAGAAGAGATAATGCACCAATTGTTAAATATGTATTTGGTAATATTATTGAAAAAATTATTATTGATAAAAATTTAGATAAAACCATAGAATGGTTAGACAAAACATTAAATGATATTAATAATGGAAAATTTAGTATTAATTATTTCATAATAACAAAATCATTAAGAGGATATTATAAGAATCCATTAACTATTGCACATAAAGTATTAGCAGATAGAATAGGTGAGCGTGATCCTGGAAATAGACCAAAAGCCGGTGATAGAATACCATATGTTTATAAAAAATTAACATATGAAGAATTATATAATACTAATAGTTTATACAAAAGTGGTCCAAAAAAAGGAACACCTAAATGTAAAAAAGTTTTACAGGGGGATAGAATAGAGTTACCGGATTATATAAAAAGTAATAATGTAGATATAGATTATTCATTTTACATATCAAATCAGATCATGAAGCCAGTTGAACAAGTATTAGAATTAGACAATAAATATAATAAAGGTGTATTTCAAAAATATATAAATTAATTTATGTTAATTTCTCCAAAATTTTTTTCTATGTTATAATATATAAAGAATGGGAGGAGGATTAATGCAGCTTGTCGCATATGGTGCACAGGATATTTACCTAACATCTAACCCGCAGATTACTTTTTTCAAGGTAGTTTACCGCCGACACACTAACTTCTCTAGAGAGGTTATTGAACAGACCTTTTCGGGTAATGCCGGAGCAGGTAAAAATATTAATGTAACTATTTCACGAAATGGTGATCTAGTACATAAATTATATTTAGAAACACCGTCACACAATGTACCTAATGCTAGTTCATCTGCATTCAATTTAAATAATCCCGGTCATTCTATGATTGATAATGTTGTACTTGAGATTGGTGGACAGCAGATTGATAAGATATATGGTCATTGGATGGAAGTATGGGCTCGCCTATCAGAGAAAAATGAATATGCTTTAACTTCGTATCCATCGAATATCGGTACGACACTTGGAAGGATTAGTGGAACGAATGCTAAAATAAGTTTCCCCACAAATGGGGGACAAGCTAATGCTTCACACGCTCCTGTTTTATACCCGGCTTCTCGCTATCAGCAAATTTCTGGTGGTGGGGGTGTATCCAGTACCCCACCTGCTGGTTTTAATTCCTCGTTGACTAAAAGCGATGGGGTACATTACCCTGAATATTCGATACCATTACCATTCTGGTTCTGTAGAAATCCTGGACTTTCTCTACCACTTATTGCTCTACAATATCATGAGGTTAAACTAAAGATTCAGTTTTCGAATAATGTATTTTTAGAAAAAGGATCATCACAGGCTGACAAAATTTCTGTATGGGCTGAATACATTTACCTAGATACACCAGAGCGTCGCAGATTTGCCCAGGGTACACATGAATATCTAATTGAGCAATTACAGAGATTCGATGGAACCACTCCCACTACAAGTGCCAGTAGAACCAATGCCACGTTCGATCTAAATTTCAATCATCCTGTTAAGGAACTTATATTCTGTGGTAACTTCGATGATAAACATTATGGTGCTCTACCTGGTATCGCCGATGCTAATACTCAAGTTACACTCAAGCTAAATGGTCATGATCGCTTCAGTGCTGATAGAAGATGGGCGTATTTTTCAAAGACTCAGATATTAGAGCACCATACTGGCCCGGGTAATTTACATAATGGCGGTGACGAGGGATTCCCCTTCGGTAAAGATTGGCATGGTGGTGTTTGGGGTGATCACGTCGCCAGAGATCAGATAGGTGTTTATTCTTTTGCTCTAAAACCTGAGGAGCATCAGCCATCGGGAACATGTAACTTTTCTAGAATTGATAGTACAAGATTATCATTTAAACATTTATTTGCTAATAACGGGTCTTCTATCGATATTGTTATATATGCTGTAAATTATAACGTACTTAGAATTATGAGCGGTATGGGTGGTCTAGCATACTCTAACTAAGTAACTAATTAACTAATTTAGTTAATATTTTTTTTAAATAATGTGTTGTTTATTTATTTTTTTTCTATATTATATTATAACATAGAAAATGGGAGGAGGATTAATGCAGCTTGTCGCATATGGTGCACAGGATATTTACCTAACATCTAATCCGCAGATTACTTTTTTCAAGGTAGTTTACCGCCGACACACTAACTTCTCTAGAGAGGTTATTAAACAGACATTCGATGGTACACCAAGTGCCGGTAGTTTTATGAATGTCACTATTTCGCGTAATGGTGATTTAGTACATAAGGTATATTTAGAAACACCCGCTAAAAAATTAGACACTGGAAGATTAGCACATAATCCAGGACATTCATTAATTGATTATGTTGAGCTTGAGATTGGTGGTCAGCAGATTGATAAGATATATGGTCATTGGATGGAAGTATGGGCCCGCCTAACACAGAAAAATGAAACATCTGTTGTTGGATTTCTCGATGCCGCAGGACATGATTCATTTGTGCAAGTTAGTGGATTACCATCAAGCGTTACTGTGGCGTATAATGAAAAAGCGCAGAATATACCCCAAGACAAGCCAGATAATAGTTCTCACGTAACTGTACATAGACCATCTACTAGATATCAAAAATTAGCTGGAGGGGGTGGAATAACTTCACATCATCCAGATAATACAGGTGTAGCACAGATAACTACTAGGGATATTCCCGAATTATCTATTCCATTACCTTTCTGGTTCTGTAAAAATCCTGGTTTATCTCTTCCTCTAATAGCTCTTCAATATCACGAGGTAAAATTAAAACTTAAATTTAGTAATAGAATAAGTTCTGGGGGTGGATTTTATTTTAATAGTGGCGATGATTTAAATATATGGGCAGAATATATATACCTTGATACACCAGAACGTCGTCGATTTGCTCAGGGTACTCATGAATATCTAATTGAACAAGTACAAAGAAATACCGGTATTTCTACTAGACCTGGTAATGGCTCATATTGTAATGCTACTATAGATCTAAACTTTAATCACCCTGTTAAAGAATTAATTTTTGCTGCAGATTTCTATAATAAGACAGATTGGTATGGTGTTCTTCCTGGAATAGCTAATTATAAAACAAATTTAACTCTTAAGTTAAATGGACACGATCGATTCAGCGCTAATAGAAGATGGCAATATTTCTCAAAAACACAAATATTTGAACATCATACTGGACCGGGTAATTTATATGGTGGTTTAGAGGGCGTTATGTCTAAAGAACGGAATGATAATAATGCTTCTGGAAGTGATGTTGTTGATTTTGGAAAGTTAGACCAAATAGGGGTTTATTCATTCGCATTAAAACCTGAAGAACATCAACCATCTGGTACATGTAACTTCTCAAGAATTGATAGTACACGTCTAATTATAAATGATCTTTATTCAGGTGTTAATGGTGATGCTATAGAATTGGTTGTGTATGCCATTAATTACAATGTACTAAGAATTATGAGCGGAATGGGTGGTCTTGCTTATTCTAATTAATTTTGTTTATTTAAAACTATAATTTTATATATATATAGTATAAAAAATACATGTTATCAGGTAATAAAGGTTTAACAAACCATGGAAATACATGCTATATGAATTCTATATTACAATGTTTATCACATTTATTAATATTTCATCCAAATAATAATAAATTAATGAACGATTTTAATAATAATAATAATTTATTTAAAGAATGGTTAAATCTTAATAACAGCTTATGGAGAAATACTAGATCTCATGTTGTATCAACTAAAGAATTTATTATTGAATTTATTAATGAATTAAATAAAAATAATATATCTTTTTTTAGTTTTGATCAGAATGATTCAGAGGAATTTTTACATACATTATTAGATTTTTTACATAAATCTATAAAAAAAAACTGTAAAGTTAAATTAAATAATAAAATTAAAGATAAGTTAATTATGGAATGTTCTAAAAAATGGGAAAATAGTTTTTCAAATGATTATTCATATATAATAGATCGTTTTTATTCTCAAATGATAACATCAACAAATTGCCCCGAATGTAATTATTGTTCTAATACAATAGACCCATTTTTAATATTACAATTAGAAATTAATAATAATATGAATACATTAAATGATGCTATCGAAAAATATAATGATTGTAAATTAGATTCATCTAATCTATGGACATGTGATTCATGTCACAATAAAGTTAATGCTAATATCGGTATTAAGTTTTCTAAAACATCTGATGTTATGATTATTCAGTTAAAAAAATATAAGAATCTTAATCAGTTTATAGAATATCCAGAAATATTAGATATTTCTAATTATTCATATGATTATAATAATAGGGGGACTAAATATAATTTAATTGGAATGTGTATACACAGTGGTGATTTAAATGGAGGGCATTATTATGCTATCTGTAAAAATTTATTAGATGATAAGTGGCGTATGTATAATGACACTAGTGTATCTTATATAGATAACCATTTACAACAAAAACCTTATCTACTATTTTATAAACGATAAAGATATCAAGTTTTGAAGATAAAAAATAATTTGAATTTTTTGTTTTTTTTTCCTTTTACCTAGAGCTACAACGAGCTCGGTCCAAGTTTCACACGCAAAAACAGAGGTTTGAGTGAGTGGCACAACGGTAAAAAATGAGTGATCCAATGTGGGTGACTCTCAATGGTGCACGGTATCCGATCGAGCGCTCAAATGAACCTCGAAAGCTCGGACCTGGAGAATGGGCTGTAGATCTGGAAACTTTCGTTCACTCAGGTTGTGGGTTGATGACGATCAAGAATCTTACAGTAGAGGAAGCAATGCGGGTTCGGGATTTGAATCGCAAGCTTCGGTTTCAGAGAGCGGGAACAGGCGAGTGTGTAACAATTGATGATGACGGATGCGAATTGATCTGGTGCAAGGAAACGAATCTTTTGTACGAAAAGATGGGAGAAGACGAATCCCCCATGAAGAACAGTTTTACAGGCGAAATCGACGAACATTATTCGGAGAAGTTACATGCGATATGTATGGGAAAGATGGTCAAGGATGGAGATCAATGGGTACCCGAAGATAAGGCGAGTTGGAACAAGAGTGACGATAGTTCGGAATAAAGGAGGTGATTTATATCACATGTGCCGATCGTAACGGCAAATGGTAAGAGTTGGGAACTCTATAATCCATAAGTAATAAAAAAGGAAAAAGACGAAATACTGTATGACAGTAATCTTTTTTTTTGTTTTAACTTAAAACTATGGATATAATATAGTATAATAGTATATATGAACTTCAATGATTCTATTATTGAATGGGTCCGTTGTCATGACTGCGATCGAGCAGGACGGAAAAGCATTGCGTTTCGCGCCCGACCACCTGAAGAATGATCCCGATCTTTTGAGAATAGCGCGGGAGCACGCTTGGTAACGGTAGTTTATAAAGTGAATAGGCAAAACACTATAAAATATGCGAGAGCATTAGACTCGTAGAAGTACACCATCCACGTGTATTTTTTTATATTTATTATAACAAGATATCTTTTTGAAGATATCGCAAATAATTTGAATTTTTTATATTTTTTTCTTTTAAGTTTGCGGTGAGCTAGTAAAAAACCGCAGGTTGTCTGGGTCGCGAGAGGTGATACGCGACAAGGTAGCCACTGGATCGAGTGTTAACTCGTCCAACCGGAGAGGGATGGAGATGGATGGATCTCCCGGAGTGAAAGGATCGAAGGCCAAGAAGAGTTTGCGAATGGCAAAGGTGGCTCTTTTTACGGCCTATGTAGTTGACAAAAAGCTCTGTGCAGATATCGTGCACCAAGTATCCGACGAGGTCGACAAGATCGTGAAAGCAGCAACCGAAGCAACCGCAGCAAACAAGATCCGACTAGGATACTTGAATTGGAGGCACGAGCGGACAAAGCTTGTTCGGACCACTAATGTTTGTTGGGACCCACTAAGGTAGTACTTCGAGGTCAGCCGTCCGGCTAGGTATATATGTAGTGCGACTACAATTACCTACAAAAAAAAAGAAAAAAAAAAGACGAAATACTGTATGACAGTAATCTTTTTTTTTTGTTTTAACTTAAAACTATGGATATAATATAGTATAATAGTATATATGAACTTCAATGATTCCATTATCGAATGGGTAAAAATTGATAATGTTCAAAGAGAATATTTAGACAAATTAAAAGAATTAAGAGAAAAAAAAAATAAATTATCAGATAGTTTAGTTAATCATATACAAGAGAATGATATGGAATCTAATGTATTTAAAATAACTAGTTTAGATACAAATGTACACATGACAAAAACAAATGTACAAGAAAGTTTAACATTTAAATTGATTGAAGAATGTTTATATGAATATTTGAATGATCAGTATAAAACAAATGATATAATTAATTTAATAAAAAATAGAAGAAAAAAAACAGAAAAATATAATATGGTTCAAAAGTAATATTTAAAGATATAACAAATAATTTGAAATTTTAATATTTTTTTTCTATTAACTTAGAGCTACAACGAGCTCGGTCCACGTGTCACACGCAAAGAACAGGTACAAGAAGTTCAACGGGGTAGGCACGCGAAATGGTGGCGGAACACATAGTATCGCAACCGCATCCGGCACCAGAGCCGGAACCAGAGCCGGAACCAGAGCCGGAACCAGAGCCGGTTGGAGAAGAGCCGGTTGGAGAGCCGGTTGGAGAGCCGGTTGGAGAAGAGCCGGTTGGAAAAGTCAAGAAGAAGCTTGATGGCATCACAGCCACTATCGGAATGTTGAAGATGTCGGGGTCAACTGAGGAAGACCTCAAGGACCTTATTTCTGAGCAAAGAATTCTTAAGCGGGGTATCAGTTACATCCGCAATGGGAGTGCGACGCAAGAGGACTTCTTGCGTCAATTCAAAGAAATGTCAGAGAGGCAAGAAAAGGTTGGTATCTTAGAGAGAAAGATAGCCAACGTCACTGACACGATCAATATGCTTAAGATGAGTGGGTTTCAAGAGAATGACCTCAGAGCACTGATCTCTGATAAAGCATTCCTCGAAGCAGGCGTTGGACAAGTCCTTTTGGGGGCTATGACGCAAGAGGACTTCTTGGATCGATACAAGAACAGATCTGCTTCTGAGCAGATTATATAATGTGAATGTACAAAAAAAAAAGGCAAAAAAAAAGACAAAAAAAGACAAAAAAAATTGGTGCACGACGCGCCCGACATAAGCCCGATGCGGCTTTTGTTGTCTGTTTTTAAATACTAGGAATATATTGCCATTGTAATTCTCTACATATTTTAATCCATATCATATCTTGTTGTTTTAGTTTTTCTCTGCTTTTTAATAATGGAAAATATTCTAATAAATCATCTAATTCTAATAATTCACAAAATTTATGTAATACGTATGAATAAGATAAAAAATTTTTTCTTTCTTGTGGACAATGCTTCATAAATGGAATTTGAATTTCTTTAAACATATTTCTTAATTTTTCTTCATAATCGGAAGATAATAAAGGAGCATTCTTACCTGTTACAACATTAATTATTAATGGAATATGTTCGTAATATTTATTATTACCCGTAGTTTTTAATATTTCTCTAATTAATCCATATTTAATTTTATCTTCTTTTAAATTTATATTTTTTTTTAATTCATTTTTAACATCCTCAAAAACTTTAACTGGAACTATGGTTGTCTCTTTTGCTTGAAATTGGGCCAACCATTCATTGAAATGATTAATTCTTTTATAAGCAAAGTAACTTAATTCTCTTGGAACATCCTTATAAGATATCTTTTCAGTATTAACTAGAATATCAACAGTATAACCACATTCATTACAAAATAATTCACTCTCAATTAATTTATAATTCATATTTCTTTTACAATATTTACATTTATATAATAAAACCTCATCTGAATCAAATTTATCATGAATGAACTCATCATTTATATTTGCTATATATTCTGATATAATATCTGTATTATCATTTTCTTTTTTATTTTCAAAGTAATTCATAATACTAGAGGTATCATTTATACAATCTGTATTATTTTTTTTTTTATAATAATCATTTAATAATTCTCCATTATCTAAATAATATTCATTTTCTTCTTCTATGCTTGAAAATTTTTCGGATATCTTACTATGTATAGCATCTATCGTTAATCTTTTATCACTATGAGTTTTTTTTAATTTTTTATTTTTTATAGGCATCTATAATATTTATTATATTTATAAATTATTCTTTAAATTCTAAACCAGCAGCTCCATGATGGTTCTTCTTCTGGACATTTCATCGTACCGAATGCTGGAATACATCTTTCCTTATATTTGTTGTCTTTACATTCTGGATTACTATTAGCCAATGATATTATACTATAAAATATCGACATAACTAATACACCCCATATAATAGACCATATTATTGGTATTCTTTCTATAATTTCTACAATCTCTCCCACACCAGGTACTATATAAGCATCATATTGTAAAAAATCAAATAAACAATGAAGAATACAAAATATTGAAATCTTAAATATTATTGTCCAATTATTTTGAGAGATATATGAGCTTACATTGTCTTTTATACGTTCAAGACTAGAACTAGCATTACTATTATCATCCATAAGAGTTTTTACAGAGTTAACTATTAATACTCCAAATAATGAGCCTATATACATTATGACGAACATTCCAATCCAGTAAAGAAATATATAAATTGGATTTTTAGGCATTAAAGCATTTTCTATATTACTAATCGTATCCCCACCCACGCGCTGTCTCATCTCATCTAATCTAGATCCAATCGCATTTCTTCCCTGCTGTCTCATCTCATCTAATCTAGATCCAATCGCATTTCTCCCCCGCTGCCTAATATCATTTATCATATTACTATATCTCGATCTAATGTTTACAGGGTTAAAACTCTTATTGTATTCGTTAACTCTGTTACTAAAATTATTATAAAACTCTGTACTATTTGGATTATCCCTAATTTTATCTAATATATGATTATTGAAATGTTCATAATTATTCATAAGCTTCATTTGATTAAGAATGCTTCCATAACTCCCCTTATGTATATTAAATCTATTAATATTTAATTCATTGCCCATTCTATTTAACCCCAATTTATTAAATGTTGTACCCAATACAATCTTGTCCCATAAATAATTGGATGTATATCTATATAAACTACACATTATTATTAACATTATAATATTGACATAATATTCATACATATAATATATATAATATAATATATATTATGAGTAAATCAGAAAAAATTATTGGTGATATAGTTAATCTATTTCACAATGATTATATTGATACTCCAGAATTTCATACAGTAATAAATAAATATAAATCAAAAGAAAAAAATACATCTAGTTTATGGCATAGTCAACATGAGTTAATATTAAAAAAAATATCTGAAAAATCGGATTGGTATAAAGAATTACATTTATATGTAAGTGATAAATATAATACATTGGGAAATATTATATATACACCATTAATTTTATCTACGCTTTCAGTTGGATTATTTACACTTATAGCTAATAGTTATGAAAGTATTATAGATAATAATTTATTAATAGTTATTACAGGTGGGTGTAATTTATGTTCCGGAACGATTACTGGTATTTTGAAAAAATGGAATCTTTCAAAATGGATTACAAATCATCAAGTGTACTCTGATAAATTTTTAAATATTTCACAAGATATAAAATATCAATTATCATTACCATGTGATAATCGAGAAAAAATGCCAACATATCTACATAAGATAGCTTCAGATTATCATGAAGCCACGTTAACTTCTCCAAAAATACCAATGAAATATATTAAAAGTTTTAAAAAATCAAAATCATTAGAAATAGAAAACTCATCAAATATGAATTTACCAGTAGAATTAACGGGTATCTTATCTACTGAAATATATAACTGTAGGTTAGATATTAACTCAAGTAATATGTGTACAAGTACTTCTACTACCAATGGATCCAATGCTTCATATGTAAATGATTCTACTACTAATGGATCAAGTGCTTCATATACAAATGCTTCATATACAAATGCTTCATATACAAATGCTTCATATACAAATGCTTCCCATATAGATATACCTATAAATTCATCAAATGTTGAAATTATTATTCCAGTAGAAGATGATCCAGATTTATAATATATAATTATATATTATATAATGAAATATTCTTTCTTATTGGGATTATATATATTTTACATGTTTAATTATTTTAAAACAGAATATTCTATTCATCATCCATATGAATATGTATTTAGTTCAAAATTACTAAAACATCCAATAAAAACTGGTAGGTATGAAAGTAAAATATGTTTATTAGGTAATTATGTAGGTATGTTTTTATTATTTTGGTATTTATTTAGAGATAATATAAAAAATAAATCTTGTAATAATTTTATAATAGCATCGGTTGCTATTGGTTCATTAATAATGAATATGAATGCTTTTGTTTATATGTTGCCTCTAATAATAATAGAATATTTATAGATAATTATATAATTTGAAAATTTTATGGTAATTAAATATTACCTAGAGCTACACATACGAGCTCGGTCCAAGTGCTTATTACTTTAAACAAGGTACAAGAGTTTATAAAGCACTAAGAGGAAAGCGAGGAAAGGCGAGGAAAGCGAGGAAAGCGAGGAAAGCGAGGAAAGCGAGGAAAGCGAGGAAAGCGAGGAAAGCGAGGTTTTACCTCAATGCCTAAATTGACAAGAGCGGAAAAGATCATGCAAGATCGTGAGAGGAAGAAAACACAGCACGCAAAAGCTGTGAAGAGATTCACTAGAGAGAAAAAAGATGCGATGCGCAACACAAAAGTGATTACTACCCACGAAGAGGCAGTAGATCACGATGCTACGATTGGATTTGAGTGTTTGGCGATTGAGGAAATATTGTTGATTATTATCACAATGATTCTCAACTGCCATACACATTGTTCCCACGCAGATATGCAATTCACAATTCTGCGCACGATAAAGTGCATCAATGCACTTAGAATTACTAGCAAATGTTTCAATGAGGCGTTTACAACAGACTTTCGTCTAACTCTTCACAAAATGATGTATTGTGTGAATAAGGGTCACACTAACATTTGTAACTTTATAACTAGGGCGACCTTTAGGTCGCGAGGCCAAATGACATTCTTATCAACCGATACAAGACTTGAATTCACAATTCACAATGATAGTGATGAGAATATATATGTAATTACCTATATGGATTTAAGATTGTCGGAATCACGGAGAAAGATTATTACTAAAGGTGAAACAATCAAGATATGTATTGACGTGAATTATGAGCCAATGATAAATCAAGTAAGACAGTTAGTGTTTTATCCATGTTCAATTGGTCACACTGACGTTACCTGGGATAGAAAGTTCATCATGACATGTGAGGTTGATTGTTACAAGAAAGACAAACATGAAATGAAGTTGAAAAAAATGACATTTAAAGGATTCAAGGATTCGGCTACCCCTCCGAAAAATTTTAAAAAGATTTCAGAGGAGTCGATTAAAAATGTAGATAATCAGATTCGGTTGTTTACAGATGTTAATCCTAAGGAATGGAAAAAAAGTAGACGAGATTCAGTTATCAGACGAATTAATAGAGAGTTAGATGAGATTGATGCAAATAAAAGATTCATTAGGCGTATTCAGAAACAATTGGATCGTAATCAAGAAGATTTGAGAACACGTGAATGTTTAATGAAACGATGCCTAGATATGAAAGAGTCATATGATCATGTTCGCTAGAAAAGACAAAAAAAAAAGAAAATTGAAAGACAAAAAAAAAAAGAAAATTAAAAAAACAAAAAAAAATAATTTTTTTTGAAGATAAATAAATAATTTGAAATTTATTTATTTATTTTTCTTTTACAAATGGAATCAGACGTCAATATCTTGATCGATTAAATAATGAAATTAATTATAGAAACGACAGTCTGGATGTAGCCCTTCGGGGCGCCATCATCCAATAAGTATATTCAAGGTTGATTGTGACGTGAAATGCGAGGCATACTAATCAATTCAACAGCCAATATTTGGAATCGTGCTAGTAGAGACGATGGATGGTGTGGAGTTTAGAAGCCCACCGAACCAATAGAGGTGGAATTATCCATCCCCATATTGTGAACGACTTACAGTATGGAAGCAGGGGGCCGGGGATTGCGCCCGTAATGTTATGATATAGAAGAATTAGCCATTACACATTCATTTGGATACTCTCATCAATGTCTGAAACTTTTAACTGATTGACAACCCGAATTCGGATGCGATCAGTTTAAGTATTGGATATATGTTACGTACTGGTGAATTGAGTGGAGAAAAGACACTATACATAGCACCAACGAATAATAATTAGCATAAACTAATTATAAGGGACCTGCTTTTTTTTTTAGATATAAATACAATAGGTATTCTATTTTTATTCCAATTAAAAAAAAATAATATTATATGATATAAATGTCTAGAGATTATAATGAATTAATTGAACCAATTATAAATACATTAAATATCGATGATACAAAAAAAAATATTATAAGAGGAAGATTTTTAAATGAAGTTAATCTATATGATTCAAAGATAACATCTGTTAAAAAATGGTATAATTTTTTTAGATTCACAATAACAATGGGTAGTATACTATTACCTGCATTATTATCTGTTGGTCAAATGGATCCTACTAAACTTCCTAAAAATTTTGATCAAATATCATATTGGGGTTCATGGATGATATCACTGACAGTTACTGTAAGTAATGGATTCTTACAATTATTTTCACTTGATAAAAATTATTTTATGTATTCTTTAGTATGTGAAAATTTAAAAACAGAAGGATGGCAATATTTTCAATTATCAGGTAAATATGAAGAAATGCCAGATCATTTATCCGGTTATAAAATTTTTTGTAAATCAATAGAATCTATTAAAAGAAAACAAATAGAACAAGAATATGCTGGTGGTAAAAGTGCCGATAAAAAGAAAAAGTTTGAGTTCAATAAAAATCTAAACGATAATTTACCACAACAATATAGATTAGAAAACAATATTAGTGAACAACCAACTCCAGATACCGAATCAAATCCAAAACCTAAGCCAAAACCTAAACCCCAAGCTGAGCCTGAACCTGAGCCTGAACCTGAGCCTGAACCTGAGCCTGAACCTGAGCCTGAACCTGAACCTGAACCTGTTAAAAAGGAAGGAACAAAAAATAAAAAAAAATCTAAAAAAGATGATGATAATGAAATAATAGTTGAGTAAATTTAATTTTTTAAAATATTATATTAGATATTATTATATATATATGAATAATTATTATAATTCTACATCTTATCTTAATAAAATTAACACTAAACAAGTTTTAATATTAGATATAGATGATCAGTATGAAAAAAATGATAAATTTATATTAGGATCTTCGGATAAGTTCCATATAAAACTACATGAGCCAATTATAATTGATAATATATCAGAATTATATCTGGATAATGTCACGACTTACAACTGTAATATATCAAATGATAATGATAATTCAGCATTTATATTAAATATTGATCAATTTAATTCAACCACTAAAGTCGCTAGTAATTCTAGTTATACTTATACATCCGCCATTGGTGGATCATCTAGTCGTTTAATATCAAATGGGAACAATATTATAGCAAATAATATTATTATACCAAATGAAAATAATGATTTAGGTAATTATTTTTCTAGTGTTCATCATAAATCTAAAAAATTAAATTATCTAGCAGATATTCCATGTGGTAGAATAGATCAATTATCGGGTAATATTACAAATTTACACGGTGATTCTATTTTTCATGGACAACAAAATAGTAACAATTATACATATATGATTCAAAATATAAATTGGTTATGGAATGGTCAAAATAATTCTTTCAGTGGGTCTGACGCTGGGATAGATTTCCCAGGTAGTTCAAATGGCAGTATTACTCATATTAAAAAAAATACAGAATTTATTTTATCTAGAGGCACTGATACATTATCGATGGTATCATGTGTATTACTCAATGATACCAGATTAAAGGCAAATAGGATATTATTTTCAACATCCGCATCTCATACAATAGTTAAAGATAACTTTACAAATTGTTCAAATGTAAATATGTTAATATCAAATACACCTATATCTGATAATGAATGTGATAAAAATCACGGTGGAACACCCCATATAAATAATCCTAATATTGTTTTAAAGGGTGAACAAATTATGAACCTATTTTTACCAAAAATACCTGATTTAACAAAAAGTCCCGCTGAATTTGCTAAAGGTAATCCTGAACTTTATTATGATACAGGGAGATTTATTGCTGAGTTTACTATAATTGAAAAAAAATAAATAATATATATATATAGTATGAGTTTAAGTTTTAATATTGATGTTTTTTCTGGTAGAACAGATGATATTGACATTAATGGTGCGAATCTAACTAATGTGCTAATAAAAGATAGTACAATATCTGATTCTTTATTTGATAATGATCAATTAGAACTTGATCACTTAGTAAATAGTAGCATCTCGCATTCCCATTTAAGACATTGTACATATAGATATGGTACTATTGACACTAGTGATATTACCGTCGGATCTGGTAAAACTCTTGATGTATCTAGTGGAACTTTAACATTAGCCAATAATCAAATCAGTGGTGATAATATTAATAGTGGTACTATTGATAATATT